AGGAGTGCGGGTACGCCTGGGGCTATGAGCGCCTGGGAGAAAGGACACAGATCGAAGGTGCCTGTGCCCTTGGTGTCCCTGAAAGTCTCCGTAGGGCCGCTTCAGCGCCTGCTGAACAGCATCTGAGTAAGTCTGCGACTGTCAGTCTCGGTATGCCGACCTTGAGGCGTCCGTGATGAAGTGGCTCACGCGTAAGTACGCCAGAGGCGGGCGCGTTCCGAAGACCAAGCCTCAGGGTGTGATGCTGCAGCTGTCACCGGGTGCCGTTGCGTGTCTGGACTGTGACGACTGGTCGATGACAGGCGGCACTGAAATCGAGCGGATGCAGGCGTACCAAGCGCACCGGAGAGAGCATCACCGTACGTAGAGCTGAGGCCATTGCAATCGTGTCACCTCATAGATGATCCGCCTCACCTCTCACCGAAGGACAGATCGATGACTCTGACGCTCTCTTACCGGCCGGTGACGTTTGCAGATGTAGTGGGGCAGAAGCACATCAGGCCCTTCCTGCGAGAGATGGTGAAGACCGAGAAGGTGCCCCCGGCGCTGATCTTCGGAGGGCCACGCGGCACCGGTAAGACGACGTCAGCTCGCATTCTGGCAGCGGCTCTCAATTGTGAGCAGGAGCGCACCGGAGATGCTTGTGGTGAGTGCAAGAGCTGTCTCGCGGTGCAACAGGCGAACTCGGTCACGGTGCTGGAGATCGATGCAGCGAGCAACGGTGGCGTCGATGAGATGCGATCGATCAAGGACCTCTGTCTCTACTCGCACACCGGTCGGTGGCGGGTCATTTTGCTGGACGAAGCACACAGCATGAGCAAGGAGGCTTTCCACAGTCTGCTGAAACTGCTGGAGGAGCCCCCGCCGAACACGCTCTTCATCCTTCTCACGACCGAGGTCGACAAGATTCTGGACACGGTGCAGTCCCGCGCGATGCGGTTCGACTTCCGTCGCATCTCTCCCGCCGACATCTTCGGCCGGTTGAAGCAGATCGCAGAGAAGGAAGAGATCAAGGCTGAGGACGCGCTGTTGCTGGAAATCGCCAACCGATCGCAAGGCGGTCTGCGTGATGCCGTCATGACGTTGGGCCAGATTGACCTCATGGGCATCCAGACCGTCGACGGATACAACGAGCTGCAAGGTGTCTCGGACGTCAGCGAGGACCTCCTCAAGGCCGCTATCCGAGGTGATCTGATCGGAGGCTCGCGCATCATCGAGCAGCAGTTCCGCCGTACCGGTGACGCCGTTGAGATGACGAGCCAGCTCGTGCTCCTGGTACGGGATCTGCTCATCCTCAAGGCAGGCGGCACTCCTGACGCTTCCAAAGAGCAGATCGATTCACGGAAGCTCCTGGCCGGTGAGGTAGATCAGATCGCGCTTACACGGACCATTGCCGTGTTGTGGGACCTCAGGAATCGGGTCAAGGCGCTCGACTTCGACCAGCGTGCGTCTATGGAGATGGCGTTCGTCTTGATCACCGAGGCACTGAAGACGCGCGCTCAGGCCGCACCGATGCCGCAGAAGGCGGCAGCTCCTCGTGCTCCGGAGCCGGTTCAGCAGAAGGTAGACATCGGCACACTGCGTGGTTTGCTCGCCGGGTGACGCCGATCCAGTAGGCGTTAGGTCTACTTGGAGGAGCTGTCGATGAGTTTCAACGTGGATGCCGTGCGCAACGCTTGGGAAAACCAGCAGCGTGCCGCGCGCAAGGCGATGCGTGACGCTCGTCTGGCGGCAGGCGAGGCGTGGCAGTCTGTCGATGATGACTCCGTCGACATGTACTCCTATGTCAAGGAAGTCTGGAACGACTACATCATCGTGGATGCGGAGAATCTCCGGAAGACGAATCAGTACTGGAAGATCCCCTACACGGTGGACGAGAAGACCAGCAACGTCACGTTCGGCGCTCGTCAGCTGGTGAAGCAGGAGTACGTTCCGTTGTCCGCTCAGGACGCCATCTGGGAGAATCCTCAGGGACCGGCCGTCAACAAGCTCAAGTTGCTGGTAGGTGAGTGATGAGCAACCCATACGCCGCCAAGTCTGCCCTGCCGCCTGCCTTCTGGGCACAGAACTTCGACGCCTTGGGCATCGAAATTCCCCTGCAGATGATCTACCAGGAAGTCGTGTCACGGCTGAAGGAAGAGAACACGGACGCTGACACGCTGGAGCTGATGCTGATCGAACGCATTGCTCTTCTCTACGTCCTCATCCGGCACAAGGAAGAGACCAACGCGTTCGAGAACAGTCGTGCTTACAAGGAGCTGTTCCAGCTCTGGGTGACGATGGCGGCCGATCTTCGCAAGCAGCGCCAAGCAGCTGAGAGTATTCAGATTCTACGTGAGCAGATCTTGGTCTCGGTTCACCACGCGGTGGTCACGGCGGTCAAGGGCATGCCGCAGGAGATCAAGCAGGAGATTCAGGAGCGTCTGCTCAGCGAGCTGGAAAGCGCGGGTCTGTGATGGGTGAGCATATCGAGAAGCTGGTTGAGCTGACGGCTACTCAGAAGGTCCGTAGCTACACACGCAACGGAAAGGAGGTTCGTGCTCACGTGCGTAAGGGCGACGGACCTGACCACCGTGCGTACGTTCGCAGCGAAGGCGAGCGGTTGGCGAAGCTCCTGAAGGACCACTTCCCTCAGTTGACGGACGACGATCTCGCAGACATCGCGGCCAGCGTAGGTAACTCCGAGGTCTAGTTGACGACCTCCAAGCGCTCACTCGCGGACATGCTCCGTAACGAGTGGGAGGTTGAGGATGACACCTCGACTTCGGCGCTGTCCCTGATCTTCGAAGAGGAGCCTCCTCCTCTCACTCGGTTTGTGCAGGACAAGAAGTTCCTGAACAACCCGCCGTTGTCGGTGCCTCAGTACGATTTCGTACGGCATTTCGAGCAGGTCCTCATGCCTGAGACCTACATCCTCATGGTCGAAGAGTTCGGTGAGGAATGGATGCCGGTACGGTTCGTCAACGAACTGTCGGCTCAGTGGGGGAAGGGCGGTGGCAAGGACCACGTCTGTCAGATGTCCTTCGCGCGAGTGAGCAACATCTTGCTCTGCCTGAAGAGTCCGCAGGACTACTACGGGATGGCGCACCAGACGATCTTCCACATGCTCAACGTGGCGAAGTCAGCTCCGCAGGCGCATGGTGTCTTCTTCAAGCCTCTTCGGACTCTGCTGACGGAGTCCTCCTGGTTCGCTGACAAGTTCGAGACCCGACCAGGCCCGATGGCTCAAGAGATCAGATTCCACAAGCGCATCGAACTGATCTCCGGTCACTCGGAGGCCGAATCGCTGGAAGGCAAGAACCTCATCGCGGCGATTGCCGACGAGATCTCCGCTTTCCCGACCGGTTCCGAGGTCATGCTGTCCAAGACTGGCCGTCCTCCTGCGAAGACGGCTGAGGGCATCTTGGACATGCTTCGTTCGTCGGCAACATCTCGGTTCCCGTACAACTACAAGCTCGGACAGATCAGCTATCCCCGGTACAAAGGCGATGCGATTCAGCAGGCCACGGCCGAAGCCAAGATGGACGTCGAGGCCAATGGCGAAGAGTCGGTGTACTACTTCTCAGGCCCGATCAAGACCTGGGACGCGAATCCGCGCTACGACAGTATTCCTCGGGTCGAGGTTGCAGGTGCAGGTGAGCCTGTGCCGAAGGTTCCGGCCATTCTGAAGGACTACCGACTGAACCCGGCTTTTGCGCGGGCGAAGTACGAGTGTGATCCGGACGTCGCGCAGAACCGGTTCTTCAGCAACGACACCGCGATCTTCGAAGCCTTTAGCGACCAGCGGAACATTCCTCCGATCACCATCGAGTACTACTGGGGCATCGAAGATCACGATAACTGGGAGAAGGCAGATTATGGGCAGCTGAGGCCGCGTCCTGGCTGGCAGGTCCGCTTCCACTTTGCGGCCGACTTCGTACCGTACCGAGGCGCTCTGTACGCCTTGCATGGGGACATGGCAATCACCGGTGACCGCGCAGGCGTCGCTATGAGTCACGTGCAGAACTGGGAACGTCGGATCTGGACCAAGGCTGACGGTGACACCACGATGGAGTCGCGTCCACTGGTCAAGGTCGACTTCGTCACGGCTTTCGAGGCGAATGCGGCTGCTGTGACCCCTGACGGCAAGGTTGTTCCTCTGGAAGTCCAGATCCGCTGGTATCGCAAGCTGATCTACGAACTCATCCGCCGTGGGTTCGCCATTGACCGCGTGACCTTCGACAGGTTCGCCTCCGAAGACACAATTCAGCAGCTCGTGGCGCGTGGTCTGGAAGCTGAGCGCTTCTCGCTCGACACCAACACGCATGGCTACGAGACGCTACGAGACACGATGTACGACGGTCGGTTGATCGGCTACTGGCACGAGCCTGTTGTGGACGAAATCCGGCAGCTGAACCTGCTCCCGAACGGCAAGGTCGATCACCCACCTGACGGCAGCAAGGACATGTCCGACGCGCTGGCAGGCTCTGTGGTGGGAGCTGTGTTGGTCGGTGGCGATGAGTCCGATGAGCCTGAGCGGGCCGACGCTCCGATGCCGGACGCGTTCCTGATGCGCTCCGGGATGGGCGATCTTTCGATTGAAGGTTCGATGACTTTGTCGCCGCAGGACTTCGGCGTGAGCCGATCCTCTTTCTGAACTGAGAGGAGACGGTCTTGAGTGACGCCAATGTCGTAGCGCTGGCGAAGACGAAGAAGATGGCCGAGCCCAAGGCGGACCCACTGCTTGGTACCGAGTTCGGTGTTACGACTCCTCTTCCTGGTGGTACCTACGACGCCTACCTGGGGTCGACCACTGGCGAGATCCCCCGGTTCGGTCTCGTCTCGATTGAGAATCTTGTCGAGATGCGCCGCAAGGACGGTCAGGCACGTGCTCTGTTCCGCCTTCTCACTCTGCCGATCCGTGCGGCACTGCAGACGGCCGAGTGGGTAGAGCCTGAGGAAGGCGGCGCCGAGAAGGAAACCGAGTTCGCCAACCTGATGTTCAACACGCCTCCGCAGAGCGGTGGCATGTCGACGCCTCTGACCAAGATCCTCCGGAACACGCTGCTTGCCTTGGGCGACGGTTACTCCGTCTTTGAGGAAGTCCGTCACGTCCCTACGGACGGTCCTCTCAAGGGCAAGATCACCTTGCGTAAGCTCGCCTACCGGGACAGCCGTACGGTGCGGTTCCGCATCGACAAGCAGGGTGGCTTCGACGGCGTACGTCAGATCACTTCTCTGGGCGGCAAGTCCATCGACGTGGTGATCCCGAAGGAGAAGGTCTGGTACTACGCGGCCAACGAGGAGGAGAACCCCTTCTACGGTGTCTCGGTCTTCGAGTCCGCGTGGCAGCACTACGACATCAAGCGCAAGCTCTACTACATCGCGCACCTCGCGGCACAGTTCGCCGCTATTCCGGGACGCTCCGGAAAGGTGCCGAAGGGCTACGACAAGAACGAGCTGGCTCAGTTCAAGAAGAGCCTGGCTGACTTCGCCTTCAACACGGCGATGACCTACCCGGACGGGTACGAGGTCGAGTTTCACAACAACACGGCAGCCTTCGACTTCCTGAAGCTCATCGACCACCACAACCACATGATGAGTCGTTCCGTGCTGGGCGGATTCATCGACAACGAGGACCGCCCGGCGCTGGTGGACGTGGCCAAGACTGACCCTCAGGCCGACATGTTCGTGATGTCTATCGAGGCGATCATGAACGAGATCGCGGAGTCGTGGACGTACCACTTGATGCCGAAGTACATCGACTGGAACTTCGGTACGCAGAAGTACCCGGTGTTCAAGTTCGGCAAGATGGCAGATTCTGCGAAGGAGGCGATCAAGGACATCTTCATGACCGTGGTCAACTCCTCGATTCTGAACTGCACGCCTGAGTTCGTGCGTGAGATGGAGATGAAGCTCGCGGCTGACTTCGGTCTGGACATCGACTACGACGAGATCGCGAAGCGTGAAGAGGAAGCTGCGAAGCAGGCTCAGGCTCAAGCACAGGCCGAAGCTCAGCAGGCCGCGCAGAACCCGCAGCCGCCTCAGGGTCCGCCTGGTGCGGCCGGGGGAGGCCAGCAGGCACCGCAGCCTCAGCTGGTAGCCGCCTCGCGTACGGCGGACATTGACGAGTTGGTTGATCTGGCTCAGAAGCTTCTTGAGCGTCACGTCGAGGAAGACCTCGCCGGTATGGAGGAAGCCAATGCCTGAGAAGGTCGTCGGAGTCAAGAGCTACAAGAGGACGACGAAGACCGGCAAGGTCATCGATGTTCAGGCATACCACCAGAAGCGCAATCTGAACTCCGATCTTTTGCGGTTGCCAGGACGTCCGCAGGTCGCAGCTCAGGCAGGTTCGTACGGCGCGGGTCGCTCGGTGCCGAATCAGGGAGTGCCTCAGGCCACGGCGAAGGCCAAGCCTGCCCCGCCTCCTACCAAGAAGGAGCTGAACGACGCCAAGAGCACGGCCGAGAGGGCTGGGTTCAAGGTTCAGGCACCTCTGACGGGCAAGACGAAGTCGGCTGTCGAGAAGCTGCAGCAGGCCGGGCACAAGGTCACTCCTGACAAGGAGAAGGCCAAGGCGAAGATCGAGCGCGTCAAGAAGGCTGCCGAAGCTGCGAAGAAGCGGCCTACTGCTGCGAAGTCGGTGACGAAGACTGACCTCAAGAAGTCTGTTGGCCGTGCACCGCATGAACTCACTGACGCCGACTTCGAGAAGCGCCAGAAAGACCTGCAGGACACCATCGCGCGGTTGAGTGCCGAGGGCAAGAGTACGGACGCTCTGCACACGGTGGACCCGTCTCGGCAGGTCTGGACCGATGAACGGGCGAAGCTCCACCGTCAGATTGTGGACGATATTCTCAAGCAGCATGCTCATGTGCCGAAGGACCACAAAGCCGTGATGGCTGGCGGGCTCGGAGGTGCAGGTAAGACCACGGTGCTGACGAAATTCGCCGGTATCGATACCTCGCAGTACCTGACCCTCAACCCTGACGAGATCAAGGAAGAGCTGGTGAATCGAGGTCTCGCGCCGAAGGCTGAGGGCTACTCTCCGATGGAGATGTCAGCTTTGCTGCACGAGGAGTCCTCGCATGTGACCAAGATGCTGGCTGCGATCGCGCAGGACGAAGGCATCAACGTCATGTGGGACATCACGATGTCCGGTGCGACGCGGAAGACGCAGGCCAAGATCAAGGACCTCAAGGACAAGGGTTACTCGGTCGACGGAGTCTTCGTTGACATCCCGGTGGAGACGTCGGTCGAGCGAGCGATGGCGCGTTACCGCCGTGGCCTGGAGCAGTTCCTGGAGGGTAAGGGCAACGGTGGGCGGTACGTGCCACCGGCGATCATTCGCGAGAACGTGTCGAAGACGCACAGCTCTACCAACCGTGAGGCGTTCGAGACGGTGGTGAACGAGTTCTCCGACTGGTCTATCTACGACAACTCCGTACATGGACGTGACCCACAGCTGGTAGACGACAAGAAGCGTCGCACGCCGCGTAAGAGCGGTTCGCAGGGTCAGCTCGAAGGCAAGGCCGGTTCGAAGACTTCTGCGGCAGCGTCCGACAAGATCGGTCTGGCCGTCCAGCGACTAAGAGATTTGGTCGCTTTGACTAGTTGACAACCGTAAACTATACTGCTAGTGAAACCGAAGGAGGTGGAGATGTCGAAGCTGGGCACTGCCCTGATGTCGTTCAAGGCGGGCAAGGTGGATGCGGCTGCAGTGGCTGCGCTGGTCAAGCCTGGCCCGAAGCCTCCGACCGGCAAGGCACTCCTGCAAGCGGATGCAGAGGACCCGGACACCGAGGTTGTTCCGGAGACCTTCGATGAGGTCTCGCTGGCGTACATGAAAGGCGACCTGGACGATGCACAATACCGTGACATCGTTGCCGCAGTCAGTAAGAACAGCTCTGGACCTTCTGGCTCTCGCAGCTAACTACAACGCCGGTCAGGCCTGGAAAGACGCTCTGAACGACGCGGTAGGCCACGTCATCTTGGTGGTGCAGAACAACCCCACCAAGCCTATGAGTCAGATCCTCAGGAGACCTGACATCAAGGAGGCCCTGACGTGGCCTTTTGCCCGTGCAGGAGCCGAGACTCTCGCCGCCGTACGCGAAGCCTGGTATGAGGCTGCCGGGGATCTCCTGCTTCCTGAAGACGACCTGAACGAGATCTTTGACAACGTCCGGCAGAACACCGTCACAGCTCCCAGACGCCTACGTCAGGCGATTGCCAAAGGGCCGAGAGACCAGCTCTCCGATCGGCTCAAGAAGCTCTCAGACGACCTTGTACGGCGTGCCGAGTTCGCTGTGGAGTACTCCGGTAAGCGGGCTACGTCGCTGGCTCAACTGCACGGTCTCCCGGAGACAGCCACGAAGACCTGGAAGCGCAATCCGCTCTCGAACAGCTGCAGCCGGTGTATCGATCTTGACGGCACCACGATTCCTGTAGGCGACGTCTTCGTGGTTGCCGACTGGAAGAGCTTTCAGGCGCTCATCGGACCTCCTCTCCACCCGCGCTGTGCCTGCGAGCTTGAGATCACTTAGGCCGATCCTCAGATGGTAGAACTGCCGATCTGAGGAGCTGTCATGGGCGAAGCTGTCGACAACCTGGTGGTGAAGCTCGCCAAGGGCAAGCTGGACTGGTCGCCGAAGAAGAATTGGGTTGAGAACGAAGGCGGTCTCCCCAAGTTCGTGGAAGATATGGCCGTACACATCATGGACAACTCCGGGCTCACCCGTGAGCACGCGATCGCAGCAGCATTGCAGCGCACCAAGGTTCTGGCTGCGAAGGGTAACCACCGTGCTGCCGAGGCGCTGGCTCAGTGGGAGAAGATGAGGGCCAGCTCGAAGGCGAAGACTGCTGCGAAGAAGACCAAGGGGTAACACCCCGTGCAGGGTGACAACTGACACCCTCCTGAGGTAGGGTCGCCGTAGAGGCAGAGAAGAGGAGGGTGACAGGGGTGTCTGACGCCTACGGTGATGCCGTCGAAGCGCTGAAGCAGAAGCTCGCCAAGCAAGAGCAGCTGGCTCAGGCTAAGGCGCTGGTGCAAGCTTTCGAAGTGAAGTACCCGCACATGCAGCAGGTCGCCAAAGCTGTCGCGCTGGCTCAGTCCAGCCCGCTCAAGGGCAAGAAGAACCCCGACTGGGACCCGCTGGACCACCCCAAGGACAACGAGGGCAAGTTCACCGAGAAGCACGCCGGGACGTTCACCAAGGGTGTCTTCAAGGTCGCGAAGTTCGTTGACATCGCCGGTAAGACGCATGAGGTGCAGTTGGCGCCGGGCGAGAAGTTGCACAAGATCCCAGCCGGTTCGCATGTCATCGAGCACACTGACGGTTCCCTGTCGTACGCGATGGCCGGTACGACGACCAAGCCGACCAATTCAGCGCTGAAAGAGATCCAGAACCCCAAGCTCAACACACTGGTGGACGAGAACCCGAAGACGCCTGAGGTTCCGTCCTCGCATCCGGATATCACCATGGTTCTGAACCACGGTGCTCCGACGTTTCAGCATCCTGTGTCGGGTGTGACGGAGAAGCTGGAGCCGGGTCAGAAGCTGTACCAGCACAAGACCTCCCCGAACTCGTTCATCCTCGCCAACGAGGACGGGCAGTCAGGTTTCTTCTTCAACAAGCACGGTCAGAAGCTGAAGTCGAATCCTTCGACCAAGGTCTGGACGCTGAAGAACTACAACCAGATCTGGCCTCCGTCGAAGACCTCCGCTGCTGCATCTGCTGAGGCGAAGAAGACGCTTGAGCAAGAAGCGATCGACGCGCTCAAGAAGCAGGAGGCAGAGAACAAGGGCAAGCTCGACGCTTCTGACCTGGCTCCGTGGGAGAAGGAGCTTCTTGGCATCGAGGTTCCTGCCAAGACCGAGGAGACTCTGGATCTTACGGGCGGTCAGTACACTCCCGTCGAAGGCGACAAGATCTACACCAGCGCCTCGTATCCTCCTCTGTTTGTCAAGGTGGACAAGTTCGGCGAAGTTGCTCTCTGGAGCGGTAGTAAGGCTTCGTTTCACATCTTCAGCCAGTCGTGGTGGGAGAAGAACAGCCCTAAGTACAAGCAGATCTGGGGCGATAAGACAGAGGTCAAGTCTTCCCTGACGGTCTCTCACGGTCCGTCAGACGGTCTGTGGGGCGCTGTACCGAATCCCGATGGCTCAGGGAAGATTCACCTTCACCCCGGTGATTTGGTCTACGCCTGGGATCACGGCAACGGTCTCTCGGACGTGGTTGTGCTCGCTGGCGACTCTGGTGTTGGTACCTACTACCTCAAGAACGGCAAGCACACCTCGGTGAACTCCGTGGACTACTACGACCAGCACTCTCACTGGGTGAAGGTCGAAAGCGTTCCGCTGGAGGCCCCGGAACTGCAGAAGGGCAAGTCTTTCAGCTCCGAGCTGAGCACGGATGAGCTGAACCAATATGTCGTGCAGGGCGTAAAGCTCCTGGGCTTTGACATGAACATGACGCCGGGAAGCTACGGCACCTGGTACTTGGAGTCCACTCCGAGCAGTGTCATGGCAGGACTCGCGTCGCCTGTAGCCCTGAAGCGTGTGGCGAACATGCGGGCGACGATTGACGAATTCTCGGACGTAGCGCCTTCGCTGAAGATCAAGCAGACACGTGAGGCGCTCGAAAATCTGCAGCATGCTCAGCAGCTGGCGGCCCTTTTGCAAGAGGGTTCGACTGATGACGATCTGGTAGAGCGTCACTACGCCATTATTCGAGGCTTCCTCGCGGCGCCGAATGTGCCGTACGGATTCCCTGCGAATCAGTCTCTTGCCGAGCACCTTGACGCTGCGATGGCGTCGTGGCGGTTCGAGCGTGCGTTGAGTGCTTCTCTCGGGTTCGATCTGACGACTGCTCAGCTATCGCAGAAGCACCAGTACATGGTTGCGCAGGGCTTTACTGCCGCTGGCGCTCTGAACGACGAGCAGTCGACGCAGTGGATCAAGGCACACTTGAACTCGCCTTCGGTTCTGAACCCTGCGCAGACAGCTGAGACGTTGGAGTCTCTGGCGACGTTCGAGGTGCTGAAGTCGCAGGCTCAGATGTACCTCAAGAAGTCGCTGAAGACCGAGGAGGTACCGAAGCCGACTCCTGCCGAGAAAGCTGTCACGGCACAGCAGAAGTCGTTTCAGGCTGATATCAAGAACCTCGCGGCGGTTTACAGCGACGGCAAGCAGGCGCTCTGGAACACGTCACCTGACTCCTGGGATCTGTACGACGGCTCGAAGGTCGTTGACACCCTGACGACGCAGGCCGTCATGGACAAGCTGCACGCCGATTCCAGTTGGAAGCCCAACTCCATCGGTACGATCGGCGGCAAGAAGCTCTTCACGGGCAAGCTGAAGGCCTGGGAGGAGTTGCACGGAACGTCGCTGGCTGACGCCGACAAGAAGACGCTGAACACTTACATCAAGCAGAACGGCGGCAACTACGTCGCGCTGATGAAGGCGTCGCACAAGCAGGACTGGATCAAGTTCCAGCTCGCTGGTGACGAAGTCGCGAAGTGGCAGCTCGAATGGTCTCTCGCCAACCACACCTACGGTGTGCACAAATGGGAGAACTCGCACCCTGGTTCGTGGGGTACGGCGAACGGCAAGGCAGCACGGCAAGTGACCGCCGATTTCCTGGCGTCGCAGCCCTGGTTCCAGAAGACTCCAACGTTGCTGGAACAGCTGGGCAAGGACAGCCCGGAGTGGGATCTCGCGGTTCAGGACCTGAGTGTCTCCGATGTCAAGACGGCGTTCATGCTCTTGGGGTTGGGCACGGTCTACGGTGCGGACGGCAGTACGGCCGTCAAGCGTCGGGAAGCCTTGGCGTGGTGGCTGGAGTCGCGTGGTCGGTTGCCGAAGTCCAGCGTTTCGGCTCCTGAGGTTCTGCAAGCTCCTGAGAAGTCTGAGCTACCGGTGCAGCCAGATCTGCATACGCCGCCTTCGGGAGTGCAGCAGTCTGCTTGGGATCTTGTCCTTGCGGCTGAGGCAGGTCTCCCGGAGATCAACAAGCTCAAGGTCCCTGAGAAGGCTGCCCCGATCGGTCTCACGCCGAACCTTGACATTCCTCCGTTGGTGGCTCATCTCGCTGCCTGGTCCGCCCCGGCCTATGGTGACGTCAAGACCCCGGCCCTTCAGCAGGCCAAGTTCGAGGTCCTGAAGGCGATTCAGGCTCGCGCTGCGCAGGGTGTGTGGGCGCCTCCGTCGTATTTGGTACTGGAGGACGCGTCGGGTGCCAAGCATCCTCTGAAGCCGGGTTCGACGGTGTATCAGGCTTCCATCGGAAAGTCCTTCTACGTCCTCGGTCCGGGCGAGGAATCAGGCTTCACGATCTCGGTGTCGAGCAAAAGCTCGCATGTCACGCCGTTGTCGCCGGATCAGTTCGGTGACGTCAAGAACCTGAAGAAGCTCCTGCAGGCGCCGGGTGTCCTGAAGTACGAGGACGCGGTCAAGGACAAGGTGAAAGCGACCTCCTTCGACTGGAAGTCGATTGAGGAGATCGAGAACAAGCCCGCCAGCGCGGTCAAGTTCCCTGGGTTCTCCTACGAGGTCCAGACTCCGCAAGAGCTGATCAGCATCATCAAGAACCACCCAGCTGCCCCTCCGTACATGAAGGCCAACGCGGACAAGCTTCCGCCGTCTGTCCGGCTAATGGCTGCCTGGGCGCTGACGGAGAAGTACACGAGCGTCCCTGACCTGATCGAGTGGAAACTCAAGAACGGTCACTACGTCAATCTGCAAGCAGCGCAGGTCCTTGATCCTTCGGCGAACTACTACCCCATGATCATGAAGGGCAAGTTCTCGCCCGATGACATGTGGAACCTGTGGGACGAGTCCTGGTCCAGTGATCTCGGCAAGGCCTTGGATGTTGTCCCGACCAACAATTTCTGGTCGAAGAAGGACCTGGAGTCGCTTCACACGGCTCTGCTCGGCATTCTGACGCCAGAAGAGCTGTCTACCGGTACTTCGGTCAGTGCTGGTCTCCCGGAGACACTGAGCCTCACGAAGTCGAGCAAGTCGCTCGGTGGCATGCACACGAAGCAGGTCTGGATCGACCAGGCAGGCAACGAGTGGATGAGCAAGGCGTTCAAGAGTGACCCGAACGCCAAGGCCCGTGTTGACGCCGAGCACGTTGCGATGACGATCGGCCGTCTGTTCGGATCGCACAGCCCCGAGACGCGCAAGATGACGCTAGACAACGCGTACTCCTACGTCCAGCACCTGAAGCCAGCGAAGGGTGACCTGTCCGGTATCAGCCCGCAGGCGTTGTCCGATGAGCAGTTGTCGCAGGCGATGTCTGAGCACGTTCTTGACTGGCTGAACTCGAACCACGACTCGCATCCGATGAACCTGCTTCTGGACCCCAACGGCAAGGACATCATCCCGATCGACAAGGGTCAGGCGTGGCGGTTCTTCGGCGAGGACAAGCTGGAGGTCGGGTACCTGCCGCCGTCCAACCCGGTTGCGGTCTGGTACGACCAGTTCTATTACGCGGTTCAGAACGGCTCGGTCGACAAGGCCCGTCTCGACAAGGTGACGCGGCGCGTGCTCTCGTACGCGCACAAGGTGTCGAGCACGCGTGACCAAGAGGTTCATGACCTCCTGGTAGAGGCGTTCGAGCACCGGGAGAACCTGCCGTCCGGCTTCGGCTCGAAGAACGCTCTGGTCAAGGGTGTGATGAGCCGTAAGGCCAGTCTTCTTGACGACTTCGAGGCGTTCTACCAGGACCTGTACAAGGCGGGCGGGTTCAAGTGGGAATTCAACACTGAGGATTTCACCAAGACTCAGATCGACTCTCACACGCACACGCAGGTTTCCGACCAGTTCGTGCAGGACGTCAGCATGGCCGGTGTTCACGGCAAGGCCCTCATGTTCGACACGAAGGACCTGGAGGACGCGCACCTCATCGTCTACACCGAGAAGACGGCTTCAGGTACTGAGCTTGCCGGTCAGGGTGTTGTCCGTCAGGACGCCGACAAGGTGCTCACAGCGTGGCTGAAGAGTCAGCTGGTGGAGAACGAGACGGACGTCTCTGAGTCGAGTTACTCCACGGACTTCGAGCCCTCCTTGAACTACGAGGATCTGCCGAACAATGCGACGTGGTACTCCAACCTGGTGACTGCGGCGAAGACGGTGAACCACCACGTCAACGACAAGGAGTACAACCAGTCCACCTTGCAGAACCTGAAGGTTGTTCAGGACAACATGAAGAGCACCCTGAAGGAGCTGAACGACTGGGAGCAGAAGAACCCCGAGAAGCCATTTAAGAACTCGCTGTACGAGGTTGTGACGGCCGAGCAGCAGGCTGCCTGGAAGGCGCTGCTGGAGCGGTACATCGAGGACGCCGACCGGATCTTCAAGGCCAAGGAGGAGGGCACCAAGGTTGAGCCTCATGTCGCGCAGGTCAGCTACACGCCTTCGGACGGGCTGAATACTTCAGGTACTCCGAAGAAGGCGTTGACGCTTGTTCACACCGATGGCTCGATCATCGATGTCTGGGATGACTTGAACTACATCCTGCATGCCGAAGGCCTCACACTGAAGATCACTCCGAACGCGTACAAGGAGAAGGTCGAAGCGGGCGGTTGGAAGGTCGTTGCTCCTGACAGCAAGTCGTCCGGCTCGGGCGACGAAGTCTGGACGTACAAGAAGGGCAAGACCACCGTCACGTGGACGAAGAAGCCTGGTAGCGATCACTGGGTTGTTAAGGCCGGTACTAGCAATGCCACAGGCAAGCTCACCGACGACGAGATGCAGAAGACGATTCAGGATGCACCGCAGCTGTGGTCGTTCGAGGGTCCTGAGGTTGATCAGCAAGCCGAAGTGCACGTCGGATCTAAGACCTTCAAGGTTTACAAGCGTAAGTCGTATGCCTCGCACGGCACCTTTGACTACCAGACTGGGGAGCTGAGCGTTAAGGGGAAGCTCGGTGGCGAGTACGACACGGCCGGACAGACCGGCTATCAGTACGACATTGAGTACGGCAACGTCTTGGTGCAGTACCGGCCGTGGACCGAGCCTGGCGTGGCCAAGTCTCAGCAGGGTCTGCTCCGATTCAAGGTGAAGGACTGGAACGGCTCGACGCAGCAGGTCGAGGATGTGCTGGACACGCTGCGGACGGTCGGGCTGAACCTCGATGAGGCGACCGAAGAGTCTCTGCAGCTGTTCTACTGGCGGCACCTGTACAACATCCTGCAGGACCGGGCCGACCGGAATTCCTCGAAGTGGGGGAAGGTCAGCGCCTCTTTGATGGCCGCATCGAAGAAGAACCTGTCGCCTGCCGATGAGCTGGCTGCACTCAAGGCCGCTTGGTCAGAGGCGATCGGTGCCGACAAGGTAGAGGCAGCCGACTGGGCGCCGAAGTTCAGCCGCTTCAACCCGCACGTGACGAAGGACAACCCGGAGTTCACGGCCGGGCACCCGTACTGGAACCGTCCTGACATCTCGATCGCAGACGTGCATGAGCACTGGGGTAGCAAGCTTGCGCTGTCCTCGGTGGGCGACCACTACAACATGGCGAACATCGTCTTGTCGGGTGGCATGCTGGCGACTGAGGAGCGCATTCGCGTACTTGGTCAGTGGATCACCGGTATGTCGTCTTCGGCCGATCAGAATGAAGGCTCAGGCGGGTTCGTCTTCACTCGGCAGAACCTGAGTTCGGCTCACGGACAGGTGTACTACCACCCCAAGGTGGCCTTGCGGACGAGCAACTACTCGTTCGAGGGCGACCACTACGGGCGGTTGGTCGACCGCCCGAACTACTCGAAGTTCTCTCCGGAAGAGATGCTGACTCCTGATGAGAGCAACAACGAGTTGCTGATCAAGCATGGACTGTCGTTCCTGGATGACATCGCGGTCGTGGTCTTCCCGACCAGCGAAGAGCGGAACAAGGTGATCAAGCGGTACAAGGAACTCGGCATCACCGAGATTCACGGACTCCCGATTGAGGACGTCCTGGTCACGACATCGCAGAAGGCGTCCCAGACCATCAAGAAGGTCTGGGCACAGGCACTCAAGGAGGCCAAGGAATGAGTTGGCAAGAGAAGCTGGATGGCCTCTTCCCGTCAGGGGTGAAGATTGTGCAGATTGATGACGTGCCGGAAGGCGTGGATCAGGACGGTGACGAGTCGGTGTCGTTCCATGTCCCGAAGCTGACCGTTCTGGAAGAGAACGAGGACGGCAGTGCGGTCGTACGCGGGTTCATCTACGAGTTCCCCAAGGACGTCACTTTCACGATCAAGTCGCTGAACGAGGTCAGTCCTGGCACGTACTTGGCAGAGACGACTTCGAAGCAGAAGGACTACCTTCTGTCCTCCAACCTCCCGAAGGGTCTGGAGAAGGCACTCAAGGAGGCTCAAGGATGAGGCTCCTCCAGCACTTTACGGACCCTGCTCAGCCCCCGATCGGTGTCTGGTGGGAGAACAAGGACGGTGAAGCGGAGTCGGTTTACCTGTCCGATGCACAGGCCGAGCAGGCTCACGCCTCACATGTCATGGCCCTGAAGTACCCCAAGGCCACCTGGGACCAATTCTTTGACGCCTTAGAGCAGATTCCACCGGTCATCTCGGGGTGGGAGTCCGTGGAGTCTTCCATGACGCCACAGGCCTATCTGCAGCTGACGCAGAAGCTGACCAAGCAGGTCGCGTAGCAGCTCGCCAGGAGTAGCCGATCCTCAGGGCATGAACGATACGACTCTGGGATCGGTACTCCTCCCTTCCACCGGGGACGACGCCGGATTTGTGGAGCTGGCCAAGACTTCACGGGGTCGGCTCTTCCGCAAGCAGATCTTGCACATGTCTTCGTCCTTCACGCACCCGAATGCGAAGGGACAGAAGATCAAGGTCGATGAGGCCTTGGCGAAGTCCTTGGTGAACAACTTCAACAAGGGATACTGCGACATTGTGCAGGTCCCGATCGTTGACGGCGCGAACCATCACACGGAAGACCCGCTTCGCAACGTCGGCCAGGTTGTCGACCTGGAGTACGACGACAAGGGTGTCTACGCCGTCATCGACGCGCGCAACGAAGAGCACGCTGACAAGCTCGGAAAGACCCTCATCGGTGCGTCTGCCCTCATGCACATGAACTACGAGGACACGCAGACCGGTAAGAAGGTCGGTCCGACGCTTCTGCATGTCGCTGTGACCAATCGTCCGTATATCACCAACCTGGATGATTACGAAGAGATCGTTGCGGCCTCTGCCGATTCTCTGGAAGTAGACCGGCCGGAGGTCCTTTCCCCGGCAGATGAAGATCCGGAGGACGATATGGACCTTGACCAGCTTCTGGCCAAGCTGAAGGACGAGCACAACATTGACGTGTCGGCTCTGCAGGCGGCGGCTGAGAGCAAGAACGAGGAGCTGGTGACGGCTCTTTCGAACGTGCTCAAGGAGGCTGGCGCTTCGTCCGACCCTGGCACCGACGAAGAGGTCGTCACGGTTCAGGACGTCGCCAATGCCGTCATCGAACTCTCGCAGGAGAAGGTTGAGCTTGCGGGCGAGGTTGCGACTCTGCGTGCGCAGGCCGAGACCAACGCGCAGGAGAAGGCTGAAGCCGAGATCGACAAGCTCATCGGTGAGGGCCGCATCCTGCCGAAGCAGCGCGATGCCATGATCAAGCTCTCTCGTGCCGACCGTGAGACCTTCGACGCTCTGGTTCCGGAGACTCCTCTCGTGTCGCTGTCTGCTGACGGTGTCACGTACCACGAGGAGCCGGGCAACCAGAAGTTCGAGGAGACCAAGGCCGAGATCGACCGGCTGGTCGCGCTCGCCAACGACACGAAGTAACGGGAAGGTTGAGGGGTAGACAATGGCGACTGATGCCACCGGCAATGTTCTCAACGTTCCCGGCACTGGCGGCAAGGGTCCGACCACCGATGACGAGATCCTGTACTCCTACGCGAAGTTTTCTCAGAAGGGTCTGACCCTTCTGAAGGACAGCGGAGTCCTGCTCACCGGCACGGTGCTCAAGGTCTCTGCGACGCCGAAGAAGTACACGGGTGCGGCGAAGGCCGATGTAGGTACCCCGGCGAACATCGCGGGCATCCTACGCAAGGACGTAGACACGACTGGTGTCGACAAGCTCGGCAACGTGGTGATCTCGGGGCTCGTCAAGGGTGCCAAGATCAAGTACACCGACGACACGGACGGTCTGAGTTCTGCTGAGCTGGTCACTCTGGCTACGGCCCTGGGTGGTCACTACAACACGATCTTCGACTTCATCAGCTTCTGATTTTCGTTGAGGCGGACGTGCTGGGCGCTCTCATCCCTCAGCACGTCCGCTTCAGGCCTGCCTAGGAGTAGATCATGGCAACTGATGCCACCGGCAACGTTCTCCAGACGCCAGGCCTGGGGTCGAAGCCCATCATTGACAACACCGAGATCCTGTACTCGTACGCCAAGTTCACGCAGAAGGGTGTCACTCTCCTGCAGACGGCGAACACGTACTACCCGACCGGAACCGTACTGAAGGTTTCGGCGACGCCGAAGAAGTACACCGCAGCTATCAAGGGTGCTTCTGAGGTGCAGACGCTGAACCTCGGAGCGGCGACTGCTGGCACGATCACCATCACGTTTGCCGGTCAGACGACTGGAGCGATTGCCTTCAACGCGTCGGCTGCGACGGTTCAGACGGCTCTCATCGCACTGTCGAACGTCAACCCTGGTGATGTCGTGGTGACGGGTGGCCCGTTGCCTGGCACGATCACGCTTACGTTCGGCGGGCAGTACGCGAACACCAACGTTGCTCAGATCACAGTTACGCCGACTGGTCTGACGGGCGGCACGGTCACGGTCAACACCACGACCGGTGGTTCGGGTGACACGTCTCCGGTAGGCATTCTGCGCAAGGGCGTTGACGTGTCGCTGAGCGACAAGTCCGGGAACATCGTGCTTTCCGGAATTCTCAAGGGCAACACGATTCGGTATGCGGATGACACCGATGGTTTGTCTACCGCAGAGCTTCAGGCACTGGCGACCGAGCTTGGTGGGCACTACGACGTGATCCACGATGCGCTGAGTTTCTAACACTGCCGATTACAAAGGAAACGGCCCGCCTTAGTGGCGTCTGGGCTTTAGATTGGACGAAGGAAGGACGCCTCCGAGATGCCGGATATCCCGCTGTTGGAGCCGATCGTCATCCGCGACGTGGTGCAGAAGCTCACGGCTCCGGAGTCGATGGTTCTCACCAACAAGCTGCCCAAGACCCCGTGGCCGTACCCGTCCGTGACGTGGGAGGTCATCAAGGGTTCGCGCATGGTCGCCAAGCCGAACGTGCCGAACTCCGAGGCGCACATCGTGCCTCGCCTCGGCATGTCGCAGGAGAGCGCGGCCTTCGTCTACCTTCGTGAGAAGAAGGTCTTCGAGCCGACGACCCTGCACTGGCTGAAGGCGCCGGGTTCGCTGAGCAACAAGCAGAACGCTGAGAGCGCGGTCCTCCGTGAGGTGAAGGATCTCAACCAGCGCTTCGACAACTTCGTTGAGTGGTGCGCCTGGCGCGCGATGACGGGCACCCTGGTCTTCGACTACCCGGACGTTCAGGCGTCGGTGGACTACAAGATCCCGTCCTCGCACAAGCCGACCGTGGTCGGTGGCTGGAGCACGGCTCTCCCGGCCAAGATCGTGAGTGACATCAAGGCGTGGAAGCGTCTGATCGCTCGCGACGCTCGGGTGCCTGCTCGTGATGTCTTCCTGACCGAGCTGACCCTGGACTACGTGTTTCAGGCGTTCGCGGGGAACGCGGGTACCAACGTTCCGGCCGCTTCGTTGCTGTCGGACCGGATGAAGGACCAGTACTACACCTCCGGTGTGCTGCCGGGCTTCCTCGGTCTGAACTGGAACATCGTGGAGTCGTTCTACGACACCGACGCCGGTGTGCCGACGATGTTCGTTCCGGACGACGCTCTCTTCCTGGCGAACCTCACTGAGAACCGCCCGATGGAGATCATGGAGGGTCCGACCGCCGACGACGAGGCGCCGGACGGCTTCACCGGGAAGTTCAGCAAGACCTGGAAAGAGAAGGACCCGAGTGCTCGGCAGTTTTTGCTGGAGTATCACTTCCTTCCCGTCATCCGCTACCCGGAGCAGTTCGTGTACGTGGCTGACGTCAACCCGTAAGCCTCTGAGTACTTCAAGCCCCCATCTCCGACAAGGTGGGGGCTTGTTGTTTTTCCGATTCTTACTATGGTCGTCATAGCGGCGACTCGACAGAAGGAGTAGCAATGAGCGAAGAGACTGTGACGACGACTGACAAGTACGGCAACGAGTTTGAGACGCCGGTAGGCGTGGACGGGAAGAACCCGGTTTCTGTCAACAACCCGCCCGCGAAGGCTGTCACCATCACTGACGCCTCTGACGTTGACGACGTCGCGACCGAGACCACGACCGACACCGGTACGCCGAGTGATCTGAAGGCCGAAGACATCGTCGGTGGCGCTGAGACGGATCGCGCGCCGTCGTCCGACGAGACGCAGACTGACGAGACGACTCCTGACGACGAGAAGTAGTCATTCGTCGCCTTCTAACTCCGTACGTACTACTGTGACGTAGAAGCTGCAGCCAGATCGGGGGTGTGCAGCTTCTACGTTGCGCTACGAGAGGAGAGGGCGTTGAGTCCTGAGAACACGATGGATTCTCCGGAACCGGAGAAGGATGCCACGGCCAAGCGTGGTCCGCGCAAGACCGCCGAGATCGTTGCGGAGACCGAGGAGCGCATGCGCGCTGAGGCGGCAGACGAGATCGCAGCTCTGAAGGCGCAGCTCGAAGAGGCCAACGCGAAGGCGCAGGCCGCTGAAACTGCGCTGGTGAATCACAAGGAGACTGCTGCTGAGCAGGTCAAGTTGGACGAGCTGACCGAGGTGTCGCCTGAGGACGACGATGCGATCACCGTCAACTTCGTCTCCGACGACGTGACCATGCTTGGCCGCATCTGGGTGCGAGGTCAGGAGCTGACCATCAAGCCTGGTACGCGTGAGTGGGACGAGCTGTTCGATCACAAGCGCGGCAAGAGCTTCCTGCAGCTCACCGAGGACGAACAGATCGCCATGTGGGGTGAGCGAAAGTTCCGCCCGGGTCATTGGACGGGTCAGAGCTTCGAGTCTCTGTTGAGCAATCCGGAGTTGTCGGAGGAGGAGCGCGCTGAGCTTGAGTCGATTCTGAACAAGAGGTTGTCGCGCACCGCAGCACCGGCAGGCTCTACGACTCCGCAGAAGCGGAGCCCCGTCGCCTACAGCTGACAAGGAGTCCGAATGGCGCTCACGTTGCCTGACCCCGAGGAATTGGATCAGTTCACTCAGGGCGCGTCGGACATCTTCTCGGACGACGCCAAGTTTGTTGCGTTCCAGCAGGCAGCAGATCTTTTCTACGTGGCTGCCGGAATCACCGATGACCCCACTGACGAGTACGCGTTGCGCATTCTGAAGTGGGGTCTGATGGACATGGCGTACAAGATTCTCATCACGCGAGAGAACCAGGCCGAGATCTACTCGCCGTACAGCAGCGAGACCATCGGCTCTTACACGTACTCCAAGATGCTGTCAGCGATTCAGGCTGGCCTGCGGACTGGTGTCGAGTGGTTCGACATTGCTCTCAGCCTGCTCACGGGAGCGGCCAACACCGGCGCGATGTCGGTGTCTTCAGAGCACGTGTTCACGGAGCCGTACTGTGAGCCGTCCTTGGCCGAGCAGTACCAGCGGCAGCGTCCTGACGTCTACGGGTGGTGAGCTTATGAGCTACCGCACGATGCTCAAGCAACGCTGCACGATTCGACGTCTGGTCGAAGGGACGACCAACGGCTACTCCACCTTCCAGTGGGTGACTGTGGAAGCGGGTGTTGCCTGCTTCCTCGATCTGAACTTCATCCGGCAGGGCAAGGACCCGATGTGGGTTCCGGAAGCGGGACGTCCCGCAGACCGCACCGGTGTGTGGTTTGGCATGCCGAACGTCGATGTTCGGTCAGGGGATCAGCTCGTCATGACGAAGGGACCTGCCGGGACCTTTCAGATTGAGGGAGCCGTAGACCAAGTCTGGCGGCCGGGGGATTACCACCACTTGGAGATCGGTGTAAAGGAAGTTGGCCGTCCCGTCGCAACAGGAGGTGTGTAGTGCTTCCCGATTGGTTCGAGACTCGCTACGAAGTCCTGCCTAACGGTTGCTGGGAATGGCAAGGCTCTCGCCGCGACACCGGATATGGCCGGTGCAAGTGGAATGGAGTGTTGAGAGAAGCTCACAGGATGAGCTACGAGCACTATGTGGGTCCGATTCCGGAAGGCTTGGTGTTGGACCACTACAAGCACCCGCAAGATGGTTGCATTGGTCCTTCTTGTTGTAACCCTGCACACGTTCGTCCAGCCTCACGCCGGGAGAACACTCTTCGCTCAGATACGCCTGCGGCTCGTCAGCTTGCTCAGACTGAGTGCGTACACGGTCACAAGTACACGCCTGAGAACACGATCTACGACAAGCGTGGACGCCGTAACTGCCGTATCTGTAAGAACGCGCGTGAGCGGAAGCGTTACGCTGAGCGGAGAGCAGCGTGAGTCGTCGCGTTGTTTTCTCGTCCGGTACCAGCCTTGACGAAGCGATCAAGGAGCTGAAGCGTCTCGGAGGACCACCTGGGTTCAAGGTGGTGAATGCTCTGGAGGCTGTCCTGCAAGCTGCCTTCCTGGAGACGCAGGCTGCTACACACATCATCACAGGCTCTCTGAAGGCGTCTGGGCGCACTTCGTCGGATACCTCGGATGCCTGGGTCTGGGAAGGTGAAATCAGCTACGGAGGGCCTCTGTATCGCGCTCCTGCTCCTGGTCCGCCGAACGACCCGGTGGATTACGCGATCTACGAAATGGCCCGTGGCGGTGACCACGACTTCTTCGCCGCACTGCCAGGTTTCGATGACGCGTGGGTGCACGCCATCGACATGCACTTTGAGGGGTTGCTGTGAGCATTGATCCCAATCTCTTCGTAGGAGACCTGGTCAGCAGCGCCCGGCAAAAGCTTCTGACAGCGCTGATAGACGCTGGTCTGGTGGGTTCGATCATCGGCGCAGACGCCAACCCCACTGACCCGTTCTACTCCGGATGGGTGTTCTCAGGCATGGACCATGACGGAGCACCGTCACGTGACGTGACGAACACCGGCAAGGTTGCCTGTGTGTTGCTCTCCCGTAACTCGTGGGGTTCGAACCCTCACAACACGGCAAGGCTTCCGATTCTGACGGTTCTGACCTATGCCGACGCGACTCGGTTCGACGGTACGGTTTCTCGCGCGGCCGAAGATGCGGAGCTGAAGGCGAAGGCCGTAGCGAGAGTTGTACGCAAGACTTTCCACGACGCGGCGAACGCAGATCACGACTGGCCGCTAGATCTGTCCGTTGTGTCGTCGGTTGCCAACGGGGATCTGGATCTGACCGATGTGCCGGGTTCCGACTATGTGGTTCGCGGTACGCAGAGGTTCGACGTCATCCTCCCTGACTGAGAGGTCCGTACGTAGAGCATGAGCTATCGAGTGTTACTGAAAACCGCACTGACGCCGTTCACCGGCTACGGGATGGATGGTCTCGGTCTTGCGGTTGCCCTAGGCAACGCGGGTTTCGACGTCACGTTGTCTCCGACTGTTGTTGAACCCCCGCTACCTGCTCCTGTCGCAGCTCTGTTGACGCGTCCGATCGAGCCGATGTACGACTTGGTGCTGAATCACGCAGATCCTGCCTCTCTGGGTCTGTCTGATGGTGAGCGTCGAGCGGGTCACAAGACGATGGCCTGGAGCATGTGGGAGTTCCGGAAGATGCCGGACCACTTCAACGAGCCGTTCGGGCCTCCTGACTACTTCAGGAACCTGAAGGAGCGGCTTGCCACGTATGACGTTCTCGGTATCTACGACGAGATCTCGCGTGAAGCACTGCTGCCATACGTCACGCCTGACACCACTGAAGTGATCAAGCTGCAGGGCGGTTACTGGTCGGACCCGTGGCTGGCAGACCCGCGTGATCGCGACTGGTCGGGAACCTTCAGGTTCTGCATGCATGGTGCACTGCACGATCGGAAGAACCCGTTCGCCGCCATCGAGGCGTTCAACAAACTCAAGGCCGATTACGGTGACGACTTCGACGCCGAGTTGCACCTCAAGACCAATGTCCGCGTCCTGCACCCGGCGATGGAGGACGCCTATCCCGGCATCAAAATCCACTACGTGACCTGGTCCGAGAAGCAGTTGAAGGAGTTCTATCTCGCCTGTCACTGCTTGCTGGCGCCGTCCTGGGGCGAGGGCAAGAACCTCCCTGCTCTGCAAGCACAGACCACCGGTATGCCTGTCATCGCTACGGACGTCGGTGGTCATGCCGAGTGGCTGAGCAAGGACTGGGCCTACCCGCTGAACTTCGAGTGGGGCGAGCATGCGCCAGGGATCAAGTCGGCACGCGCTGACGTGAACCATCTGGCAGATCTCATGTGGCACGTCTACAACCACCGCGACGAAGCTAGATTGAAGGGCGAGAAGGCGAGCCACATCATCCCGTCGATGCTGGACTGGGCGAAGGTCATTGACCGGCTGAAGGCTCAGCTACACTTGTAAACCAGTGCGACCATTGACGTCTCGCAACTTTTCAAAGCTGTCTCGTTGCACTCATCGGCCCTAGCTCCGTAGAGGTGAGCTAGGGCCGATTCTCTTGTCGTGACCATGACCGCTGTTGAGCTTCGTTGCCCGGTCGGCGCAAAGCGCCTGCTCGGGAAGTCGCTGCGTGACGGAGACAAGCCTGTGGTCAACTCCGACAACCTCCTTGAGCTGGCCTGCCGGGACTGCGCGACGAACGCACGCCAGTTCGACGGCTCCGTGGTGCGTGTTCTTCACCGTTTTAACGTGCTCGGTGAGTTGGTCGAATCCGTGGTGGAGCGCTGAGCTTGCCGATCTTCTGTTCAGTAAGAGAAGCCGTGGCGTTTGTCGCGTGCTGAATGGCAGATAGAAAGGGCGGCTCTGCATGAGCACGACGATCGTCGAGGGCTTCAGCGTCTCTCACTGCGCGATCCTCAATGGATCGACGGGCGCTGAGATCGCTGACATTTACGGTGTACGTGAAGCGTCGCTGGACCTGGACACCGACAGCTTCGACAACACTGGTGACGACACGATCCTGAGCACCTGGGCGTGGTTCAACTTCGCCACTCTGACCGTGCAGTCGGGATATGTGCCGTTCTCTGTGGTGGCGACTCTGTCCGGTTCCACGCTGACGTCTTCGGGTACTTCGCCCAACGACTACTACAACCTCCCGCTGTGGAACGTCGGTTCGCTGAACACGCCGACGCGTCCGGTTCTGATCCGCATCCCGTCGAAGGACAGCGCAGGCGCTGTGCGGACGCTGGACATCGTTCTGTACAAGGTGCAGTTCGAGCCGATCAGCTTCGACGGTCCTTCGTACAAGGACGGTCTGGTTCTGAACTACGCGGGCAAGGCACTGATGTCGTCGGTGGACGAGACTGGCGCTGCGTTGACTGAGAACGCCATTGGTCGACTGATCAGCCGTCCGAAGGTGCCGTAACCAATCAACCCCCTAGACCTTGAAGGAGCGGCATGACCGCCGAGGTTGCAGAAGTTCCGGTTGCACCGTCAGCTGTACAGGACGAACTCCCCATCTCCGAAGAGTCGGTGGATGCGCTGGAGATTGCTCCTGAAGACAAGCTGACGGTGCAGTCGCATGATGAGATCGACCGTCTGGACCCGCTTCCCGAGAAGCTGAAGTTCCTGAACGGTACTGAGTTCACCGTCAACCCTCTGCGGCTGCGGCAGTTCCTTGCCCTACTCCGCATTCTGACGCGTAGCGCTTCGAGCTACCTGCAGGCTGGCGGTTTGAATGCGCGTGATCCCGAAGAGTTCGCGCGTCAGCTGATGATGCTTCTCCTGCTCTCGTTCCCTGAGTCGGAGGAAGAGACGATCGAGTTCGTCAAGACGATCGTCTCCCCGGTGCTGACCACCAACCCCGAGATTGACGACAAGATCCAGACCGAGACCGACGAGTACCTCAACAACCCTGAGCTTGAGGACATCGTCCTCATCTTTCAGGCGCTCGTTGAGCACGAGGCGGACGACCTGCGACGCCTGGGAAACCGTCTGAGGTCCATGATGTCGACCGTGACGAAGATGGGCATTCTGAACCGCCAGAACAACAAGGCGGCCTGACGGGAGGAATCTCCCGCGCCATCGACATCATCGCCTCGGAATATCACTGGACCGACGAATACATCCTGGACAGGACCGTCCGTCGAGTCATCCAGATTCTGGAGTCAATCAAGGAACGTCAGCGCGTCAGGCGTCTCGAACGTCAGGCGACGACTGAGTGGCAGACAAAGGTGCTCGCAGGGTTCATTGCCAACACGGTGCCTACATCGAAGGGCAAGAAGAACCCGCTAGTAGCGGAGGTGAGCAAGATCAAGCTCGTAAGCGATGAGGATCGGGCCGAGTTTTCCAGTGGCCCGTTGCCCGAAGCCGATCCAGAGGTGTTCGTGGAAGAAGGCTCGCAGGTTGCGGCAGATCGCAACAAGGTCGGGTCTTTCGAACGACTTCACCGGGGATTCCGAGAGATTCCACCGTCTGAGTAACTGAAACAACGGGGAGACCACGATGGCCGAGAGAGTCGTTCGGTATAAAGCTGTTGCCGACTTTCTCGGTCTTTCCCGTGATGTGCGCCGTGCTCGTGAGGAGATGGAAGACCTCCGTCGCGAGGAGAACAAACTCAACGATTCGTCGGCGGCCGGTTCTGCCAAGGCTGATGCCGCCGACAACAAGCGGCAGGCCACGCGTGAGCGGATGGTCAAGACCGCGAACGAGTACGTGCGCTCTGCTCGGCAGGCTGCGCAAGTAGACGAGCAGGCAGCTCGCATAACCCGGTCGCGTACGGCTGATCAGTCGAAGTACGCGAAGTCTTTCTCGTCTGTTGTGCAGTCGTTGAAGGACTACAAGAAGAACCTCAATGACGCTTACGCGCTAGAGAGCCGTGCAGGCGGTTCTGCGCGTGCTTTGACCAAGGCGAGAGAGGACCAGGCCAGAGCCTCGAAGCTGGCTCAGAAGGCCGCCGAGGACCTTGCGAAGGCCGAATCCAACCTTGCCAGCACGCAGCAGAGGACAGCTAAGGAAGCAACGGCTGCTTCTCAGGCGCGAGAGCGTGCTGCCAATGCTGCAGAACGTGCCGCACTGAACCTGGTCAAGGCCGAGGAGCGGCTGAACAACATTCCTGCAGGCAACACCGAGTCACGGCGTAAGGCCGAACTCTCGTTGTCGGATGCTCGTATCAGTTCGGCGCGTGCTGTGGATCGCCTGGAATCGGCTGAGCGGCGACTCTTGTCTGCTCGCAAAGGCCACGACGATGACCGCATTCGTAGGGCAGAGCTGGCTGTGGCGAGCGCGATGCAGGCATCTGCGTCTGCTGCATCCGAGTTGGAGAGCGCCACCAAGCGTGTCAACGGCGTTATGGACGCTCTGCAGGGTGCAGGGTCCGGTATCGGTGGTGTGCTGGGCAAGGTCTCCGAGGGCATGGCTGAGATGGCCTCCAGTGCGGCGACGGTCGCACCGATCTTCCTTGCCATCATCGCGGCACTACCGATTCTGGCGAGCTTGCTCAATGCCTTGGTCGGGGCGCTGGTCTCTGTAGGAGCGGCGGCTGTTGCTCTGGTTTCGGCGTTGAGTCCGCTGGTTGGTCTGCTCGGTGCGCTTCCTGGTGCCATTGCTGGCGGTGTTTTCACCCTGGGTGTGCTGGCAGCCGCCTTCATGGGCGTCTCGGACGCGGTCAAGGAGTCACTCAACGCGCAGAAGAACGCTGGCAAGGTTGCGAAGGATGCAGCGAAGGCACAGAAGCAAGCGGCTCGGCAGGTTCGAGATGCTCTTCGTGCTCTGCGCAATGCCAAGGAGGCTCAGGCTCAGGGCGAGATCAACGCTGATCGTAGTGTCAAGAGTGCCATCCAGTCGTTGGCAGATGCGCGGCAGGCGGCTGCTGATGGGCAGGAGCAAGCAGCTCATTCTGTGACGATGGCGGAACGGTCTCTTCGGGACGCGCAAGAGAACTCGATTCAGGTTCAGAAGGACCTGACGCAGGCGCGTAAGGATGCGATCCGGAACATTCAGGATCTGCAGCAGGCTGTGGATGATGCTGCTCGGTCGGAGAAGCACGCGTCGCTGGACCTCGAAGAGGCGAAGCAGCGGCTTGCCGAGGTCATGGCAGATCCGAACGCGACGCGTCTGCAGAAGCAGGAAGCGGAACTGGCCGTCGAAGACGCGATGGCTGCTCTGAAGGACGTCAAGAAGCAGTCGAAGCAGGCTCAGGCTGATTACGCCGACGCGCAGAAGAAGGGTGTCGAGAATTCAGACGCCGTCGTACAGGCCAAGACACAAGAGCGCAACGCGCTTGAAGGGGTCAAGGACGCGCAGTATGCCCTTGCACAGGCGGTCAAGGAGCAAGCGAAGCAGCAGGTCGAAGCTCAGCGGTCTATTACGGAAGCTCAGACAGCTCTTGCCGACGCGCTGAAGGCGAGGTCCAAGGAGCAACGAGACGCGGCAGAGGCAGTGCAGCAGGCTCAGGAGAATCTTGCTGATGCCTATGACAACCAGAAGGAAGCTGCCCTCACTACTGCGAACGCGACGCAGAAGCTTACGGACGCGATGGCTCAGCTGGGACCTGAGGGCAAGGCGTTCGTTGCTCTGCTCCTCAAGCTGAAGCCTATCTTCGACCAGATCCGGCTAGCGGCTCAGAAGGGCCTGTTCCCAGGACTTGGTCAGGCGCTGTCGACCTTCGCTCAACTTGCTCCGATCATCACCCCAGCTGTCGAGAAGATGGGTAGGGCCATCGGTGACGCGGCGAAGAAGGTTGCCGACGTCACCAAGAGCCCGATCTTCCGGGGTCAGCTGTCGCGGATTCTTGAGAGTTCCGCGAAGATCATGGGCAACGTCGGCAGGATCGTCGCGAACCTGGTTCAGGTCTTCTTCAACATCGCGGACGCCAGTCGACCGTTCAATGAGTGGCTGGCCAAGACTGCTGAAGGCTGGACCGAGCAGTGGAAGGCGATGACTTCTGGGAAGAAGAACCAGAAGAAGCTGACCGACTTCTTCGATGAGGCCAAGCAGACTCTTGAGGTCGTTGGCAAGCTGCTCTTCAACTTCGCCAAGGGCCTGCTCGGTATCGGCAAGGCGAGCAAGGGCGTAGGCAAGCAGTTCCTCGACAATCTTGCGACCACGATGCAGAAGTTCGCCGACTGGGCGAACAGCAAGGAGGGCCAGGAGCGCATCAAGAAGTGGTTCCAAGACGTTGCACCCGCTGCGCAGGCTATTGCTCGCAGTGTTGCTTCGATTGTTGGCAGCATGCTCAAAGTCGCGGCAGATCCTGGCATCCAGAAGTTCTGGGACCGGTTTGCCAACGAGATCATCCCTGCCCTTACCGGGGCGTTCGAGCACGCTGGCAGCACAGGTCTTGGTACGATTCTCGATCTCCTGGTCGGTATCGGCGCGTGGCTTGACTCGTACTTCACGCAGTTCACGGCTTTCGTAGACAACGTTGCGTACTTCGTCAGCCTGCTGCCGGGCATCGGTGGTACCGACGATGCGCACAAGAAGCTGGCCGATTTCCTGGCGTTGGTAGGTGGTGGGGCACCTTCCGGTCTCGGCTTGATGAACTCGGCTCTTGAGACTCTGAAGGCGCTGATTCAGTGGTTCAGCGGAGACGACTCTTCCTCGAAGGGTGGAGGAGGCGGTTCGTGGGGTGACACCAGTCCTCTCAAGACGTTCGGTAGCACCATCGACTGGTTGTCGAAGAAGCTTCAGCAGTTCCTGGACTGGGTGCTCAAGAACTGGCCTGCCCTGCTTCTTACTCTGATCAATCCTTTCGCCGGTGCCATCTTGTGGATGACAGGCAACTGGTCGCGTTTCAGCAAGAAGGCGACAGACGTACTCCAGCAAGTCCTGGATTACGTCAAGAGTCACTGGTCCCAGTTGCTCGGTCTGCTGTCGGCTCCTCTGACTGGTGCTCTGGCTGTCTGGAACACGCTTGGGCCGCAGATCAAGCACTTCTTCCAAGACCTGTGGGATACCGTCAAGCTCGGTGCGAATGACTTTGTCGACGGTCTGACGCGAGCTATCGATCGTATTCGAGGTGTCTTCGCAGACCCGATCAGCTTTGTGATCAACACAGTCCTGAATGCGGGTCTGATCGACGGGTTCAACAGCCTGATCAGCAAGGTCACTGGCAACGACAAGCTCAATATCCCGCACATTCCGGCGCCTGCGTTCGCCACCGGTGGTGTCTATCCCGGCTACACACCTGGTCGTGACATCGGCTACATCGGTGTCTCCGGTGGAGAGGCCATCATGCGTCCGGAGTGGACGCGTGCCGTGGGCAAGAATGAAGTCGACCGGATGAACGCAGCAGCTCGCAGGGGCGGCAAGAAGGGCGTTCAGCGGTATCTCGGAGGCTTCGCCAACGGTGGTGTCACCGAAGGCGGCGGTGGTGACTTCTCTCCGACCACCTTCCGTGGCAAGCGGATGAACTACCGGACGATCAAGATGCTGCTTGCGGCCGAGAAGCTCTACGGCGGACAGTTCAGCATCACGCAGGGCTCGTACTCGACGGCAGTTGCCGCGTCAGGTGGTACGCACGCTGGTGGCGGTGTGCTGGACCTCGGATGGACGGGTTCTAACACGCAGGTCGCAGATCTTCGCCGGGTCGGCTTCGCGGCGTGGCACCGGAACCCTTCGCAGGGACCGTGGGCAGATCACGTCCACATCGTTGCTCTGGGCGACCCGACCGAGTCCGAGCAGGCCAAGAAGCAGGTTGCTGCATATCTCGCCGGTGGCAATGGTCTTGGCGGCAAGGACGACGGTCCTCGTGTTGCCATCGACACCAACCTTGCGAACGAGCTGGGTATCACCGCAGCGGATATTGCAGCTGCGCAGAAGGGTGGCGGCGGCTTCCTGTCCGACCTGGTCGGCTGGGTGAAAGATGCCATCGGCAACCCGTTGGGCTACCTGAAGGACAAGATTGCGGCTCCGGTTCAGGACATGTTCGCCAAATTCGGCAACGGTGTCCTGACGCAGGTTCTGTCCAAGGTTCCGGAGATGGCGTTCTCTGCGATGACCGACGTGATCAAGGGTCAGGTCGGCAACTTCCTCGGAGACATCTTCGGCAACGACGGCAGCACTGGTGGTTCCAAGGAACTGCACTCGCTTGTCCAGCAGCACGCGGCCAAGTACGGCTGGGACACAGGGCAGAACTGGAGTGCTCTGCAGTGGATCATCAACAAGGAAAGCAGCTGGAACCCGACCGCGCAGAACCCGAACAGTTCGGCCTACGGATTGTTCCAGTTCCTAGATTCTACGTGGGGGGCATTCGGAGGTCACAAGACTTCTGATCCTGGTGCACAGACCGACATGGGTCTGGCCTACATCAAGCAGCGGTACGGGAACCCTGCTGCCGCTCAGTCCTTCCACGAGATGCACGGCTGGTACGCGTCAGGTGGTGTCGTGCCGCAGGCGTTCGCGGCCGGTGGTCACGTCATGGGCGTCGGCAACAGGGACACGGTTCCGGCGATGCTCACGCCGGGTGAGTTCGTCTTGCGTAAGGACGTTGTCAAGAGCATCGGTCTACGCAAGCTGCAGGCGCTGAACAACAAGAAGGCAGGCAAGCTCAAGCCGACCGACAACGGCATTCAGGCTTTCCACGCTGGTGGCCCGGTGCTCGGTATCCACAAGGGCATGACCGGTACGACCGTTCGTGCTCTTCGGTACCTGCTGAACATGCCGACAGGAGCTGCGGCGACGTACGGTCTCTGGGATTCCGGATTCGACAAGGTCATCCGGCAGCCGGGTGCGTGGAAGAAGTTGTCGAACACCTGGACTCTCCCGAACCGGGACCCGCGCTACGCCAAGCTGGCCAACTTCCTGCGTACCGGAGCGGTCAAGAGCTACGTCGCTGCACGCGACTACTTGCACGTGAACGACGCGACCATGATGAAGGTCTGGGAGGGTATGCGGGCGTCGACCACGAAGACGATGCCTGCGGCTCGTTGGTCGGCTCTGGACAAGGGCTACCGGCAGAAGCGCGGCGAGCTGTACAGCTACGTCGGTGTCTTGAACAAGGCGCTGGGTCTTGGTTTGCAAGGCGAGGTCTGGAACGGCAACTCGCGCGCCGCGATGAAGCACGTCTTGGAGCACGTGTACGGCACTCCGCACGATCCTCTGGAGTACCGCCCGTGGCTAGGCGGTTTCACGCCGGTGGAGACGGCAGCGCAGAACGCGATCGCGGCGAACAAGAAGCTCAACGAGTTCAATGGCTACCTGGAGATCCTGAGCACGTGGGGCCTGACGGACCTGGTCAAGGACCTGCTGGACAAGGGCGTTGACGAGGGCTACAACATCGCGCAGTCGGCGTCGCAGAACAAGACGGTTGCCACGATCCTCAATGGTCAGATCAAGCAGGCCAATCTGCTGACGGCCGAGGATCAGGCCAACCTGCTAACGATGATCAGCACCCTTGCAGGCTCGGCTGCTGCGATGGGCTTGCGCGATGTTGCCCGTGCGCTGGGGTTGTCAGATCTCGACACGGTTCTGTTGTTCGAGAAGGCGACCTCTCTTGGCAGGCTGAAGAGCATTCCCTCTTCGAAGCAGACGAAGTTGAAGGCCGATATCGCCTCGTTCCGCGCCGGTACGTTCTACGCGGCGACGGGCGGTCAGGTGCCAGGCCACGGTTCCGGCGACACGGTTCCGGCGATGCTCACGCCGGGAGAATTCGTGCTGCGCAAGGCAGCGGTGCAGGCCCTGGGTCTCGACACCGTGCAGTGGCTGAACAACCCGCAGAAGTTCGCGGCCGGGGGTCTGGTCAACCAGTTCTCTCTTGCAGGCACTCCGCAGGTACGTATCCCGAACGCGAGTGGCGCTCTGCGCACCGGATCGGCAGGGGCATCGATCAATGCCGGTGTCGTGAACCAGTGGGACATCGACATTCACAACCCGGTCGCTGAATCCAGCACGAAGAGTCTGACGAAGGTCCTTCAGCGCCAGAGCGTGATCAGCGGCGCCAACGCCACGAAGGAGGCGTGAGATGACTCTCGGTCTTGAGATCGACGGCATCAACATGCGCACGTCTGCGTGGAACGTATCTACGCAGACGGGGCGTTTTTCGATGCCTCCTGTTCGAGGTGACGATCTCGTACTGCCAGGACGCTCGGGGTATGTCTTCACTCCGAACAAGCCGTACGACGCTGGCATAGGAGTTCTCTCGGTATGGGTGACCGGTGCCAACAGCAACGGCACCTTCCCTACCACGCATACGCTTCGTCAGCAGCAGATGCGCACCAATATCGCGCAGATGCAGAGGATGTTCCTGCGTCGGCACAAGCTGTCCACGATCCGTGCCTGGCAGCCTGATGGGTCGATTCGCCAGTGCCTCGCTCAGTGGACCGACTGGGGAGAGCCGACTGTTCAGGCGGACGGTACACGTGCGGAGTGGACAATGGGGTTCTCCATCCCTGGCGTCTTCTGGAAGGACGAGACCGACACTTCGCAGCAGACAGCGACAGGCTCGACACTTCCCAAGACGCTCTCGCTGACGAGCTTCGACAACATGACCGGTGTCATCGAAGACTCGGTGCTGTCGGTGACGGGTCCGATCACCAACCCCCGCATCACCGACTCCGAGACCGGGCAGTACGTGCAGTACACCGGCACGTTGGCAAGCAGTGCTGTCTGGACTGTGGATTGTGGCGCGTTCACGTCTCTCGTCGGTGCGACGAACGTCTTGAGCAGTACTACACACGGAGGCGGTTACCGCTTCCTCACTATTTCCAACGTCTTCGGCTCGTCTACGACTCCGCAGTTGGTGCTGACAGGTACCGCAGGAGGCACCAACACCAAGTTCGGAATCGTTGCTCGGCGCAAGTGGGTGAACGGCTGACATGATCGTTGCTGTCGAATACCGTCTCTACAACAGCACGGCTACGAGTTACTCACTCCTGCCTGCCTTCGCGAATGTTGCCAACGACACCAAGTACAACGACATCGGTGCCTTCCAGATGTCGTATCCGGTGTACGACTTCGTGGACGAGAACGGAGTGACGTTTTCAGGCGCGAACACGCTGGGGTTTGCTGACGGTTCGTTGGTCGGAGCAGTCGTGCTGTACGACGACGGTACGTCTACCGAAATCGAGCGGTACGTCATCGACTCCACGAGTGACGACAAGGTCAAGGACGGTGTTCGGTACCGGCAGCTGACGGGTCGCTCGACGCTGGGAGTGTTTCTCGAAGATGCACTGGTCTATCCGTCGAACTGGCCTGTCACCGCGCCTGCCGGGCATCAGTTCGTGGATGCGACGGCCGGTACGATCTGGCGCACGCTCATCGCACGCGCGAAGACGCGTGCCTCGGGAACCGGCTCGACGTCCGGCATCGCCAACATCGTGGAGACCGGCTTCTCCGGTACGAACGCGTCGGACGGTGCCGCGTGGGCGCTGACCACGGGTGACCAGAACCTGGAGAACGGTACGACCTACCTTCAGGTCGCACAGGACCACATCGCACATGGGTTCATCGACATGCGTCTGGACGGCTGGAACCTGGTCGTTCAGAACGGCGGCACCTTCGGTAACCACGTCTCGATCGGCACTGTGGAGATCCGCCCGGCAGCCAACGTCACGGATATGACGAAGGCCACGGACAGCACCGACGCGGCTTCGACGGTTCTGATCGCGGGGGAGGAAGGTACTGCGGTTGAGCGTCACAGCTCCGGTGCGCAGACCATCATCGGCCGACGCCGTGAGCGGTTCGTCAGTCAGGGCGGTATCGCAGACTCGGGAACGTTGACCATCATTGCCGACGCCGAACTTCAGCTGGTCGGCAAGATCAACACCGAAGAGACCGTAGGCGTTGCTCTGACGGCTTTGAACCCGTGGAAGGACTTCACCACCTCCGATTGGGTGTGGGTTCGTTTCGACACTGATCAGGCGCCTCTGGAGCGGCGTATCCGGCAGTTGGCGCTCTCGGTGGACGAGAGTCGTAACGTCACGGTCGGCATGACGCTGAACTCCATCATCGAAGAGAACGACGTCAAGCTTCAGCGCAAGATCGACGGGTACGGTGGCAGTGGCAGTAGCTACAGCTCTCTGCCGACCAGTCCTGACACTTCGATCCCCAATGCCCCTACGTTGGTCTCTGGCGGCGTAACCAGTGCCACCTTCGTAGACGCCAGTGGTGCGTACGTAGCAGCTGTCACGGCCACCTGGACGCCTCCCACGACCAACGTAGGCGGTTCGACGCTGACCGACCTGGACGGCTACGAGCTGTTCTGGCGGTACGTCGGTGACGTGAACTTCAGTCCCGCTCTTCCGGCGACGGACAACACGTTCAGCTGGTCACCGGTCGCACCTGGACGACAGATCGAAGTCAAGGTTCGAACGGTCGACAATTCGACCAACCGTTCCGGCTTCTCCACTACGATCACTCACACGGTCGCGGTCGACACGTCAGCTCCTCCGCAGCCATCTGCTCCGGTGGTCGCGGCGGCGTACGCCTCGGTTGCCGTGAAGTGGGACGGACTGGGGACGGTCTCAGGTACGCCGGTGGCGATGCCGAATGACCTGGATCGCGTGGAGATCTGGCAGTCCTCGACGTCCGGTTTCACGATCGGGGCAGGAGGCTCCTCTCTTGCCGGGACGCTGAACAAGGCAGGGACTTACTTCGTTCAGGGTGCTTTCGGCACGCAGATCTACATCAAGATGCGTGCGATCGACAAGGCAGGCAACATCTCTGCTTCGTCCACACAGGGCAACGCAGCTCCGTCGAAGATCCAGACAGGACAGATCGACCCCAACGCAGTCGTCTCGGACGGTCTCCCCCCGGCCAGCTCTCCGACGCCGGTCACCGTGTCAGGTCTCGGGATGTTCTACGTCAAGTGGAGCGCCATCACGAACCACGACCTGGTGAACTACGAGGTTCACGTCTCTACGACGCTCGGCTTCACGGCGACCCTCGGTGATTCGACCACTGTCGGTACCACTACCGGTACGCAGTTCGCAGTTCGGCAGCTCGCAGGACCTGAGCCTCCTGAGGGCTCGCCCGATCCACGTGCGCTCGACTACAACACGACGTACTACGTGCGAATCATCGCGTTCGACGTGGACGGTGCGGCAGCGCAGAGCTTGCAAGCTCCTGCGACAGCTGAGCAGGTCACGGGCCCGGACATCGCGGTCAAAGCCGTCACGGCTGAGAACATCGTGGCCGGGACCATCACCGGTGACCTGTTCGCGGCCACCGTCATCATGTCCGGCACCTTCAAGACCGCTGAGACAGGACAGCGCGTAGAAACCGGCATGTTCGGCATCAAGGGCTACAAGAGCGACGGATCGGTCATGATCTCGATCCCGACCACTTCTGGCGAAAACATGGTGCTGGACGGTGAGTTCATCGCCAGATCGCTCACCGTGTCGGGAGCTGCGAGCCTGCAAGGTGCTACCGAGGTCACGACCAACGCGGTTGTGACGCTGCGGCAAGGCACCGTGAGTCCGAACGCGACGCCTCAGCTCAGTCCAACGTGGCAGTCCATCCTGATGACGACGTCGACGTTGACCACTGCGCAGAAGACCGGCCCTCTCGGAACCTTCGATCTGGTGCCGACCGAAGTGCAGTGCATCGAGTGGAAGGACTTCACCACCGACTACTGGGTGATTCATCAGGTGCGCTCGAACGGCACCAGATCTTGGTTCTTCCGGGTGAGTGATGGTGCACCTCAACCGTACGGCGCGGGCAGCACCTACTTCACCGATGCCACCGACTGGGCGTACTACTCGGTGGTCGAGATCACCACATCCACGTCGGCCAAGAACGGTGTCTACCGAATGGCTCGGTGGATTCCGAGCGGTACGGCGAACACCTACTACCTGCACTGTCCACAGGGCACGAGCGGCTTCAACCGCTACAGCAGGCAGAACGGTGTTGTGTCCCCTGCGTTGGTGACTGAGGGCAACGATATTGGTGTCCTCGAAGTCATCAACACCGACGACCTGAGCATGAAGTTCTACACGCCGACCGGTGACGGCTCGAACCTGGGCGCGGCTTTCTCCTCGTACACGAGCACGACCGGTTTCAGTGCCAACGTTTCGTTGTGTACGGCACCATTCGACTCGCTCGGCTTCGGTGCTGGTACCGGTCGTTACGCGGTCTCGCACCGAGGGGTGAACTACAACGTTCAGAGCCTGACGGTCTCTGGTGGAAACCTCTATCCGGGTGGCTCAGGTAACAACTGGGCGAGTGCCAACAAGGACGCGGAGACGTGGGAGTCTCCGACGTCGAACCGACGTGCGATCGCCTGGGATGCGTTCAACCTGTGCTTCTGGACGTTCGGTGGCGACGGGTACATGTACAAGCACACCGACCAGCAGTGGGACCCTGCGGTCACTTCCAGCACGTTCTGGGGTGCCGTGACGTTCTACGACTCCAACGCGACGGGCGGCACGCACGAAACGGCTGTGGACCTCACGAAGGCCAAGAGCTACACCGGCTTCCGTCGAGCTGCGCATCTCTACATTCCGCCTTCGGTGCCGACCGGACCAGGTACGGATGACCCGAACACGACACGTCTCTACATGACGCGAGGTGCTTCGGCACCGGCCAGTACGAGTTACCACTTGCAGACGACGACTGTTGCTCCGACCACGTTGCTCGTGATCGGTACGGCAGGAGCTAACCCTCCGACCACGAACAACTTCCCGAACGCCAACCCTGCTCAGATCAAGAGTGCTGACGGCAACTTGATCATCTCAGGCGACAACACGATCCTTCGCAACGGCTACAACATCAGCGGTGCCCCAGGCAACATTCAGACCTTCACGAGCAACGGCACGTGGACCAAGCCAGCTGAGGCGAAGTGGGTTGTTGCTGAGGTCTGGGGTGGGGGTGGAGGCGGTGGCGCTGCAGGGGCAAGCGCTACGACTGGAGCCTCCTCTATCGGAGGTGGAGGCGGTGGAGGCGGTTACTCACGGAAGCTGTACCTCGCGTCGGCTTTGGGTGCTACGGAAGCTGTTGTTGTAGGTGCCGCAGGGCTAGGTCAGGGTGCTTCCGGAACATCTGGAGGAACCAGTTCTTACAACTCGATCTCGGCGACAGGTGGTGGTGGAGGCGTCTCTATGACCGGTGGAGTTGGAGACGCACAAGCTCTGGGAGGCGCCGGTGGTGCTGGTTCCGGAGGAGACGTGAACATGATTGGCGGTGACGGTGGCCGTGGGCAACGTCTTGGATACAACGGAACTTCCACCAACACAGTTCTTCGTGGTGAGAACTACGGAGGAATGTCTCCTTATGGAGGCGGCGCGGCCATGTTCGCGGGTAGTGGTGCAGGCGGCGGCACAGCCGGAAAGTTTCCGGGTGGAGGCGCGGCAGGCGCCAATGCAGTTGGAAACACAGGACAAGTTGCGACAGGCATCAATGGTGCAGGCGGCCTTGTTGTCGTTACTACCTATTTCTAGGAGAGCTAATGGGAGTCGTTGTCATCTATGCGCCTCATCCTGATGACGAGACGTTGTCGATGGGGCTGGCGATTGTGCACTACCTCGCAGCGGGCTGGGACGTACATCTGGTCTCGATGACCCGAGGTGAGGCAGGTGGCCCGCTCGGGTCGTACAACGGCACCAATGCTTGTAACTGGGCGAACCACCCCTACACGCACGACCCGATCCAAGAGGGTTACGCGACGAACGGTCCTCTCACGAACACAGATCTTGGTGCGGCTCGGTTGTTGGAGGCCCGCTCTGCTCTTGGCGCGATGGCGACCGTCACGCCGAACTCGGGTGTGGCGGCCACGGGCAGGGTCTATCACCACGAAGGTGGTCTGGCAGACGGTTTCGGCACGAACAGCCCGACTGCGGTTGCCGATGCGCAGGCTGTCATCTCCAACTTCGTCACCACGTTCCCGAACGCGTACCACCGGACGATGAGCCCGACTGACAATCACCCGGATCACGCTGCGTGTGGGCAGGCTCTCCGTAACCTCAAGAACGTGAACCCAGATCTCGCCGGTGCGATGTTCTTCGTTTCGCGGCTCTACTGGGATTACGCGCAGAACCCTGACGTTGCCGCTCAGCCTGGTCTCGCCTGGTTTCCCACGACCTCGCGCAAGTCCACGTTCGATAGCGTCTTGCGGACGCGAGTCGTGCCGTGCTTCAGTCAGTGGAGCCCTGCTGCCGGTTCGTACGCGATTGGGTATCACCAGGTCGCACAGCAGTTCGCCAACAACTACGCCTCGAACGTGACCATCGCTTGCCTCTGGCACGCGTAGTAACTGAGAGTCTGGTGACGGTCCGGTTACGGGTGTAACCGGAGCACGATTTCCGCCGATTCTAAGTAGACAGGAGTCAGCAGCGAGAGGGGAACTTGCTGATGCGTAAAAGGCACCCTCCACACAGATTGTGATCAGCAATCTTCCGCCTTGAAGGGTAGGTGCCTGATGATCGACCCGAAGCTCAAGAAGCAGATCATCTATGTAGTCACCGCAGTCTGGGCGCTTAACTTCCTGGTCGGAATCATTCCGTGGTTCGACTACAAGCCCGATCAGGCTATTAACGCTATCTTCATGGCCATCGTCGGTGGCCTGTTCGCCATCTCGGAACGGCGGCCCTCTAACCGTGAGGACAGCAAGGACAAGAAGGAGATCGAAGACAAAGACTCAGATCGGGAGGAGAAGTGATTGAGGAACTCCTCCCATCAGTCTGCTGGTCGCTGATCGGCTTCCTCATCGGGTGGCTGTTCGGGCGAGAGATGCTGTTCATCACTCAAATCAGGGAGGCAGTCGTGCCTGAGGAAGAGCGCGACCTCACCGAGCACAAGGTTGCGGATACCCCTGAGAAGCGCTCGCGACTGCTGGGCTTCATTGTCGTCATCCTTGCTGTGTTCACCGTTCTGCAGGGCTCGTACTTCACCTATGAGAACAAGAAGCAAGCTCAGTGCCAGGCTCAGTACAACAGTGACTTCGCTGCTGTTGTCAGGAAGCGTGCTCAGTGGGCTGACGAAGACAAGCAAGCGGAACTGAAGCTGTTCCGAGATCTTCTCGGGGCCAAGCCTGGTACGGGGGCCAAGATCCTGCAGGACTACCTGGAGACAACGTCGCGCACCGACAAGTTGCGCCAGGAGAACCCGCTTCCGAAACTGGAAGATCGTGATTGCTGACGATGAAGCGTAACCGTTCAGTTCCCTTCCCGATCATGGTCGTTTTGATCTTGCTGGCCATCTTGACGTTGGCTCAGATCTATCAGACGAACTCCGACCTCAAGTCGGCCGAAGGGCGCATCACCACTGGCCAGGCCGAGCGCGAGAAGCTCGCAGCAGCGCAGAACAACTCTGTCGAGCAGACACAGGCACTGGTCAAGCAAGTCGAGTCGCTCGGCGCCAAGCCGGTAGTGAACAGGAACGACATACCGCAGAAGGTTGTGGTCGGGCCGCAAGGTCCGCAAGGCGACACCGGCGCGCAGGGTCCGGCTGGCGCAATCGGCCCTCAGGGACCACAAGGTCCGATTGGGCCGCAAGGTCCTACTGGTCCGGCAGGACCTGCAGGCAGGTACCCAGATTGCTTGCTCACCATCACCAAGTGCGTTGGTGCAACCGGCCCGGCCGGTAAGGACGGAGCACAAGGTCCAGCAGGTAAGGACGGTGCAACCGGTCCTCAGGGACCCGCTGGTCCGGCCGGGCAAGACGGTAAGGACGGAGCACAAGGCCCGGCTGGACCCGAAGGTCCTGCTGGTCCTCAAGGACCTGCAGGTCAGGACGGCAAAGACGGTGTGCAGTGCTTGTCGGGATACACGCCTCAGGAGATCACTGTGCTGGTCTCAACGACGCCTCCCACTACACGCAACATCTACACCTGTGTCCTTGCTGACGGCTGACAACCGATTCTCTACAGGACAGAAGGAGGCCAAGACATGGCTGATGCAGTAGTGGCGAAGGTCGCGCATCCGTGGCGTCGAGTGCTACGAACGATCATTGCGGGTCTGCCTGGTGCCGTCATCGCGGTTCCGTTGATTATCAACCAGCTCAACCTGGACCCGGACAAGTACCCGAAGTTGTACGCCTTCGCGGCCGGTGTGCTGGCCCTGACGGCGATCATCACGCGGTTGCTTGCGATCTCGCAGGTCGAAGCGTTCCTGCAGAAGACGCTGAAGTTTCTCGCCGCTGACGACGTGGCGACCGAGGACACTCTGGCCGTGGTGCCAGGCGCCGTTGTCGGTCCTGTGGACAACACGACTGGTGCAGTTGCTGGTACGGGATCTGAGTTGCCAACCGGTTCTGCGGTGGTTGTGACGTCTTCGCCGGTGACGAATGTCAACATCGAGCCGACTGCACCCCCACTGCCTGAGTGACGCTCGACAACTCGCGGTGTACTCTCGTGTCAATCAGATCGGTTTCTTTGACGGGGAGGTCCGCATGGCACAGATCGAACTTTCCGACGAAGAGCTGCTTCTGAGATACGGCGCGCTGATCTGGTGCGCCGTATCTGCGTTCGGAGAGGACCCGTCGTACCTCGGTGACATGGCGGCACAGGCTCGGATGATCTCGTACAAGCGCGACCTCTGGTCGGCTCGGTCAGAGGCTCAGAAGCGCGGTGTCTCAGGCGACGAACTACGTTCCGTGACGCAAGACATCCTGCAAGAACGCGGTGTCCGCACCCCTCGCCGCGCCCGTGCTGCCTGAAACTCCGTACGTGAGATGTGACTGCAGCCGCTCCTGAGTTCGACCTGGACCCGAAGAAGAGCTACGCCGACAAGATCCGCGACTCTCAGGACATCGAGATCCCGCACCTTGAGGCCTGGAACTACAAGGCGTGCAAGCATCACGACACCCCCCGTCCCGACTGCGAGTACAAGCTCTGCGGAGGCGAGCTGTTCGGGCATCAGAAGGTCGGTATCTCCTGGCTGTATCTGAAGGAGAGGGCGATCCTCGCAGACCTGATGGGACTAGGCAAGACCAACCAGATCCTGGGTTTGATCGCGCTCCTGAAGCAACGCAACGAGCTTGGAGGTCGTGCCCTCATCGTCTGTCAGACGGCAGCGGCGATGCAGTGGCTGGAAGAAGCTCAGCGGTGGGTGCCGACGATTCATTTCGAGGCCATCCTGTCCGGCATGAGCAAGCCTGCCCGGGTGAAGCGCTACGCGCAGAGCTGGGAAGTCCTCATCATCGGTTCGCACATGGCCTTGAAAGACGCACGCATCCTCACCAAGCTCGCTCCGAACATCCTGGTCGTGGACGACGTGGACCCGATCCTGAACCACGCGAACCGCACGCACAAGCTTCTGGAAGAGCTGTCACGCTACGCACACCGCTCGATCGTCATCAACGCGACCATCATTCAGATGCGGCTGCAGCAGATGCATGCAGCCGCGATGCTGACGGACGGTCTGGACGTCTTCGGGCCGCTCGGCCGGTTCGAGAATCGGTACATCCGCAAGGAACCGATCACGGTGTACGACTACAGCTCGGGTAGCTCGAAGGTCGAAGTACAGACCACAGGCTTCAAGAACATGGCTGAACTCAAGGCCAAGGTCACGCCGATGTTCCTGCAGCGTAAGTACACCGATCTGAAGGACGTCAGCATGCCGATGCTGATGCCTCCTCAGGATGTCTGGCTGGAGCTGTATCCGGAGCAGCGGAAGCGGTATCAGGAGCTTCAGGACTCGGTCTCCAAGATGCTCATCCACACAGAGGACGGGGTGGTCGTCAAGGCGCTGGATGCTCGATTGAAGGTCGGCTACGGGCAGCGCATCTGCGCAGGACTGCAGGCGCTCGGTGAGCCGGATGGTCCTGGTGCATCGGTGAAGCTCGACTGGCTCAGCCAGAAGCTGCAGACGGACTGGGCAGACCAGAAGGTCGTGACGTTCATCCACAACACGGCGTCGGTGGATGCCTTGGACAGACGGCTGAGCGAGGTCGGCATCCACACGGCACGCATCTGGGGGAAGGACGCTTCGTCGGTACGGCGCAAAGAGGAAATCGATCGTTTCTGGTCAGATCCGAAATGCCAGGTTCTGATGGGTACCTCGGCTATCGAGAGGTCGCTGAACCTGCAGTGCGCGAACATCATGGTCTTCGTTGACCTACAACTCAACCCGGCGCGTGTGTCACAGACGGTAGGTCGTGTCCGGCGCGTGGGCTCTGGCTTCGACCGCGTATTCGTGTTTAACCTGTTGACAGTTGACACACAGGAACAGAAGTACAAGGCCATCCTCGCCACTCGCCAGGCGCTCAGTGACTATGTCTTCGACAGCGAGACGGAGCTGTTTGATCAGCTCTCACCCACCCAGCTTCTGGAGTTGATCAAACCGTGACTGACGTAGTGCCGGACAGCTCAGGACGCGCGATCGATTACGCGCTCTGGGACAGGATCAAGCAGGGAGAGGTCTCCGCGAAAGAGGAGATCATTCTGCGTAATCGCGAGCTTGTGGAGCGTTTAGCGCGGAAGATGGCCCGCAACCTCCCACAGCACGTGGACATCTCTGATCTCGTCTCCTACGGCGTCCTGGGGCTGTTCAGAGCCGTTGACCGGTACAACCCCGATCGCGGTGTGAACTTCGAGACGTTCGCGGCGGCGTCGGTCAGGTCTGTCATCCTGGACGAGTTGCGGAAGCTCGACTGGGCGCCACGCTCACTGCGCAAGAAGCAGCGGGATCTGAAGACGGCTCAGGACGAGCTGACCAAGGACCTAGGCCGTGACCCGACGCCTGACGAAGTGGCGACCAAGCTCGGATGGGAGGTCGAAGAGATCTCTTCGACGGCGTCCAAGGCCGAAGCGTCGTATCACCGTTCGTTGGACGAAGGCGACCCTGAGCGTGACTGGGGTGGCCGTGAAGGCGTTGAGCGCGGAGTCGCGATCGATGCGAAGCAGATACGCCATGCGATGGTCCTGTTCCGCGACGTCATCCGTGAGATGCCGGTGCAGGACCAGACAGTTCTGGTGCTCAGGTACTTCGAGGGAATGAAGCTCTCGGCTGTGGGGGAGGCACTCAAAATTACCGAGAGCAAGGCCAGTCAAATTCATGCGCGAGCTGTTCTGGTGGTTCAGGACAATTTGTACCGGTTGCTCGACGTAGCAGCCGACAATTAGGAGTTCTGATGAGTGCTTTATCGGACGCGGATTACGTGGTTCTGGTCCTGCAGAATCAGCAGCAAGATCGTGCGTCGGAGATCAGCTCGAAGCTGGAGTCAGGAGAGCTGGAACTTCGGAAGAAGAGCACGCTCATCGATCGTCTCGGCACTGGGTTCTTCATCCTGCTGACGGTGGCGTTCGTCGGTTTTCTTGTCGTCTTCCTCGCGGGGGTTGCGAAGAATCTTCTGCAGATGGTCTGGTGAGGGTTGACAGCTGTAACCTCCCGTCGTACGTTGGTTGTACCGAAGGGAAGGAGGCGCAGAGGGTGATCGTCAAGGAACGTGAGCTGGTGATTGTGACGCCAGGCCAGCATCGTGTCTGGGTCGGAGACGTCCGTATTGTTCCGGGGTTCTTGCCAGATGACGAGTGGTTCAAGGTAGAACACCAGCTTGTTTGTTCTGAGTGTCACCGAGGTGTTCGAGTGCAGGATGAGCACCGCTGCGACGAGCCTGACTGAGGGCACATTCAGGTCCCTGCCTGACCGGGAAAGACGACGGCCGGGCGGGGACCCACCAACGTACTGGGGAAGAAGGAGTCGTGGAGGCAGATCACAAGCTGACTATCCTCGGAGGTCAGTGCAAGCTACATCATCCGGCTGGGGAGAAGGGACACTGCGAGGTGCAGGACGCAGTTGAGCTGAGCCACATGGTTCGATTCCTGCCATCAGGTCTCTACTGGGCGTTCGCGACGCGTTCGTGCCGTCTGCACGTTCAGGAGATCTACCAGGCTCACGTACCGGAGCTGGTCGGTTGACCGACCCGGCGTTCGAAGCCCTGATCCAGTACCGTAGGCAGCTCCGAGAGAGGCAGACGGTACTGGATCTGTCTTGGGGTCTGACTTCGCGTGGGCTGACTCTCGCTCAGCCGATCTGGCACTTGACGGTCGGCAAGGAACCTCCCGCACGCTCTATCTGCGGAAAAGAGCTGGTCAAGGTAGTACCGAGGTACATGCTCCCTGCGGGGAACTCGGTCTGTGGCCGCTGTAAGCTGTGGGCGGCTCAAGGTTGACAGTTGTCGCCTTATACGGTAATCTGAAGGAAGAGTCCAGCTGTACTCTCACAAGCTGGAATATGAGGAGGCGGTAACCATGTGGGTGTTCACGCGGAAGGGCTTCTACTCGGTAGTGGCCTATGACCCGAAGCAGGACAAGGAGACCAAGTCTCCGTTCAAGAAGATCGCGAAGAGCAAGTTCACGCACGTCTTAGTGCGCGCACGCGTCAAGGAAGACCTCGAAGATCTGCGGAAGGTCGTCCCGAACGTCAAGGTCGTGGACGACGTCATCGCGGACTACAAGTACCGTGCCGTCATCTCGCGTCGGCAGTGGAAGAAGTTCTTGGACCTGGCCGTCGATGACATCGACTACGACTCGCACTTCAAGGAAGTCATGCGAGCCGGTGACAAGCATCAGCCGCAGGCACGCTACGAAGCCGTGTCGAAGGTGTGGAGCGCGATGATTCAGCTTCAGCCGGTCGGTGCCTGGGCCAGCTCTGGCACTACCCCCACTGGGGGGTGGGGTTACGGCAGTGGCGTGACGACCTTTGGCAAAAGTGAAAAGTCCGCCTATTCCAACGTCGACCTCGACGCGTGGCTCGAAGAGCGGGCGGCGGAAGAGGAAGCAGCGGCGTACGCCGAAGAAGAGGATGCGGCGCTGGTAGACGACAACTCGCCTCTGGACATCCGTGACGTGCGGTCGTACATCCTTTGCGCGTCGGATAAGTATCCCGACTTCCTGACTGAGTCCGAGGTTGCTCGTGCCACCGAGGCAGGGTTCGAACTGTGGGTGCGCGTCATGGAGGACCGCAAGAAGATCGGCAAGGCGAATCTGAACGTGGACGAGGACTACCTGGACTCGGTCATCGAAGAGATCCGCCTGAAGCACTACGAGACCACTCCTGAGTCCGAGTGGTCTCGGGAGTTCGCAGACGTTCCTGAGGGAGAAGACGTTCAGGAGCCGAAGGCCTGAACGTTCTTTTCGGCAAGACCCGTACGTAAGAAGTGAGAGGCTTGCGTACGGGTCTTGCCTTGTTTTATGGGCGAAAGGCAGATCGATGACTGAAGAAGAGCTACAGGCCGGGCTCGACAGAGTGAATGCGGTAGACCCTCCGGAGTACTGGCCGTCACCTCTGCTGGCGATCTACCGGCATCCCTGTATGGGAGCACGTATCGCGAAGCGCACCGGCCGTCCTGTGTCGACAGCGATCGACCTACATGAAAGGTACGTGGTGGGCTGGTTCTTCGACTCAGCAGGAAGTGCTGCACCGAGAGAAGATCCGGGGGCAGAGATCGCGATCCTTTATCGCGAAGGTTCCTGTAAGCACTGTGGTCAGACTGCACGTTCGAGGAGAGGCCGGTTCGTGCGGACGGACGATCGTCCTCCGGTGATGGGAAGGGTTGCGAGAAGCTAGATGTCAGATCACCGGCGTACCGTCCTTGCTGGCATTGTTCCTGATCGACGTGATCTCTGGCTTTACGCTCAGCATCACCTGGAACCGGAGCATTTCGGCGACCCGGACGAATCGACAACGCGTAAGATCTTCGAGCTATTGGAGAAGTATTACGACATCACCGGTGATGTATTGCCGGTAGCAACTTTCTCCGACCTCTTGTCTCGCTCCGAGGTGGACGAGTCCAAGCAGCTGCTGTACGAGCAGGCCTATGCCGATCTCGCGAGCTATCAGCCTGCTGAGCATGAGTTCCGCTACGCCGTGGATGCGCTCAAAGATCTGCGATCGAAGCAGCGCACGGGCGAAGCGATCGCGACGTCGTTCGAGATCTTGCAGCATGGTGTCAGCCTGCAGGACCGGAAGCTCCAAGGGCATCAGGATGCCCGCGACTTCCTCTACAGCGAACTAGGAGAGATCGACAAGCTCAACAACCACGAGTCCGCTCCTGAAGGTGACATTCGGCTGGAGAAGGATGACGTTCTGCAGGAGTACGCCGACAAGAAGTCGGGCGACTCAGGCATCGGCATCCTGTCAGGTATCCCGTCCGTGGATCTCGTGACAGGTGGTTTCCAGAATGGCGAGCTGGGACTCATCGCGGCGTACACCGGCAATGGCAAGAGTCAGCTCCTGACTCAGATCTGTTGGGATGTCTCGGTGATGCAGGGCAAGAACTTCTTGCTGGCAACGTCGGAGACCGTGCGTGGGCAAGTGCGCCGACGTTTGATCGCACGGCACAGCCGGTTGCCTCAGTTCAACTACCCGAAGGGCTTGAACGTCCGAGACATCCGTGATGCGACGCTCGATCCGGAGCAGGAGAAGGTCTTTCAGGACGTGCTGGAGGACATGTACTACAACTCCAGCTACGGCAAGCAGTACATCGCTCAGGTGCCGCGTGGTGCGACGCTCGGCTACGTCGAGGCGAAGATGAAGCGGCAGGGCGAGCTGTGGGAGATCAATCTTGTCGGCATCGACTATCTGGCCCTGCTCAAGCCTGACCGGCGACGGGACAACAACCGCGAAGAGCTGAACGACATCCTGAAGGACTCCAAGGTCCTCGCTACGTCCTTCTATGACGGCAAGGGTGTTCCGATCCTCAGCCCCTGGCAGATGTCTCAGAAGGCCTTCAAGGACGCCATTTTGGCCGGGCAGTACCAGCTGGCCAATCTCGCGGATACCAGCGAGGCCGAGAAGACCCCCGATCAGATCGTCGCGCTACTGCACACGGACGACAATCCGAACGTGACCAAGGGCCAGTTCCTCAAGAACCGTGACGGCGAGATCCCTCCGGTGTTCACGATGAGTGTCGACTACCGCAACGCCTACCTCGGTGAATTCGACGGCGGCTCGTCTTCTCTTGACCTTCTGTCTTCGTCCGGTAACTCCACGGGGACCTTCGGAGGCACTGTCGACATGATGAGCTGGCTGAACGATTGAGTACTAGGCAGTAGCGGTTTACGGGTGTAAACTACGTTCGAGGTGTATCAGGAGGCTGAGTTGGAACTTCGAGGCGCGGAGATGTACCGGCGTAAGCCGGTCGATGACCCACGTCTCAAGGCTCTTCGTGCCGAAGTCGACAAGTCCAACACTGTGCCGATTCAAACCGTGCTCAAGGATCTCTTCGGCATCTATGTGCCAGGTGGTCTGGACCGGTCTTGGAAGACAACGTGCCCCTTTGGCTTCGAACATCCGGACGGAGGAGTCGAACGCAACATGCGTGTGTACGGCTCCAACTCGGCCTACTGCTTCGCCATGCACGGGTTCTTGACTCCGGTCAGGCTGGTGCAACTCCGTAATGAAGTCACGCAGCGTCGAGCAGCGCGGATTCTGGCTGAGCAGTACGGGCTGGCGAAGCGTGAGCCGTATTGGGTCAGGATGCAGCAGCTTGTCCTGGACCAAGCGACCAAGGTGCAGGAGGCAGGATCACCTACACACGCTGTGGCGGCTCTACAGGCCGCTCTGGAGCGGCACGAGAGTTACACGATGAGACAGTTCGATCCAGATGTCACACAGGCGATGGAAGTCGAACTCGAACGACTGGACGAAGTACTGAGAGCGAGAGAAGAGGGAGGTGTCCGGGCATGGTTCAGGGAAGCGCTAACTCGGATGAGCAGGATTCTATGATCCCCCCGCTAGAGGGGTGGATCGTGGCGTCCGACGCAGCAGAGCTGCTGGGACTGACGCGTCAGTCGATCAACAAGAAGATCAGGAACAACGTGTTTCCGGGCGCTCGCCGTATTGGGTCACAGTACGTGCTGCCTGAGGAAGAAGTTGAAGCAGAACGCTCACGCAGAGACGATTAGTTGACAACTGTCACCTCTATCCGTTAGAACTGGGGCAATGCGGTACTTGAGGCAGTACGGCATCCCAGTGACCATCGCTTCGTTGCTTGTTTACGCAGCTTGGTCCTGGGGTGTCCTTCTTTCCCGTTCGTAGGAGGCAGATGTGTTCGCGACGTTCACTGTTGACGTCGGTGTGGCGCTCTCTCGTCCTCCGAAGCGTGACGACTCGATCTACTGCATCGTTGCTGTTGACATGAGCAACAAAACACAGGAACGAGTCGAGAACGAAGCGCGTCTTATCGCGTGTCAGATGGCGGCCACTCAGCCGCGCGTGGCGATGCCTGTGTCAGCAGAGATCATCGCTGTGGATTACGAAACCACGGAGGCAGAAGTTGGTGAAGGTAATGGAGAAAGAGCCTGAGGTTGTCGAGGCTTCTCCGATCGAAACGACTGTGACCCTTCCGGTTACGAACTCGTTCTACGACGACGTGATCCGGGACCAGAAGTTCGACCCGGAAAGTGCGAAGCGCATGTCGCTGGAGTTCGAGGACGATCTTGCGCGGCAGGTTTCTTCGCTGCACGAGACGGCACGGCTCTACACGGCGCCTCCGTCGATCACGAACCGTGGTCCGCTCCCGAAGCCGAAGGAGGGCGAGGAGTGAGCGTGACTCGAAAGGACGTGCTGCAGGTCCTGACAGGAGGTCTTTTCGTTGCAGCAGCGCTCAATCTCGTGTCGTGCGGCACCAAGGCCGATGCACCGGAGCCTAGTCCGAGTGACATCATCAACGGCACGCACACGCAGGTCATCAAGATGCCGGACGGGTTCCGCAACATCGCGTTCACGTGCTACGGATCGGTGGGTGTGTACGTCACCAGTCGAGGTGTCGCAGAGACCGATCCTCAGCCGTCCGGTGTGACGGTGCTGGCGAGCGACCCGCACTGCGCGAGGTAAGAGACCTCACGGCGCCATTGTGTTGAGGATGCCCAAGTGTAGTCGCGCCGTGCTCAAGCAGTAGCCCTGAAGTTGACAGTTGTCACCCTCAGGGCTACTCTTCATGTAGAGGGACTCTCACCTCTCACCGAGGAGGCTTCGATGAAGACGTACCACACGACCGCGCCATCTGGCGTCAAGGTCGTTTCTGAGGTTCCGTTGGACTACGTGGATTCGTGGTGGCGGTTCGGTTACGTGAGCTTTGCGTTCTACAGCTACGTGACCTGGGGCAAGAAGGTCCGGCAGGCGTTGTCTCGAAAGCCTGTCGCGGCTGCGGAACTGGACGAGCAGGCGCAAGGGAAGGTGGGCACCCTCTGATGTGGGGTACGGCAACGGTTCGGGGCGAGTCAGACGTCATCGTGCGTCGGCTGAACTTCGATGAGCAGTACTGCTGGAAGACCGAACAAGAGATCGAAGGTCATCGACTGCACACCGACGAGGACGTGGAGGACTTCGTACCGCACAACTGGTCGTGGCTTGAGCGTCGATCGATGCGCAACCCTGATGGTGAAGCCTTCTGGGAGTGGTATTCGAGCTACAACGACCCGCACTACTGGGTCTCTCTCAGCCTGCTGTGGGACAGCTGGGGTCTTGGGCCGAACTACGAGCGTCAGTACGGGTCGGACTGGTCCGAGGATCGGTGGTTCGTGAGCTTCTCGTTCGGCCCGCTGCACTTCTCGGTGAACCGTATCTGGAACACTCCGAAGCAGCCTTACCTGGAACGGAGGGGGTGAAAACATGCAATACGTCATTGGGACTTCTCACGATTCCGAGGACAACACGTTCCGCGAAGGACCTCGGTTCTACGGCTTCTTCTCGTTCAAGGAAGGCGCGTATCACGTAGGCGAGAAGCTGACGCAGGACGGCGGCCCGGAAGCTGGGCGGATGTTCGACGTGCACGAGGTGATCCATCCCGGCCCCAGCTCACTCGCTGAGTGGCTGATGAAGGTGCGTGAGGAGATCGAGCGTCAGTTCACAGCGTTTTACGACGTTAACGACGACAAGTTCTACGACAATCCTGTCGTGGCGTTCAGGGACGAAGACGAGCCTGCGAACGCGGCCTACAAGGGCGCGAAGATCGCGATGCAGCTCTTGGAGGTGCAGTGATGGCCGAAGGTGCCACGCTGTTCATGTTCGGGGTCATCCTCGGAGTGGTGATCACGCTGTTCGTTCAAGGAGAGCGTGACAAGCGGCACCGTAAGAAGTTGGCTGACGCGCCCAAGCCTGTCTGTACGTGCGGACATGCCAGAGGGATGCATCGTGACGGTGGCAAGGGTGAGTGCGCTGTCTCGACGTACATGTCTGTCATGGCGTCGAAAGGACTGAAGTGTCCTTGCCTGATGTACGACGGTCCGATCCCGTTGCCCGAGTACTACTCACCTGAGATCACTGGTTAGGAGGAAGCATGAACATACTGAAAGCGATCGAAGAGCTGGAGACGAAGAAGAAGGAGGTCGAAGACCTCTCTGAGGCCCTTGTAGCCGAACTCGCTCCCCACATCGAGGCGTGGAACGTTTTCGTCAAGGAGTTCGACCAGCGTTGGCGCGAGGCACATCCTCGGCCTTCTCAGCCCTACGGTGAGCCGTACCCCTGGCGAGACGTTATCGGCCAATCTCGTGCTCCGGTGATCCCGAACTACTCAACCACCTGGCGCGAGGTAGACCACGGCGGCGCCGGGAGGATCTTCCTCAGCGGCGAGTACTACGACGGTGATTCGTGCTCCGGTTGGCTCAGCGAGGACTTCGTCACCGATCAGGAGGCGTGCAAGCGACGGCTGACCACCGAGTGGACGGAGAAGGCTGAGAAGCTTGCACAGAAGCAACAGCAGGCGCAGTCGGACAAAGAGCGCAAGGAATACGAGCGGCTGAAGGCCAAGTTCGAGACGAGAGGTTGACAACTGTCTCCTAGCTCCGCTAACTTCGGAAGCAAAGGACGGGACTCTCACCCCGAAGGAGGTAAGAAGATGCGCAAGTACGCGAACGCGAGCGAGGCACTGAAGGCCTTGCAGCACATGACCAAGAACGGGCAGACCTACACGCCGGTGCAGGTCTACAACAGCGCTCAGCGGTCGGAGGCGTGGGCTCAGAAGAAGGGCTCTGCGATCGAGAAGGCCATCTGGAGCAAGGTCAAGGCCGACGCCGAAGCGCTGGTCGCTGTGTCGTACGCCAAGGCCAAGAAGGCAGGCAAGTTCATCCCATGTGATGAGAACTGCATGGGCTCGGTTAGTCCGGACTGTGAGTGCAGCTGTGGGGGGACGAATCACGGCATCCATGCCGCGATCGCGGGCTGATCGATCCGAGAGAGGCCACATCGAGCACGGCTACCAAATAGTCCGCGCCTCTCTCGCTTGTCCCGGGTAGCTCAATAGGTCAGAGCAGCACCCAGTAGGTCTCCCTGGGCGGGGGAGGCTGAAAGGAGCGAGTGTCGGTTCGAGTCCGACTCCGGGCACCAACCCCGACTCAACCCGAGTCGGGGTCTCTTTTGAGGGGAAGTAAATACGTTGCGTTTCATCAAGAGCACGGCCGGTCGTATTCTCACTGCCGGTATCGTGGCTGTCGTGGGTCTGCTCGGGTACGCCGTCATCTCCGACGCTGCTGTCCAGCCCGACTGCAAGAACCTGATGTACCCGCTCTGCCCGCGTTCGGTGGCTGCGCTGCAGGTCGTGGACAACAGCCTGCCGAAGTCCAAGATCGTCCCGGCCGATCGTGACGCGTTCCTGAAGGACACGAACACTCCGGACGTCAAGGGTGGTGTGGAGGTCAAGTACGTCGGTGGCGGCGCGATCGAGCACCTGGGTGGCAAGTACTTCGGCGACACCACCGCGACGTCGGACGACCAGTTCACCACCCTGGGGCACTTCACGCTGCCGAAGGGCACGTGGCTGGTCAACACCTCGGTGGTGTTCAACCGTACCGTGACGGGCGCGCAGGGCTCGATGCCGCAGGTAGGTCTGCGCTTCGGTCAGGACCAGACGCTGAGCGGTGACGCGAAGTGGGGCACTGACGTCGGCACGGTCGGTGGCGTCGCGATCAGCCCGGCGAAGGGCCACGACCTGTTCGGTTCGACGGTCAAGTTGATCACCGTCGATTCCACCACCGAGGTCTACCTGTACGGCTTCGGCTACAACTACGACCAGAGCACGGCCGGTTCCGGCGAGATCACGGCGGCTGTCACGGTCGCCGCAGCGCGCGCTTAGTACGTCTCTCAGGGGGCAGGGAAACCTGCCCCCTTTGGCGTGCCCAAAAGGTTGTCGTGAGTCAACTCCCGATCCAGTACGTAGACCGCGGAGGCCTGTATTACGGTCTTGTCACAAATCCTCAGCTCACGCTCAGGCACATGTCGCACGCAGGCCCCAAACTCCGTACGGAACGTCGTAGACCACCACAACTTTCCCTTAAATCCGAACGCGAGTGAGTTTCCCTGACGGAGGCAGAGATGAGATTGAAGACCATCTGGACCATCCCGGCCATGTCGCTTCGAGAGCGACTCAGCCGTACTGGTGAACTGGTCCTGATGACGACGGCACACCACCTACCGCGCCGACTGGCCTACTGGTCGTTCATCGACACAGGCGTTCGGCACATCGGAGATACCGAAGAGGTTCCGGCAGTCACGTACGCGGTACTGCTCGAACGAGCTGGGAGACAGGCATGACCCTTCGGGGAAAGCTCATCACCTGGACGTTGATCGCGCTGTTCGCGTGGTTCGTCCTGACGCAACCGGCCAATGCCGCAGGAGCTGTCGGCGAAGCCTTCAGCAAGCTGGGCGACGCGGCCGACAGCGTGCTGACGTTCCTGACCGCCTTGTTCAAGTAGCAGCTCAAGTGAGAGGAGGAAGACGATGACGGTAAGGGTGTACAACGACGAAGGGCACGAGTTCGCGACCTACCCTTCGGGGCTGAAGGTGGTCCGGTTGGACAATGGAGTCCTTCAGATCTTCAAGGACGCGGCGAAGATCAACTGCATCGCGATGCACAACACGCAGTGCTGGTCGTACGTGACGGTCACCGAGGACGACACGGTAAACGGTCAGCGCACAGCAGAAGGCGCAGGCGAGTGACGGTGGACGAGTTCCTGACGTCGGGTCAGGAGTGGGCTCAGTACTACGGGATCGTGATCTACGATTCGGACGGCTGGGCGAGGAACAGCCCTCTGGGCTACTGCTCGCTGGCCGACCTGATCAACGAGAGGGAGTTCTGGATGCGGGTCGTGTTGTCGACCTGTACGAAGTTCCCTGACAAGGCGCGTGAGCGCCTGAACTGGTTCAAGGAGCAGGGAGGTCTGGGGTATGGCCGACAAGGCTCAGAAGAGCAGTCAGAGTCCTCGGAAGAAGCGCACAGCTGACACGAAGGATACGAACGGGAATCGGTCGACGGGACACTGGGAGACGACCGACACCGGGACGAACTTCCCGCGCATCTGGGTCGAGGACAAGCCGAAGAAGAGGACACGATGAGCGAGACCGATCCTGAAGTTACGAGTGACGCGCAAGACAAGCCGGTCGAGTTCTTCCCTGAGGGGTTCAGCTACGAGAACGGCACGACCGACGAGACCGAACTCGAACCCGACGAACCGCCGAAGAGCGGCGAGTGGGTCGATGTTCACGACGTCCTGAGTTCCCTGACCGAGGACGAGCGCGAACAGGGTCTGGCGATGGGCGAGAGCATCGATCCTGAGGACGACACGGACAACGGTCTGTCCGAGAAGGAGAGCTGATGCTGGCGAAGCTGTGGACGCGCCGTTGCCGTGGCTGTGACGATCGCTCACCGCACACGCATCACCTGACGTGGTACGGGCGGTTCGTGTTCCGAGGAGGTTCCAAGTGAGTCAAGCAACCGCACTGCAGAAGGCACAGGCCTTCAAGACGGTTCTGCAGCAGCACGGGGTGCCTGAAGTCTCGATCGAACTGCTGGAAGGCCGCCCGGTCTCCGGTGACCGCTGGGACAGTCTGCAGGTCGTGACGAACTTCGATCATCACGTCGACAGCAGGTACAGCCCGAGCAGCCTGACGCCGGTGCTGAGCTTGTGCAAGAAGGGCCGTAGTGACCTGCCTGGCCCGCTGTGCAACGGTTACGGCGGCTGGGACCTGTGCTACCGGATCATCACGTTCGGGCTGGCGAACCACCCCGGTGAGGGCGGGCCGATCTCGGTGCCGAAGACCGGAGGTGGGTCGTACCGCATTCCGCAGGACTCGGCCCGTAAGTACGCCTGGGGCACCGAGTTCGAGGGCGGGGACGTCGAGTCCGACTGGGACCGGGTCCTGAAGAACCCGCGCACCGGCAAGCAGATGACGTTCAGGGAGTTCATGGGACGTGTCGGGGCTGCCGTGCAGGACTACTTTGGCCTGCCGCGAGGCGCGCACCTGGAGCACCTGACCTGGGCGCCGGGGCGCAAGGTCGATCGGCTGCACTACACGCAGGCCAAGGGTGTGACCGAGATCCAGAAGTACAGCTCGGTGATCACGACGCCGAAGCCACCGAGCAAGCCACCTACGACGCAACCGGAGGAAATCGACATGGCGGCACGTGAGGACATCCTCAACTACACGAAGGCCTGCTGCATCCAGATCCAGAACCACAACGACCAGATGCTGGCGAACACGGCCGACGCGCTGGTCAAGTACATCGACACGACGCGGGACAAGATCATCGCGGCCGATGACATCAGCGACGAAGCTCTCAAGACTCAGCTGGACGCGGTGAAGAGCCTGATCGAGGAGCTGAGGGTGCCGAACGCGACGGCTCCGGAGGCGGACGCTGTCACGGCCTGAACCTGAACACAAGAAGCCGAAGAACCCGCTCAGCAAGTTCGTCACGCCGAAGAAGAAGGACAGCACGACAGTCAGATCGAGACTGGACGGCGTGGTGAGGCGAGCTGCTGAGCGGGCCGAGGTCAACAGCATCGTCAAGAAAGGCAAAAAGTGAAGAGACTGGGGATCGTTCTGGCAGCTCTCATCGCGGGGGTGGGGTTGTACCAGCTCGGTAAGCACCTGAAGGCGTACTACGGCTGATGCCGCAAGGACGCTGTGCAGGCTGCGGGGAAACGGACGTCTCGTGCAAGAAGATCAACGCACACGTCCTCGAATGTCCTGAATACAAGGCGCTCTACAAGGCAGATCCCGATCGTGCTCTGAGTCCGCGCGAGGAGTACCAGCGCTGGCTGCGCGAGGACGGGAAGCTGCAGGACAAGATGGTCCGTGTGCAGGCGCGCTCGGAGCGCGCCGAGGCACATCGAGAGATCAACGATCGCAAGCTGTCGATGGAGGCCGAGAGGTGGTCGGAACCGACCACACACCGGTCGACGTCGAGGCCGGTGACGACTCCTGATGACGGACTGACGTGGGGTATGAAACGAGACCAAGCAGATCCTGAATCCTTTACGGACTTGGGAAAACGAGTCGGAGCTTGGCGTTTCAATCGTTTGGTGCAATGATGCCGCAAGCAACAGTTTACGCCTGACACTGCGAGGTGTTCACGGAGGCGTCTAAGTCCTCGTTCGCAGTGTCAGGAACTCTCACCAGGAGGCGGTCGATGATCATTTCCCGTACAGGTGCGCCGAGGGATTACGCCGACTTGTACACGCATTACTTCGGGATGATGAAGTCCATCGTGGCGAAGATGGGCATCGTGCGCGAGGACGTCGAGGACGTGGCTCACGAGATCCTGCTGAAGTTCATGGAGAAGGACGCGCTGACCTGGTTCGATGCCGATCGTGTCTTCGACGCGGGCGAGAATCCGCGCACCGAGGGAGGCCGCTGGCGTGCTGCCAGATTCAGCAACCTGCTCCGGTCTTTCACTCAGCGGTACTGCCTGCAGTATCTCGACAAGCAGCGCAACCTCGCCAAACGTGAGCCTGAGTTCGCGAAGCTGGACGCGGTGGTCGGTGGTGAAGAGGACTCGGGGATGACCTGGGGAGAAGCTCACCAGGACCGCTGGCAACCGGCCGAGATGGAGAAGGCGATCGAGTCCCGGCTTGTACTGGTGTCGGTGATGACGACGGCCGAAGTTCGGGCACGGCACACCGCTGAGGTTGCGGAGGCTTCAGCGACGGAGACCGTCTGGAAGCAGCGGAGGCAGGCTCAGGCTGCCGCTAGGGACGCTCAGCGGCATCATGAAGGTATGCAGGCTGTCATGCGGCTTGCAGAGGCAGGAGAGGCGGTCACAGGCGCTTCGTTGGCAAGGATGTGCGGTTGGTCGTCCCGTGTCGGCATCGAGGTGCTGAAAGGGGTACGGCAAGAGCTTCGGGCGGTCGGCTTATGACAGAAGGCCCGGTTTGCAAGAAGTTCCCGAACAAGCACTACCACGTGACGAAGGCCGAGGCGTACGACCACTGGTACTCGCTGAAGAAGACCTACGGCGAGCAGATGATGAGTCCGTGGCTGATGCCTTATCCCTGTGGCGACCACTGGCATGTCGGCAGGGACTGGCGTCGATTCAATAAACAACTGAAGAACGCGTTGCGCGTAGGACGTGCAGCATCCCGGAGGCAGAGGGTGAGGAAACGGCGATGAAAGAGCGATCAGCAACGGTCGTTGTGAGGGTGGAGGACTTCCACGATCACGCGGCCGAGATCTGGGAAGAGGCGTACGACGAAGCCTCGTACGACATGCAGGAACCCCTGCGCGTGAGCAGTCAGCTCTCGTTCTGCAGGAACGTGGACGACGAAGGCAGGGCCATCGGTGTGGCGTGCACGCTTGAGCAGGCGAAGTACGCAGCGTGCACGGTGACTGCCAAGGACCTCAGCGAGACGGCAGATCAGTACGACTGGGAGCCTCTCTGCAACCAGCGACGGCCGAAGGTCGTGCGGCGGGTGATGCACTCGTGAGCCCGGTGACACCGAACCAGCTTCTTGAACGCATCAAGCAGACGCTCAGGGTCTATCCCGAGTACGGGGACACTCCGATCCTGGTCGAAGACGAACACGGTGTTCTGGACATCATGCATGTGACTGCCGTCGAGGGGCTGAACGGGCAGCTGGAACTGATCATCGATCGAGCCGAGGCGAGCACTGAGTGAACCTCGTAGGGCACAACGAACTACGCAAGCATCTCCTCACTGATGAGCTACCGGCTGTCGTTCTGATCGAGGGCGCGGCCGGTATCGGGAAGTCGTTGATAGCTCGTGAGGTGGCGTATCAGATAGCGAAGCCCGCAGAGCGGATCATCGTCGGTGAGACGATCTGCACCAAGCAGCTGAACGACCAACTACACACGCACTCGCGAGAGTGCCAGAGCATGACGTCTTCAGTGGCTCGACACATCGTCACAAGATGCCAGATCAAGCCTCGTGGTCAGCGTGCGATCGTGTTCGATGCGGGCAAGGCGACGAACGACGCGCTGAACATCCTCCTCAAGTTGTTGGAGGAACCGCCAGATCGAACTCACTTCCTGCTCTACGCGAGCAAGCCGGTGCTGCCGACCGTGGCGTCTCGTGCAGTCAGATTCAATGCGAGGCCTCTGCAGGACCAGGAGGTGGTGCATCTCCTCGTGGAGCGTGGTGTTCCTGTCGAGAGAGCCGTGAGGGCGTCTCGCTGGGCTACAGGGCGTCCTGGGAGAGCCTTCGAGGTAGAAGAGGCCCTCCAGTACTCAGGAGCAGTTCTGCAGCTCATGCGGGCAGCTACGGAGAACGACAGGCTTCTCCTGAGCAACGTCGCCAAGGCGCTTCGGCCGGTGAACGACAACGAGTGGACGCAGGCACGCGCACGTCAGGGCGAGCACCGCAGAGCAGAGTTGACGGCACAGCTACTGGTCACGGCACTGAGTGAGGCCCGTACGTCGAACTGTCGGCTCTTCACTGACAAGGAGCTGGAAGGTCTCAGGCGCTTTGACCCGAGAGTGCTTGACAGGGCGCTTCGGGTACTCGGCACCAAGGGCCGGTCGGAACTCAAGATCAAGGCCGCCGTCGAAGGCCTGATGCACGCGAAGGAGGTACGCCGTGGCTAACGTCGAGGATGAGGACGAAGAGCTGTTCGCAGGGGCGATCGTCTATTGCCCGACGTGTTGTTCGAACATGGACATCGATGAAGAAGGCTGGGTAGATGTCACATGCAACAACTGCAGCACCCAGTTCAAGGTCAAGATAGACCGGCGCATTATTGCTGAGTACAGCATGTTCGGTTAAGTTCGGCGCATGTGCTTGCGCTGTATTCGAGGTGACAAGATCCCTCACGGAAGTCTCAGAGGCGTGTCTCCTGAGCTCAGATTCCAGACCAAGATCGTGATCGAGGGATCTTGTCACCGTTGGATGGGTGCTCTGGCTGATGGTAGGTACGGCAACTTCTGGGACGGCAAGAAGCAAGTCCGCGCTCACGTGTTCGCGTGGGAACAGGTAAACGGTCCTGTACCGCAGGGACTGCAACTGGACCACTTCAAGTGGCCTAACGATGGTTGCCTAGGTACAAGATGTGTGAACCCTGAACACCTGAGAGCGACGACTCCTTGGGAGAACACTCTCCGATCTAGTAACCCGACGTCGAAGAATCTCGCCAAGACGCAGTGTGTAAACGGGCATGAGTTCACGGATGAGAACACACTGTGGAGAGCTTCAGGAGGAAGATCGTGTCGGACCTGCAACAGGGACAGGATGAGGAAGCTCCGTGCACTCACCCGAGAGAAGCTTGGGTGATCACGAAGACGCTGGGTGGTGCATCTCTCATCCAATGTCGTCTGTGTCGAGAACGAGTCGGCTGAACCCACGCACCTTCGAAACCCAGTGAGGTTACGTTCAGCTAAACTCGTAAGTGAGCCCCCGAAGGCCGAATGCTTCCCAGCAATCCGCTGCCTCTCGGGGGCTCACCATGTCTAGGTAGACCAGTTCTAGGTATCTGCCGATCTCTCCGATGAGCACGAGGAGGATCGGAATGGCTGAGGGCATCAGCGACAACCTGAAGGCTCATCTCGACATCGAGGTGGATGTGACGTCGCTCAGCGACGACGATCTGATGGACGAGTGGACCAAAGCAGCGGAGCTGGCAGAAGCGGCCAAGGACCGATGCCGTGCGTTCAGCGCTGAGCACCAGAAGCGGCTTGCTGCCGCTGAGGACGAGCGCCTGGCGAACAAGGTTCCCTCGGACGAAGACCAGACCGTAGGGAGCGTTGAGTAATGGCGAACGCGCTGTTTGACCCCGGACGCGAGGGCTTTCTCGACGGTTCGATCGACTACGACACTGCGGTGATCAAGGTCAGCCCGGTGCGTGGTTATACCTTCAGTGCCGCGCACAAGTTTGTCTCCGACGTGACCACGGCCGGTGGCGTGCTACACGGTGGTGCGGCGGTTGCGCTGGCCAGCAAGACGGTGACCAGTGGTGTTGCTGACGCGGCTGATATCACCTTCACGGCGCTGACTGCGACCGGTGCTGCTGCCTGTTCGTTGCTCATCTACCAGTCGTCAGCGGTTACTGGTGGCTCTGACGTGGCGGCGACCTCGCAGCGCGTCATTGCCTGGATCGACACCGGCACCAACATTCCGTTCACGCCGAACGGCGGCGACGTGACTGTTGCTTGGGACAACGGAACGAACAAGATCTGGAAGCTCTAGCAGGAAGGGCCGAGTGTGGCAGACACCAAGATCTCGGCTCTTACTGCCGCGACTGCCGCAGCTTCGACGCATGAGTTCGCGGTCAACGAGAGCGGTGTATCGAAGAAACTGACGATGGCACAGATTGCCGCGTACCCTGGCGCTGGCGGCAAGTTCAATGCGTCGACAGCGAACCAGGGCGCCGGTTTTGCTTCGGATACGTACCTGACGGGCTCGTCTATTGCCATTGCTGCTGGTTCACTGATCACAGGGTCGATGTACCGCTGCAAGTTCAATGTCAGCAAGACTGCCGCAGGATCAGCCACTCCGATCTTGACTCTCCGCATCGGCACGGCGGGAACCACGGCGGACACTTCTCGTTGCGCATTCACATTTCCTGCTCAGACAGCGGTAGCTGACAACGGTCTGTTCGAGGTGTTCGCGACCTTCCGATCTGTCGGCTCGGGTACGGCTGCGGTTCTTCAGGGACTGGCCACGTTGGTGCACAGCGGCCAGACCACCACGCCTTGGGGTACGGTGGGTCTTTCGGTTAACACCTCACCTACGGTTGCTGTCACTTCTTCTGGTTTCGACTCCACTGTGGCAGGAAGCATCATCGGACTCTCGGTCAACGGAGGCACGTCTGCGGCGTGGACTGTCAACCTGGTGCAGTCCGAACTGTTCAACCTGGTGTGAGTCGTGGCTTCGCGCTACCTCCTGGAGACCGGTACTGACGGACTACTCCTGGAAGACGGTTCAAGCTCTCTGTTGTTGGATGACTCGTTCTGGGTCGGTCCAGCGACCATCGGCAACACCACTGACGCCAGCTCGACCAGTGCTGTCGTAGACATCTCAGGTGCCCCGGACGGGGAGATTGTCTGGGTGTTCGGTACGCTGAGCGACGCTCAGACATCGAATCTCACAGCTCCTTCAGGCTGGACGATTCTCGGGCAGTTCTCCGAAGGAACGTCGGGGTCATCAGGCAGCCGTTCTATCGTTCTGTGGAAGCAGAAAGCAGGCGAAACCTCGGTCACTGTGACCTGGTCTGTGAGCTGTGTTCCGCAGTTCGTCGCGATGAGCTGGACAGGGTTGGATCAGACGACCCCGGCTGAAGGTCTGACGTGGCTGGCTCACACCTCAGGTACGTCGTATGTCACTGGTGCTGCGACGCCGACGAACACGAACCGCACTGCGGTAGCTCTTTTCAGCTCACGCGGTACGACGGCGGCTTCCGCGTGGAACGTGTTCGGCATGATCACTCGTGCTGCTGTGATCTCTACGACCAATCCGTTTGTGGGTCTGGCAGTTGCTGACTCTGGCGGTGCTGTCACACAGGCGAGTCATAGCTACACGGCTACGAGCCAGACTTCGTCGCATGGCATTGGTGCGATTCTCTATTTGATCCCGGCGACACCACCGGGCTTCACGGTCACAGCTCGCCAGTCTGCCAACTCTGGTACCACGGCAGCTGCGACACAGACCACGAGTTCGGCGACACCGACAGCGAACAGCCTGTTTTTCGTCTGTCAAGGTCAGGAGAACGCGGCGGTAGCGTCCGCGCCTGCCTACCAGACACCTACTGGCGGCTCGCTGACTTACACCTCACTAGCGACCGCAGGTATCGCACCGGCTTATCCGTGGAACAACGATGACTCGTTCCGGGTCGGCAACGCTGTCTACTACGCGTCTGTCGGCTCGTCACCATCAGCGTTCGCAGTCACGGTCGACTCGTATTCCAGCACGCAGACCGGCTACTACGCGACGGTCTGTTTCGACGTCACGGGTTACGACACGAGCAGCCCGATCGTCCAGTCGACGGTCAACGGCGCGACGAAGTCAGGTGGTGACACCGAAACCGGCAGCATCACGCTGACCAGCACTCCGACTGTCGGCAACCTCGTGGTGGTTGTGTTCACCGAGGGTGCGGATAGCGGTGGCGGTATTGCGACTCCTACGGCTGGCAGCGGAAAGACGTTCACCGCAGTGGTCAATCAGACCACCCCCAACTGTCAGACCGGTGTGTTCTATCGGGTCTGGGACGGCAGCGAGTCCACCACGATCAGCACCACGGATCTTGGTGATGCTGTTGGCAACTACTCGGCCATCGCGTTCGAGGTCAAGGCTGCTGCAGGTAGTGGCGGTACGACGGCTAGCCCCACAGGCATCGCCTCAGCAGAAGCGTTCGGCTCTGCCGCTAGCTCATCTACTTTGACGGCGTCTCCGACAGGGATAGCGTCGCAAGAAGCTTTCGGTACGGCGGCAATCTCGTTCGTCACCAACGTCTCTACTACGGGAATCACGTCTTCCGAAGCTTTTGGTGTTGCTGTTCAGTCCAACGTGCTGACGGTGACCTTCACAGGCATTGCCTCGGCCGAGCAGTTCGGTACGAGTACCGAAGGTTCGACGCTCACCACGCAACCGACAGGCATTGTTTCGGCCCAAGCTTTCGGTGCTACTGCCGCGACGTTGGTGCTCACGGCTTCGCCTACAGGCATCACGTCAGCGGAAGTCTTCGGTACGGCTGTTGCTTCACCTGTACTCGCGACGGCACCTACCGGAATCGTGTCAGGCGAGGCCTTCGGCGCGCTGGGTGCGATTGTTCCGATCGCGGCTTCACCTACTGGCATTGCGACAGCCGAGACATTCGGTACGGCGGTCGCTACACGAGTCTTGACGGCTTCACCGACCGGTATTGCGACGGCCGAATCCTTCGGAACTGCCGCTGTTATGACGGTTCTGACGGTTTCGGCGACGGGCATTTCTACCGTAGAGACCTTCGGTACGACTGTCGTTTCTCAACTCTTGACGAGTGCCCCTGTCGGCATCGCGACGGCCGGTGCTTTCGGTACGCCTGCTGTTACGACGGTGCTGACGGCGTCTCCGGTTGGAGTGGCTTCAGGCGAGCAGTTCGGTATCTCCGGTACCGGAGGCGCACTCACCTTGCAGCCTGTCGCGATTGCCTCAGCTGAAGCCTTTGGTGCTGCAGCTGCGACTGTTCCGATCGCGACTCAACCTGCAGGCATCGTCTCGGCCGAGCAGTTCGGTCTGGCCAGTACTGGCGGTGTTCTCGTTGCACAGCCTGTCGGCATCGTCTCGGCAGGAGCGTTTGGTGTCCCGTCTGCGACTGTGCCGATCGCGGTACAGCTCACAGGGATTGCTTCCGCTGAGCAGTTCGGCGCTCAGTCCGTAGCTTTGCAGCTCACGACGCAGCCGGTTGGTGTGACGAGTCAGGAGGCCTTCGGAGTACCGGTCAGATCTTCTACGCTCACGGCTTCCTCTACGGGGATCGTCTCGGGCGAGGCCTTCGGTGTAGCCGTAGTCTCGCGAGTTCTGACCGTCACGCCTGTAGGCATCGGCTCAGCTGAAGCGTTCGGTGTGCCGGGCGCGACTGTCCTGATCACAGCTCAGCCGACTGGCATTCCGTCTGCAGAAGCAATGGGCTTCACGGACGTCGCACTAGGCAACATGGGACTTCCGGACTCCATCCTGAGTGCCGAGGCGTTCGGTACTCCGGTCATGTCGGGAACACTGAGTGTTGCGTCTGTCGGCATCGCGTCCGGCGAAGCTGTCGGCGTCCCGGTAGTGACCAAGACGCTCACAGGAGCTTCGATCGGTATTGCCTCGGCCGAGGCCTTCGGTGTTGCAGTTGTAAGTGCAACTCTCGGGGTGACTCCGATCGGTGTTGCGAGTGCTGGCGCAGTTGGGGTACCGACAGTTCTGACGTCCAGTGCCGTGCAGCCCGTAGGTATCGGCTCGGCCGAGGCGTTCGGTACTCCAGTGGCCACGGTGCCGACGCAGGGACAGCCACTCGGCATCGGATCGGCAGAAGCGTTCGGCGTGCCGTTCAGCGGTTCGGTGCTCACGGTCACTCCGAGCGGAGTCACCTCGCAGGAGGTCTTCGGATTTACGGCTTCCAGCAGTCTCATTGTCGTCACGCCGGACGGCATCACGACGTTGGAGTCCTTCGGCACACCCTCAACTCAGGCGATTCTGACGATTGTGTCTCCAGACGGTATTACGTCTGTCGAGGCGTTCGGCGTGCTCGTGATCGATGCGGAGACCGTGCTCATCCTTCATGGTGAGGTCGAAGACAACCGGTTTGTCGCACAGGTGGAGGAGACGTGACGAAGTGGCTGTGGGAGGGGTCGGAGGAAGATATCTGGACCCGGATCATGGAGCAGAACGGCGAGGACATCACGTCTACCGTCATCACGCTTCAGTTTCGTCCCGACCATGTGACGCCTACAGCAGACGATCCTGACTGGTTCGTGCCGAGCACGATCGAGAGGTACGGCTCGTTGGTGCGGACGTCCAAGCACATCGTCGGTGCGAAGGTCGGCGGTAAGGAAACGAAGTACCGTGTCTGGGTCAAAGTCACGGACGGCCCGGCGAACTACGTCTTACTTGCTGGGTTCTTCACGGTCAGGTAGCCTCGTTCACAGTTTCCTGAGGAGAGTTGTCCCGAAGAGTTCGCTTAGATGCGTCTCCTCATACGCGTAGGGCACGCGCCTCAGGCACCAGGAACCCGCAGAGATGTCACCCGGCACAGACCCCGTGCTGTCGAGGACTTCGAAGCGGGTTTCTGCTGTCAGCCCCTGAGCCATTGCAATTCGGCACCCAGTGTCACCCGCTCAGGGGTTGACAGTTGTCACCCCCTCCGATACCGTTCTTCTTGTCGGAGCGAACACCGACTCTCTCACACTGGAGGCAGAAATGACCGTCACCACCGAAGCCGTCCTGACCGCCCGTGACTACCGGAAGCAGGCTCAGGAAGACCTGCGGAAGGCAGCGCGCAGGGTCTACGGCAAGTCCGGGCTGAGCAAGGCCGAGAAGGTCGAACGGCTGCGGGTCGCCGCCGACTTCGCTCACGAGGCCGCCGTGGCGCTGATCAAGGCCGCTGAGCTGGCCGAGGCCGCCGTGGCGCTGATCAAGGCCGCTGAGCTGGCCGAGGCCGCCGAGGAGAACGACGGCCAGATCGTGGTCATCGAGACCATCGAGCAGCCGACCGCCGACATGGACGCCGACGAGCTGGAGGCGTACCAGGCCAGCTTCTGACTCATCGATCGACCCTCTCCCCCACCTGAGCCGGGGGAGAGGGTTTCTCCGTACGTTGAGGAGAGATGGCTACTTACCTGACGTTCCTCAAGACGCTGGCGCGTGAAGGCGAACCGCGCCGGATCACTTACCTATGCGGTGACCAAGGAGTCCTCGTAGAGCTGGCTGTGGACGCGCTGAGGCGTGTTTCAGGTGCTTCGGCGGCCAACTCCCTGTCCATGCTCGCGGATGAGGAGGACAAGGTCTGGGCCGCTGTGAACCAGCATGCGCTCGACTCCGAAGACCGCCGATTCCTTCTCATCCGCAACGCTCAGAAGTTGCAAGGCTGGGACCAGTTCGAGGCGTGGCTGGCGTCGAGGCAGGCGCCGAACATCAAGGTCGTGATGGTGGCCAGTGAGAAGCAGTGGCCTATCACACGCTTCCCTCACGCCCGTGGTCGGTTGGTGAAGTCTATTCAGGGGATGTATGTCGAGTGCACGTTGCCGAAGTCGAATCCGACCAAGACCGCTTCCGAGATCATCCGCAGCTGGAGTCGTCTTACGCCTGAGCAGGCGGATTACCTCGCGGTACGCACAGGGCACGATCTCGCGCGCTGCAAGGATGTCTGTGACTGGCTGGACCTTCTGCCTCCGGTCGAGGTGACCACGCAGATGCTCGACATTCTGACCAAGTCCAGTCCCGCTGAGAGCTTCGTAGCGGCTCTTTCACGGCTCAACAAGCCGATGGCTGTAGCTGCAGCCCAACGGCTCTCACAGCGCGAGGTGGGCGCTGCCGTGAGCGGTCTGGCCACCAACCTCTCCGATCTCGACAGACTGCACCGAGCACTCAAGAAAGCCGTCTTCAAGTCCTCAGATCTGCAGCTCGTCCGGTCGGAGACGGCACGGCAGGCCGACATGCGGTTGGACCGTGTCATCGAGCTGTGGGACGCGGTCAAGCACTACGATCCTCCTGCGGTGCATCGTCGCAGTGAGTTGCTGGTACTGGCAGACGAGAACCGAGATCAGACCGGCGTGCTGGAGAGGCTGGTTGTGGAGTGGTGACGCAGTGGTACACCGAGGCAGGTCCGCCTATCCCGATCTACCTCACACTCTGGTGCTCGAAGTGTCTGAAGAGGCATCAGTTCGTCTTGTACAAGCCGGACAAGCAGCGACTGATCCACGTATACACCAGTAGTCGTTGTGGGCGAGAGGTGGAATTGACTTCTGAGTTCGCTCGGAGCCAGGTGAACGAGAGGGAGGTTTTCCCGTGGTGAAGAGCAAGGCCGAGGTCGTACAGGCCACGAAGAACGAGATCCAGAGCACTTGGCGTGTGTACGTGAAGGAGTGGTTGCAGGATGACTCCGATTGCACGCGTGAGTCGCTGGAGGAGCGATTTCAGGCCAAATACGGAGGGCGTCTAGAAGATGACGACTGGCGCATCGTCGGTGATGACGAGTTCCCCGAGAATCCGATGGAGTTCTTCTTGCAGGTGCGTCTCTGGAACGTGAAGGGCGAGTGGAAGTACCCGGACGAGGCCGAGGAGCACGCACGATTGCTCCGGGAGGTCGGAGGTCATCCTGAGGCCGAGGCTGTGGCGCGCAATTCACGGCGTGAGCACGTCCTGATGTCCTACGGAAAGTTGATGCTGAAGGAGGCGAAGAATGACGAAAGCTGAGGAGCGTGCTCGCAACCGGCTAGCGCAGCAAGAAGACAAGAAGTGGAACCAGGAGAGGCGTCTCAGTGATCGTCTTCGTAGTCTGCGGTTGAAGAGGATTTTCGGGTCCAGTCAGGTCCCTTTCTCGTGGTACCCGAGTAGCCGCAAGACGCTGGCAGAGATGATCGCACTTGACGTGCACCGGAAGATCTTCAGCGGTCAGGAAGACAAGAAGGACCTGAGCCATCAGATCGGCAACCGTGTTTCAAAGATGATGTTCCTGTATGGCGAGCGAGCGTTCTGGACTCGTTGGGAATACCACAAGAAGAACCCCGGCATGTGGCCACAGGGAGAGCGTCTGCAAGAGCACTACCGGATGCACGAACGGCACTTCATGGAGAAGTACGGCGCTCTCTACGAGGAAGCTCAGGAGAACGTCAAGGCCCGCAAGCAGTTGCTCAGAGCTGAATGGGATCGAGAGATTGCGGAACGTCGAGCAAATGCGGAACTACGCAAGGTGCCCGCTGTGCAGGAGACCGATCCTCAGATCGAAGATGGTGGAGGGTCCTGACGGCGTCAAGGTTGGGCCAGGGTGTCTGAAGAAGGCGTTCGAGCAGTGGCGGGCTGAGAACCCCAGCCACTGACCGATCTCAGATTCATGGAACGCATCTTGATGTCACTCAGCTCGAACCGTGCACGCAAGGTGCGATCGTACATCGCGTTCTGGTCGTTCATCCTGACCCCGATCGCCTGGCCGTTGTCTGCCTTCACGTGGGCGAAGCATGAACCACAGTTCGTCTTGGGTTTGAGCTGGCTTGCCATCATGTACACGGCGTGGGACGTCCTGACGACTTCCCAGGTGTACGAAGAGAACGATGAGAGTTGACAACCGTCACCTACTGTGCGTACGGTCGAGACACGCTACTCTCACTAGCAGGAGGCTGAAAATGTCCGACACTTTTGACAACCCGCGTGACCGTCGTAAGCACGCGCAGGAGATGCTCTCCGCTGCGGCTCACTACTCCGGTGTTGCTCAGCAGATCGTGATGGGCACGCTGTACCAGTCCGCTGGTCGCTCCGGTCTCTCGTCGGCCGACAAGCTGAACTCGATCAACGCCATGCGTGAGGCCGTCAAGGTCGCCATGCTGAACGTGACCGCGCTGGAGCAGGCGCTCGTGCAAGCTACGGAGGACCTGGACAAGGCGTCGGAGATGTACTCACAGCAGGTCTCGCAGGAGACTTCTCTGGAGGCCGTCGACACGCCTGAGGACTTCCTCAAGCTCATCGACCCGAAGAGCTGACTCACACCCCTCTTGTCTCAAAGAGTCGCTCTTCGACGCGGCCGAGATGCTCATCATCCCCCCAGACCCTGAGCATCTCGGCCGTCTCCTTTGTCAGAGGTTGACAACTGTAACCCTCTGAGGCACTATTAGAGATGTCAGAACGAACCAGGGACTCTCACCCCCGGAGGCAGAAAATGTACGTCGACCGTGCAACGCAGCCGCAGCTGAACTACATCGCATCGCTGCTGAAGAGCCAGGAAGTCTCGGACGAACTGCGCGAGCAGGCCGAGACCGTGACCAGCAAGAAGGGCGCAAGCCACGTCATTGGTGAGCTGAAGAAGGCGCCTCGCAAGACCGTTGAGGTCAAGACCAAGCCGGGCTACTACGTGCTGACTGATCACGATGCGGGTCAGGGCGACGTCATCTTTCAGGTCGTGCTGAGCAAGCAGGGCCGCCCGTACGCCAAGAAGCTGGTTGCGACCACCACGAGCACCGGCAAGCCGAAGGGCTCGTGGGTTTACGCTCCGGGCGAGGTCAAGAACTTCGAGGATCTGACCCCGCTGAGCGCGGAAGAGGCGGGCGTGAAGAGCAAGGCCTACGGCTTCTGCTGCATCTGCGGCCGCACCCTGACGGCCGAGCAGTCTGTGGCGGCCGGTATCGGGCCGATCTGCAGCGGCAAGCTGTCGTACTGAGGAGCAGAAGATGAGCCAGAAGGACGGAATCCGGGAGTGCATCTGCAAGAACGGGAAGGTGCACCCGGACTGTGACCGGCATCAGCCGATCACACCGGATCGCATCAAAGCTCAGGCCGAGGTGGCTGAGTTCCTGAAGACGCGAGAGCACGCTCATGTGTACGTCAACGGCAAGTGCCGTGACTGCGGCGAACCACGAGAGGAGAACCAGAAGTGACAACGCGTTGCGGTAGCTGCGGGCAAGAGATTCCTTCCAACCATGTGCCACCAGAACCCCCGGAAGGTACGTGGATCAAGGATCGATTCGGGGCAACGGCGAAGCATCACAAGGGCGGTGGATGGGCTCCACCAGGGTTCATGCCGTTCGGCAAGTGGGAAGCCATGTGGGAGGCACGTGGGCCGCTAGTCGTCTGTGGTCCGTGGGGGTCGGAGCTGATCGAGGGGGTAGAGAGATGAAGTGGGGCAAGAAGAAGGACGAAGTCAGCAAGCAGCGTGCGAAGCGTGAGCAGGTTCCGTACCGGACGTGCGGCAAGCAACGGACCTACCGGCAGCCGAACGGTACGCCGACGACGGTGTACTGCCAGAAGAACGCGAACATCCCGCACAAGTGCGACTGACGTAACAGATCGAACTCAGAAGTTGCAAGGGGCATCATTCCTGTCGGAGTGAGGCCCCTTTCTCCGTACGTGGGTGTATGCCTCTCTCCCGGAACTACGGGCTCGTCAAGAGCCTGGATCAGCTCAAGCTGCTAGCTGACAAGCTGCTGGAGCAAGGGCAGACCATCGGGTTCGACATCGAGACGGGCTACAGCGGCCCTGACCGCAAAAAGGGCTCGCTGGACATGATGTGGGCCGAACAGTTCATCGTCGGCTTCAGCATCACGAACAACCCTTCCTGGGCGCGGTACGTGCCGATCATGCATGACAACGCCGAAGGCAACCTCCCTGAGCATGACGTCTGGGAGATCATCAAGCCTGTCCTAGAGACGCTGCCGACAGTCGCTCACCACCTGAAGTTCGAGCAGAAGAACTTGCTCACCTTGGAGTGGAAGGGGCGTGGCCCGAACATCGAGATCAGGCACGGCCGGGACAGCATGCTCTCGGCTTACGTGCTGAGCGAGTGGAAGGGCTTCGGTCTCAAGCAGCTGATCTACGAGATCTTCGGTCACAAGATGACCGAGATCGAGGAGCTGTTCCCTGAGGGTGCCACGCAGAAAGAGCTGGAATGTCTGCGGTTCAACACGCTGCAGCTTCTGCCTGAGGTGACTGCGTACGCCTGTGAGGACTCGGCTTGGGCGCTGGCACTGGACGAGAAGATCACGCCTCGTGCGCAGGAAGAGCGAGGCCAGATCTGGGCGATCGAGCATCAGACCAGTGAACTGATGAAAGAGGTCGAACAGTACGGGCAGGCCGTGGCGTGGGAGGAGATGGAGGAGGAATACAAGCAGGCGATCCCCTTCCGCGCCAAGATGGAGACGGCAGTCAAGCAGAGCTTGAGCAATCTGGCCCTGCGGGACGTCTCGGATATCAACCTGGCATCGTCGCAGCAGCTCAAGCAGCTCTTGTACCGCGATCTCGGATACACGACGACGCGGCTCACACCGGCAGGCAAGAAGGACGAGAACGCCGACTGGGAGCCGTGGAAGAAGATGTCCTCCGACGCGATCGCGCTGGAGGCGCTGAGCAAGGACATCCCGGCGATCAAGAAGCTGCTGGAGATGCGAGAGGTCGACGTCCTTCTCCGACGCTTCAAGAAGTGGCTGACGGAGTATCACTTTGACGTGGATGACCGTGTGCACCCGACCTTCTCACAGGTCGTGGTGGGCTCAGGACGGTTCTCTGCGGCCGATCCGGCTGTCCAGCAGCTGCCGAAGAAGTGGGGTTGGAGCACGCACGAGAACGTCACGCTGCACACGCCCGAGTGGGACGAAATCCTGAAGACTGGGACGGCGTACGAAGACTACTGGGCGGGCAATTTCCGGGACTACATCTGGGCTGCCGAAGGCACGTATTTCATCGGCTACGACTACTCGCAGATCGAGCTTCGCGTGCTTGCAGGCGTGAGCCAGGAACCGGCACTGCTGCACGCGTTCGAGAATGACGAAGATGTGCACAGCCTCACCGGAGCGCGCATGCTCGGAGTCAAGCTGGAAGGCCTGACTCCCGAACAGCGGGCGGTCGGTAAGACCATGAACTTCGCGCTGATGTATCAGATGGGCGTTCAGTCGCTGGCCGAGCGTCTGGCGATCAGCCTGGAGCGTGCTCAGGAGCTGTATGACGCCTACTTCGCGCAGTTCAGTGCGGTCGACACGTGGATGCAGAGGGCGTTGGAGGTCGGGAAGGCGAACGGCTTTGCTGAGACCCCGTTCGGCCGGAAGTACACAGTCTGGGAGCTGCAGGACCCGCGTAAGGCGATCCGAGCGAAGGGCGAGCGTGTGCTGATCAACGCTCCGATTCAAGGTGGCGCGGCTGACTACATGAAGATGGCCATGATCCGCGCGTGGAAGGCCCTGAAGAAGGAAGGCCTATGGGGTGCGGGCAAGGCCATGTTGGTGCACAACCTTCACGACGCGCTGGTGTTCGAGGTCGACAACTCGATTCATCCCTGGGAGATCAGGGACCTCCTGCAGCCTGCTGTCGTGTTTCCGATCCCTGGCTTCCCGAAGATCAAGGCCGACTGGGAGCTGGGCTGGCGGCACGGCTCTTGCAAGTCCTGGAAGGACGAAGATGTCGAGCTGAAGGACGGGCGCTGGCAGGTCGTGAAGGGCTCTCAGAGAGGCGTACAGAGCGTGCCAGAGCAGGTTCCGATTCGGTTGACTGTGGTTCCGGACCTTCCGAAGGAGCCTGAGGATTCCGGTTGGCATGACTCGATGAATGCTGAGCTTCCCGAGACGATGTTCCGGACGACCACTTTTGATGACAGTACGGATGAAGAGCTGACTCCGGTCAAGATGGTGCCGATCGATGAGGCCGCCGAGGACAGCTTCAACGACCCGATCGAGGTCGAGGTTGTGTTGGGCGAGATGCCGTCCGCTGATCAGGCGACCGCGCTCATGACGCTGGTGAAGAGCCGACCAGGAGGCAACACGCTCGTGCTGATGACACCGCAGGGTGAAGCACGTGTGCCGATCGGCACAAGCCTGGACATCAAGGACAAGGCCCTTCTGAGTCTCACCTTGGGAGGTGCTTCCGTACGTCGAGCACGAGGTTCGGTAGACATCGACGCGTTGGCGAGAGGAATCGAGTTGTGACTGCTATTCCGGAGGAACCGCCGTCGATGCTGGACCAGATGCAGGACAACCTATGGGCGAGCATCGATTCTCGTCTGGAGCAGATCAAGTTCCTCCGAGGTCATCAGGATCACGAGGGCTGGGACCTGAAGACGGATGAGGAGGGCGACACACGCTTCGCCTGCGGCTGTGGTGAGTACTTGGACGATAAGGAGGAGGCAGAAGAACCGTGATGGTGCAGAACGGTGCTGAGTGGACGACTGAGCACGGTAACAAGCGCATGCACACCGAGACGCTGGACGACAACGACGGACGCCGTCTGAAGGGTCCTGAGGTCTGGGATGCGATGTCCTGGGCCGACCGGCATGAATTCCTGGACAAGACCGCTGATCTGCTGGTGCTGAAGTACCTGTATCAGAACGAGGCGATCAGCAAGAGCGTCTTCGAGACACGCGTGAACGAAGTCAAGGCGCGCTAGATGAGCGATCTTTCAGGCTTGTTGAAGAGCCTCAGCGAAGAGCTGCCTGAAGCTCTGAAGCACGCGATCCTGACGGTCTCGGATCTACGTGCTCAGGTGGGCGTCGGAGAGCTGGACGGTAGCCCTGCGGACCTGCACAAGCAGCTGGTGAAGAACCGGCAGGCGATGGACAGGACCGAGACCTTCATGGCTCAGCTGGCACGCCTGCACACGCGTGCTCAGATCGCGGAACAGGATCTGGCAGCAGAGCTGGAAGACGCCGAAGCGCAGGCTGTGAAGAAGGCAGGGGCCGTCGAGGAGTACAGCACGGCCAAAGAGCGGAACGCACGGCTGAACCTGCACACCATCGATCAGAAGATCGCGCTGCGGAAGGCGACGCGTCAGCGAGCAGAGATCAGCGAGGCGCTGGAGTACGTCAGGACCCTCTACAGAGGCATGGAGGGGTCTAGAAGGGACGTGGAGACACGTCTACGGATGATCACATTGGAAGGAGGCTTGGACCGTTGAAGTGCTTCCAGTGCCGTAGAGGTATCGCCAAGGGAACAGAAGAACGTCGGGCGAAGATCGTCTTCGACAACGGCAAGCTCAAGGCCGCCTATCACCACAACTGCTGGGAGGCGAAGCAGCGTATCGAGTTGCTCAAGGCCACTGAGCGCATGCCGAAGAACGCTTACGAGGTTCGGGGGAACAACCAGGACGACAAGGAGGCTCAGGAGCGTCTCCTACTGGCCGAGCGTCAGTCCGAGATCGTGGAGCAGGCTGAGCTGGAGCCACGTCCTGAGGGCTGGAACGACTACCGAGACACAGGAACGACGGAGGTATGAGGGTGGACAACTTGGGAAGCGACGCGTCACCTGTCCGTGAGCTGACGGACAAGGAGATCAAGGATGCACAGCTGACGATGATTGAGCTGGGCAAGTACTGCGAAGGTGATGTCTCCAAGCAGGAGATGCGGAACCTGATCGAGATGATCACGCCGGTGAACAAGGTCACGGTGACAGGAATTTCTCGGCTGGGTGCGTCGTAACAAGATCAGATCGCCGTACGTATAAGTGAATTCGACCTAAGGCGAGTCCCGCCTTTCAGACAGATCGAGGATACGTACATGCCGAAGATGACCTTCACGGACGAGAATCGGGTGAAGTCGCAGTACGACTTCAACAAGTTCAGCTTGGAGAAGGGCGAGCGCGCTCGTGTCTCCTGCATCGAGGGTGAGCCTGAGTACCAGTTCGTTCACACGCTGCGCGCTCCTCAGATCGTGAACGGCAAGGCCGTCATGGAGACGCAGAACTTCAGGAACAAGGACGGCAGCACCGAAGCCCGTGAGGTCATGAAGACCGACTTCATCGGTCAGCACATCTGTGTCGGTGACATCAACATCCTGGCCGACCAGGGCGTGGACGTGCAGAACTGCCCGGTCTGCAAGGCGTCGAAGGAGTCGGATGCTGTTCAGGGTCCGCAGCGACGCTTCGCGATGAACATCCTGCGATACAAGACGCAGGTCGGCTCGTTCCTGATTCAGGACCCGTTCAACATCGAGATCGTTACGTGGTCGTTCACCGACTCCCGGTTCAACACGCTGATCGATCTCACCAAGGAGTGGGGCAACCTGCAGACGCGGGACCTGAACATCGGCCCGTGCGAAAGCAAGCAGTACCAGAAGTACGACATCAACATGGCCGGTGAGTGCGAGTGGCAGAAGTCGGATGCTCGCATGGAACAGGTCAAGCTCGCGTACAAGAACAACAAGTTGGAGAACCTGGACGCGGCTCTCGGTCGCCGTCTTACGCGTGAGCAGGTCGAAGAGGACCTCAGCCGTGTGCTGTCGCGGTACGAGATCGCGATGGGCCGGAAGGTTGACGGTACGATCATCGACGTTGCTCCTGCTGTCGACGTGTCGAGTCTGCTCGGTGACACGCCTGTCAAGGAAGAGCCGAAGGTGCAGGACACTGTTCCGACGCCTGCAGTGACCGAGGCCCCGGATCCTACCCCTGGCAGTTCGGCTGACCCGTTGGCCGAGTTCGCAGCTCCGTTGCCGCAGGAGCAGAAGGACGAGCCGAAGAAGGCCGACGCCATGATGTCTCTGCAGGACATTCTGGATCTCTGATGACAGTGCAACCTGACCCGATGACCGGGTTCGACGTGTCCTTCCGGGTGTTCGGCACCCCAGGTGCTCAGGGCAGCAAGCGAGGCTGGGCGATCAAGAAGGCTGGCGAGTACACGGGTCAGGTTGCCATGTCGGAGAACTCCGCGAAGGTCTCCTCCTGGCGTACCGACGTGAAGAAGGCCGCCGAGGAGGAGGTGGGTGACGGTTGGGTTCCGTGGGAAGGGCCTTGTGAGATCGCGATCACCTTCATCTTCAAACGGCCGAAGGCGCACTATCGCACTGGCCGTAATGCACATCTCCTGAAAGACGACGCTCCGTTTTACGTCACCAATCATTCCAAGGGCGATATCGATAAGCTGTTCCGGTCGACGTTTGACGCACTGACGGCTGCCGGTGTGTGGAAGGACGACGCTCTAGCTGTACGCGTCGGACCGTCTCAGAAGGTCTACGGGGAGCGGGAGGGCGCGATCATTCGTGTGACAGCTCTCTCGGAGGAGGCTGGATGGCTGGATTTGTAGTTGTCTACTCCGACGATCGTGAGCTGGATACGCAGTTGATCAACGTCCAGCGGAGCAAGCAGCTGCGGTCAGGTCAGCTGAAGCTCCTCAAGACAGGCTCAGGGAAGGTGCCAGCAGCAACTGTGCTGGCCGGGTATCTCTCGTCCTCACTGAGGTCAGGAAGCCGTACACAGCCTCCTCAGGTCATCAGTGTGGGGTTAGCTCAGACGTCGGAGTGGACGTTCGTAGGCCTGACGGTAGAGCCGTTCTACGCGCTTGACAGGGACATGACACCGGCTGAGCTGAAGGCGCGAGGCCTTGAGCCTCAGCCGGTGGTCAAGCTCGCAGGACTGCCACCGTCAGGGATAGCTTCAGGCGACAACATGGAACTCACCTCAGCAGAGACGATGCAGCTGCGTGAGCGCGACATTCATCTGATGGACGTGGACTCACATGCCATCGGCTGGGTTTCTATCCGGTGTTTGGCGGGTCGTACGAGGTCTGTGCGCTTCGTCACGCATGAAGTAGGCACCGCGCCTAAGTCATGGGAAAAAACCTATGCGCAAGCGTGCAAAGAACTGACAGCTAGCGTGCTGCAATTGACGGCCGAGGGCGCCGAAGCGTAACGTTGTCAACAGCGCGCGGACACACCCTCGTGCCCCAGCAGCAGACTCTCCGAGTCTGTGGGTCAACTGCCTCCGACCCGGAGCCCTGATAGAACGTGACCGTCAATTCCGGCGGCGCTGTGTGAGAGCAGCGGTTCTGTCAGGGCTCTTGCTCTGTCCAGAGGAACTTTTTTTCAAACGGCTGACCGAGTTGACAGCTGTAACTTGACCCCCGTAAGGTCGTCTGCAAGTCAACCGAAGAGCATGAAGGCTCTCACAACCACGGAGGCAGTTTTGTACGGAAGCAGCAAGGGCCGCGATCTCCGCAAGTCGGCGCAGAGCACGATCCAGAACGCTCGCTACAAGGTCGAGTCCAAGAAGGCGTCGGCGGCGCTGGAGGAGGCTCTGCAGGAGCTGCAGGGACGTTCCGGTCTCACCTCGGAGGAGAAGGTCGAGCGCCTCAACGCAGCGCGGGACGCGGTCAAGCAGGCGGCTTCGCACAAGAAGGTCGTCGGCACCGACGTCGCCGAGGCCCTGGAGGGCGCGGCGAAGGAGCTGAAGAAGGCCGCCAAGCAGTACGCGTAGTCCTCAACAAGACTCAACACCCCCGTAATGGACGCTGCGGGGGTGTTGTGCTGTTCAGAGGCCATACAAGGAGCGTCACCCCTAAGGCATTCGCCTCTGTGCAGATCTTGTCTCCGAAGTCCGTACGTGTGATGAGAGGCCATTCAACGGCGGCGTAAGCCCTGGTTCTTCGCGCCTCTCACCAGACGAAGGGATTGAGGGTGCCACCTAAGAAGAAAGCCGAGCCGAAGAAGCTCACGCTTGCGGAGACGCTGACTCAGCTGCGTACGGGTAAGGACAAGGAGCCTATCGGCGTCCTGGAGGAGTTCAAGCCGGTTGAGGGTCTCACTACGGGCAACCTCCTGCTGGACGCTGTGACGGGCGTCGGAGGGCTCCCGAAGGGACGTATCACCGAGCTGATCGGTCCGCCGTCGAGCGGCAAGACCACGTGTGCATTGCAGACCGCTGCGAAGCTGCAGCAGGCTGGTGGCTATGTGATGTTCGTGGACTACGAGTACGCACTCGACAAGGACTACGCACAGGCGCTCGGCATCGACACGAAGGACCCTTCGTTCATCTACCTCTGGCCCAAGAACTTCGAGCACGGAGCGAACCTGTTCCGGAAGCTTCTCGACACCGGAGAGCTTGGAATGGGCATCTTCGACTCGGTGGCGTCGATGGTGACCAAGCGCGAGATCGAGTCCGACACCGGTACGGCCGAGGTCATGGAGCGAGCCAAGCTCATGCACCAGTTCTGCCGTCAGATCGTAGGCAAGCTGCAGCAGACCGATTGCGCGGCTGTCTTCCTGAACCATGTCATGGACAAAGCAGATCTCACCCCGATGGGTCAGCGCATGGCGGCTCAAGGGATCAAGCAGAAGACCTCTCCTGGCGGCAAGGCTCTCCCCTTCTACGGCTCGCTCCGGATGGAGTTCCAGCAGATCGGTAACGTTAAGGAGAAGGGTGAGAACGAACTCACCGAGCAGGAAGAGAACCTGACGACGTCGGTGCGGACCAAGGTCACGGTGCTCAAGAACAAGGTGGGCGATCCGTTCCGCACAGCTGAGCTGCGGGTGCGCTTCGGCAAGGGGTTCTCACAGCCTCACGCGGTACTGAGCTACCTGGTTGCTCAAGGCATCGTCAAGGCCAGCGCGGGGGTTTACAAGTACCCGAACGAGTTAGCTCCTCCTTTCGACGTGCCGAAGGGTGAGAGCAAGCAGCTGGAAGCTCTGGAGTACCGGACCGACTGGCTGAAGACGCTGGAAGCCAAGGCCGTAGAGGTGCTGGCTCAGAAGGGCATGGAGAAGGTCGACGGGTCCAAGTACGACAAGTTCGGTGTCGAGATCGCTGGTGATGTCACGGAACTGTCTGTCGCTGAGTCACAGGAGCTGGACGACGAAGAGCAGGACGTGTCCGACTTCCTGGACGTTCCTGAGGGAGGCAACAAGGTGAACATGAAGACAGGTGAGCTGATGTGACAGCGCCTGGTTACGTAACGGTCAGCGTGTATCTGCACATCGAACCGATCTGGGACGACTACGAAGTGATTGGCGCGAAGGTCGTGGGGTTCACACAGAAGAAGCCCAAGCACGCTAGGGCTGTCAGGGTGACGATGCAGGTTCCCGTGGTGGCGTTCGAGCCTCTGGTAGCTCCTGACTTGAAGCTTCCTTATGATGCTCAGCTCGTTGATGTGGGAGTGGAAGATGACTGAGAAGTTGCTACCGGGAACCGTTGCCGTAGGCCCCACAGGGCTGAAGTGGCACTACGAAGGCCCGGAAACCGACGATCATCTTCCTATCCTCGGGCACGAGATGGGCATCGTGAACATGGCGTTGTTCGCGTTCCCCAAGGGCGGGGTGTTCGTTGATGTCGGCGCTCATGTGGGTCTGTACGCGCTGGAGCTGGCACGCAAGGCCGAGCAGGTCATCGCGATCGAGGCCAACTTCTCGACGTGGGAGAAGTTGGAGAAGAACATCCTCCTCAACGATCTCGGATCGAAGATCACGACGATCAACGCAGCTGCCTGGAACAAGAAGACACGGCTCGACATGGTGGACCCCAACGACAAGGTTTCAGGCGGCTCACGGCGCTGCATTCCTGCCGCTGAGTGGGGTTCGGTTCAGGCCGACAAGCTTGACACGCTTCTCAAGCACGAGGATCTGGCGCGCGTCGACATGATCAAGATCGATGTGGAAGGAGCTGAGAAGCGGGTCCTGAAGGGTGCTCGTAAGACGCTGATGGAGTTTCAGCCCACGCTACTGGTGGAGATGCACGATTTCATCGTAGGCCCTGAGAACCGCAGGGAAGTCGAGGACGAGCTTGAGGCCGTGGGTTATGTCCACGGAGACGACATCCCTTACGGGGAAGGTTACAGCTGGGTGGCGCGACCAGCATGAGCGATTGCATCGAGTGGGAAGGCAACCGAAACAAGGCTGGATACGGGATCGTGAAGGTGCGTCGCTTCGGTTCCGTTGTCCAGCTTGCTCACCGCTTGGTATGGATCGACACTCATGGCCGTTTGCCTGGTTACAGGCTCTGCATCATGCACACCTGTGACAATCCGCCTTGCGTCAATCCTGAGCATCTGGTGGAGGGCACTGTCGGAGACAACAACCGAGATCGTGACATGAAGGGCCGCAACGGGTTCGCCAACAAGACGCACTGTCCTCGCGGTCACGAGTACACCGAAGAAAACACGAGAGTCTATCGAGGCAAGCGCACTTGTCGTGCTTGCACGACGTACGCAAGCAGGAAAGCGAGGCGAGGGTGTCCGGAGCAGTTTTGATTGAGTCCGAGCAGCTGAGCAGGATGAAGAGCCTGTCGCAGCTCGAAGGCACGCTCAGCACGACTGAGCCTTTGAGTGCTGTGCAGTTCGTGCCGGACGGCACGGAGTACGTGGAGTTCACCCTTCCGAATGGCTGGAATGCCGAGCTGGGCGAGAAGGAGGGCACGTTCGAGACGTCAGCCACGATCGAGATGTTCGGTGAGACGTACTCACTGACCAAGGACGCGGCTCTGCAGGCGACCAGCATGATTGGTCTCCCGCGCAAGTATGCGATGCGTACACCGGGCGCGATGATGGCCGAGCACCTCAACTACTGGTTCAGCCACGGGACGGCAGGACAGTCCTTCAAGCTGTTGCACAGCGATGGCAAGGGGCTCGCGTTCACCAAGGGCAGTGTTGTTCCGGTGAGCAACGTGAAGGTCCTGCACAAGGCCGTCGACTTGATGTGCGAGAAGTACGGGATCATTGACAACGACATCGTGGTCGACTTCAAGTATCACCATGATCTCCGGTTCACGCAGTACCGGCTGGTGATGACTGAGCCGTACGCGAGCATCTACAACGAGGTCACCGATACCAACGACCAGTGGTCGTACGGGCTGGACGTTCAGAACTCGTTGACCGCGTCGGCACCACTGCGGCTGCGAGGCTACCTCTTCGATTGGTCCAATCACGGAGGCTGCACGAGTTCGCACTCGACTACTGGCGCCTACTCGCGCAAGGGCACGCCGTCCGAAGACGATGCTCTGCAGTGGCTGGAAGACGCGTTCGCCGGTGCCGACGATCTGAAGCACGAGTTCGACGCTCTCCCGAAGCTGACGACGATCAACCTGGAAGGCGAGATCAACACGGCGCTGCGGGAGATTTTCGAGAAGTACAAGGTACCTAAGACCGTACGGCAGGACGTCATCAACGGCATCTACGCGTCCGAGGATCTGTCCATGTACGGCGTACTCGGGGCGATCACCGAGGCCGCCAACAACCCTGAGCTGACACACCAAGAGGTCAATCGTCTCCTGGAGATCGGCGGCGATCTGCCTGGTCAGGCGACGGGCCGGTGCAAGGCCTGTCATCGGCTGCCAGTGGAGTAAGAAACGTGACGGATGGCAGGAAGCGCGCTAAGCTTCCTGCTGTCCCGCTGGTTGACAGTTGTCAACTAACCAGGTATAGTCGAGCAGAAGGGACTCTCACACCCTCAAGGAGGCTGGAATGGCAAGACTCATAACCGCCGATAACCTCTCATCGCGCGACTTGAAGGGTTTCCGTAAGGAGACTCAGGAGTTGATCAAGATCGCGCTGGCGGCTGGTTGGACGGGACACGAGGCTACACGCGGCAATCTGACGCTCCGTGGAGCAAAGCAGGGTGGTAGCCCTATCCATCTCTCACGTTCATCTAGAAACGCGTCAGGTCCGCTGAACCAGCTCAAGGAGAAGATCTGGAAGTTCGGCGACCCGGTCATGGTCGCAGCCTTGCAGGGAGCCATGACAAGCTCAGTGAGCATTCCTGATCCAGAGCTGGTGCCTGAGGGCAAGTGGAAGCTCGACACCGTGGGGATGCACGTGAGGGAGATCATCGAAAATCTTCCGCCTCACCTGGTGATTCCACTGCGGCGTCTTAGCACCGAAGAAGTGAACGAAGCAATCGATCACATCACCGAGATCGGATTCAAGGGCTCTGCCGAGGAGGTTGCAGGAGAGCTGATCAAGTACCACAAGGAGAAGCAGGAGGCAGCTCAGGTGGCGAAGAAGGCCGTTACCGAAGAGCGACACATTGTCAGTTCGCACCCCTATCTGTCGCACAAGAACAAGGGCTCGGACACACGGCCCGGCAAGTCGTACGAGTCCCAGACCATCATCGAGCGGAAGTGGTCGGATGGCGTAGTCGATTACGTGTGCAAGTTCGGCGATTACAGTGGCGACAACCCGAACTCGATTACGTCGCACTGGCGTAAGCACACTCGTGCTGGCGAGGTCGATGTCGTCGGCAACTGGGCCGACGCCGGTATTCCACTGGTGGATGACCCGACCTACACCAAGTCTGCTTACAGCAAGGCGCCGTTCACGCGTGAAGAGCCTGCGGTGATCGAGGAGAAGGACTACAACCCTCGTGAAGACCGTGTCGAGTCACTGGCCGAAGAGCTGTTGGTAGCCATCAAAGATGGCGATATGTCGGACCTGCAGGGACTGGCCATCGAGCTGGCGCGACGCTCTCTGACCTGGGTGCATGATCAGCAGGGCACCGGCGAACCTCGCGAACCGGAGACACCTGAGGAGATCCTCAACAAGATTCGCAGCCTGGTCGACCGAGGTGAGTACGCACGGATGCGTCAGGCAGCCCTGGAGGCTGAGGAAATGGCTGACGAGGCTCAGGCGAGGGCAGAGCGTGCGGAGAAGCGCAACGAGAAGCTGAAGAGCGATCTCGGGACGCTGAGGGACCTTCTGTCGTCGGTGAGTGGTGATGAGGAGGAAGAATGACCCTGGATGAGGTCGAAGAGCGTGCTCGGCGGATCAACAGCCGCGTGTATGGAGGCTTCCTCCTGACCTGCTTGGGAGCTGTGGCGACGATGCCACTGGTTCTGTTCGCGCTTCGGCACTACACGCGTTCGGTCTTAGCGTTGGTCTCCAGCGGTTTGACCTACTCGATTCTGTTCGTAGGCATAGGCCTGTTCGGGCTGCTGTACCAGTCCAGCAAGGCGTATGCGAGGCTTCGTGTCGAGGTCCAAGAGGACGCGGCAGCCGAGAATTTCGCCAACCTGCAGAAGTTCATCCATGAATACAAGAAAGAGAGGGAAGAGACGAGTGACGCAGAAAGAGACGAAGACTTTCGACCCGGCGACCCTGAACAAGCCTGAGCACATCATCTGGTTTGACGACTTCCACGGAGACGAGGGCAAGGAGCCGACGAACCACTACCGCTTCCTGTCCAACTTCTACGTGAGCGAGCCGTTGACCATCCCTGGTGTGGAGTGGGCTGGCACGGTCAAGGACATGAGTGATCCGATCGTGTTCCAGACCGGTGAGCATGCGTTCCAAGCGTTCAAGGCCGTGTCGGCGTCCGATTTCGAGGATATCGTGAGCGCCAAGTCGCCGGGTGTTGCCAAGCGGCTTGGTCGGAAGTGCGCGTTGCGCCAGGACTGGGAGGGCGTGAAGCTGGACGTGATGGCAGCTGTCCTGCGGGCGAAGTTCGTGTTGTCGCGTCCTGAGGGGCAGTGGCTGCTGGACACCGGCACGGCGCTGCTGACCGAGGGCACGTTCTGGAACGACGACACCTGGGGCGTCAAGCTGAACCAGGAGGGTTCTCCTGGCCGTAACTGGCTCGGCACCTTGCTCATGGCCCGGCGCGCTGAGTTGGCAGCGGAGAAGCTGCACGGGGTCACGATGAACACCGTTGTGCACAACGTGGACTTTCTCCTGACCTTCAGCTGAGGTGTTGTGTCATGGTCGTGAGCAAGGCGAAGAAAGAGAAGTTGGCCGAGTCCATCCTGAGCATCTCGGAACAGTTCGGTCTGACCGGGATGTCAGGGTTCGCCGCACTGGCCATCGCAGAGAAGGTGCTCAGTAACCAAGAGCAGGTGGAAATATTCTTCGGTGAGGTGGTCTCAGGTGAGGCGCCTCTGGAGAACATTCCGCCTAATGGCGTGATCCTGGTGGACAAGCTCAAGGACGGCGAATGCGCAGTCGAGATCAAGACAACCGCCGTATGGATTGATCTCCATGTCTCGGTTGATAATTCGAAGCCTCTCTGTCTCTGGGAAAAGAAGGCGACTTCGATACTTTCGGACAAGGCGACGTCTCAAGGTCTTGTCCTGGTCTCCAAAGCACACCTTAAAGGTGTAATGAATTCGTACGAAGGAGTCATCTCAGTAGGAGCATGGGCGATCCCTGCTGTAGCTCACGAAGCGAAGATGAGTTTGCCAGAAACCTCACTTACTGCTCTCGGTAATTGGAAGAAGCACGGCGCAAAGACAGTGATTGGTAAGTCATCTAAGACGGAAGAAGAGGAGTACACATTCATCGATGATTCCTGGTGACGCATACATCTGGGCACCCCCTGGCGCTGTGCCGCAGGAAGGTGTCGTGAAGAAGGTCAGCAAGGCTGAGAAGTGGGTGGACTTGCAGACGAACAAAGGCGTGCTACGAGTGGCGCTTCCCAATGGTTTTCTATTCAAGGTCCGGAAGGAGGAGCAATGAGCGAGTACATCCCTGAATCAGAGGAGGAGCGGGCGTTCCTGGAGTCGTACGACCCGAGCAAGTTCCCGATCATCACGGTCACGGTGGACGTGGTGGCGCTTCACAGGAAGCCAGGCAAGGACTGGAAGGTCCTGCTCATCGAGCGCGGGAACTGGCCGTACAAGAGCTCATGGGCGCTGCCAGGTGGCTTTATCGATGAGACCGAGACAGCGGCTCAGGCCGCAGCTCGTGAGCTGATGGAGGAGACGCATTGGGAGCTTGATCCGATTGAGTTGGAGCCTCAGGAGGCCGCGTCCGCTCCCGATCGTGACCCGCGCGGTCGCTGCATCTCCCTGCCGTATCTCTACTGGCTGAAGTGGGATGGCAAGCCACCTACGGTTCGGCCGGGCGATGACGCGGTGAAGGCTCGGTGGTTCAAGCTCAAGGACGCCGTGAAGCTCCCGCTTGCGTTCGATCACGCGGACATCATCTTGTCCACGGTGGCCAGCGCGGACCTTCTAGATACGACGGGTTACAGCTGGAACCCTCACACCTGGGAGCGCATCAAAGGGTCGTGAGCTGTCGATGCTTCCTGTGGATGGTGGTGGCGCTGGGAGTCTGTGTGCTGTGCGTACTGGCTCTGGCGCTTCTTCCGTACGTACTGGTGGTCCTGTTCGTCTGGGCCATCATCGATTTCGTCAGGTTTCATCGCAGGAGGATGCGTGAGCAAGCCCAAGCCGTTCAGCAGGCCGAGCGTCAGCATTGGCGTGGTTGAGAAGCGGCAGTGGAGGTACCTCCCGATCGAGCAGGTGCAGGAGGGCGATCAGCTGGCCGAGTTCGGGGAGCTGAAGGAGAAGTTCTGGGAAGGCGTGGACCTCATCATCACGTCTACCTTCGGACGCGTTGAGAGGCTGCCTGGCGGCACGATGGTGCACGCCTACGTCAAGGTGCCTGAGGTGTCCTGATGAGCCGTGAGACGCGCGAGGAGAAGGCGCACAGGTATCTTCTCGAAGGCAAGGTCAAGGTGATTGACCACAGCCTGCAGCGTGGCACGGCCGAGTTCGAGGTCTACGGCTCGTCCGAGGACCCGTACGTAGTCAGGTTCGGTGGCGTCGGATTGTGGCACTGTGACTGCCCTGCCAAGGTCGAGGACTGTGCGCATATGCTCGCCTGCAAGCTCATCAGCCCGCTCACTCATGCGACGTGGCCGGGTCACAAGGTGGAGCGGTCCGAGATAGACAACTTGCTTGGTATTGACAGGTGACAACCTTCTACGGCAGTATGTGTGTCGAAAGGCGCATCTCTCACCGCGCGTAGGAGGTAGGAAAATGTGGTTCGGACTGCGGTTCACTGAAGACAACGGCCGGTCTTTCTGGAAGGTCTTGGGCTCGAAGAAGGCCTTCACGAAGAAGCACCCTTATGTCGTGTGGGTTGGCAACCGTGCTTACGAGGTGCGTTGAGATGGCAACAGCATCGCAGGTCAGCCGAGTGCTGAATAGCGCAGGCATGACGCGTTCCGAAGCCAAGAAGAGCCGTATCAAGGGTTTGCGTGAGTACTCCGCAGGCTTCAAGACTGAGCAGTATGTGCCTGGAACTGTGCAGGTGCAGTACTGGCCTAGCTCCCTCAGTCACTCGAATCGGTATATCGAGACCAAGAAGTGGGCCGAGAAGTACGCCACTGTCCTGACCGCTCACGGCTACAAATGCGAGGTGCGCACCTTCGGCGCTGCGTGGGTTGTGCGGGTGACGAAGTGATGAACCCGTTGCTCCCTACCTACCTGGACTCGGATTCAGAGCTGCACGATCGTGCGGTGGAGATTCGTGTCCTCACCAAGACAGCTCAAGAGCTTGTGGAGATCTCTCCTGAAGCGGCTCGCGTCGTACGGGATGCAGCACGCATGCTCTTGAAGGAGCAGGAAAAGGCCATCCGATCCGCTCAGCGAGCGAAGTGAAGGAGGAGACATGTTCAAGACCACAGGCCGCCATCGCAAGCCTCAGGGCGCACGGCACCGCAAACCGCGTCATCACCTCGCGTCAGGCGCTGTGATGCAGGCTGCGGCGATTCTGGTGTTCCTGCCCTACCTGCTGGGAGGTCACGGACGATGACCTCTGAAGCGACTCTTGATATCGGGCGCTTGACGCTGGTCGCGCATGCTCGTGAGTTCGCCGCCGAGCATCACAAGGGTCAGACGGACAAGCTCAAGCAGCCGTATCTCAATCATCTGGTGTCAGTCTCGCAGGGCGTACGACTGCTGGGAGGCTCGATCGAAGAGATCGCGGCAGCGTTCCTGCACGATGTGGTCGAAGACGTCCCGAAGGTGACCTTCAAGACGCTGCTGGACGAAGGTTTCCCTGCTTCGGTGGTACGTATCGTGTGGGCCGTCACCAAGAACCCTCAGGAGGAGCAGACCAAGTACCTCAAGCGCGTCATCGCGGCAGGCGAGGGCGCTATGCGCGTCAAGGCCGCCGATCTGTTGCACAATCTCCGTCCAGACCGTCTGGCTGACCTGCCTGAGTACACGCGGAAGCGGCTGGAAAAGAAGTACCGGCCGTCGCTGGCTTGTCTGTTGATGGCGCTGGGCTACCTGCAGCCACTCGAAGAGCAGAGCACACAGCTCGCGACCAAGCCTGTCGGCTCTTCCTGGAGCGGAAGCACCTACTACCAGTCCGAGACCGAGCCTGGACAGACGTCACTGTCGTCCAACAGCTACTACACGGCTCAGCAGCTGATCACAGGGGACTGGCCTGCAGGTCTGTCCGCTCCGATCAAGTCGGCGTCTCCTGCGGGTGCAGAGGGCGATCGTGTCTTCGTGCTGGAAGACGGCACGGTCTGGCCGTGTACCTACAAGGGACATGTTCGGGCGTGGTCGACGTTCGCGGTCAAGGAACGCCAGAAGAAGGAGCCTGACTGGTCTCCCGCGAAGGAGAAGATGTTGGTCAAGGACGGCATCGTGACCAAAGTGGTTGTTGTGGACGACGAGAAGAAGACCACCAAGTGAACGTCGACTGCTTGCACGACCCTGAGGAGTACGGCAGCCCGGAAGGCTGCCAGCTGTGTGCCGTACGCCATCATCCTGCACGCAAGGCGATGGCCGAGTCTCTCTTTGAGGACCAGTACGGCGACAGCAACGAGTTCGTGGGTGAGCGGATGGACATGTGTGAAGAGATCGTAGATCGCATGATCTCTGCGGCGATGCAGGTTGGTTGGGTGCTCTACAACCCGGCAGGCGAGCCTGATGAAGACGCCAGAATTCAGTGACTACTACCGGCGAGGAACGTTAGATCTCATGGCACGTGTGGACGAAGACCCTGAAGACCGAGACCAGGAGCCTCTGCGGCTCTCACAGCTCGTGGACTGTGCCATGTGCAAGACCACACAAGAGGTCGAGTTCGTCGCTCCTGAGGGTGTGTACGAGGCCGAAGACCTTACTGAGGCACCGGAGACCACACACACGTGCGTCAACTGTGGTTACGAGGCTGAAGTGACTTACGCAGGCTGGACGAACACTCAGGAAGCATGACCAGGGGTTTCCCGGCGACCAAGCTCCTCTCGGTTACCCATACGACCTTTGTTGTCGGGAATTAAAACGTTGTAGGAGGTAAACGAAATGGTGGCACAACTGCAGGAGGAACTGATGTCGACGCTCACGCTCAGGGGAATCCTGACGGACATCCTGAACAACACCGATCTCACCGATGTTCACGAGATCATGCAGGAGATACTGAAACGTATCCCGAAGGCGCGTTATCACGAGGTGCTCGAAGTGCTGCTGATCGACTACGTCCGGCACTACCTGGGCACGACGCGGACGCGTTCCAACATGCCCCCGGCGTCGGCTTTCCCGAAGATCGTGAACAGCAAGCACGCTGGTGGGATCAAGTCCACGACCACGAGCACCAAGGTCGCTGCGATTCGTGACGGCTGGCAGCAGCATCTGCGTGATCGCATCAGCATCGGTCAGGGTGACTACAAGTTCCTCAAGGACTGCACGTACGACGATCTCATGCACGCGGCGAAGCAGCGCGAGAAGCTTGCCGAGGCCAACAAGGCGTGGGCGGCTCGGTTCCACGGCTACGCGGCTCTGCTCACCGAGTACGACGTGAAGACCTTCGGAGAGTTGCCGATCGAGGTGCACCTGAAGGTGCTCGGAACGGCTGCCTGATTCTGAGCTGACCAGGAACCGAGGATCGCCCAAGAGTATTCGTCAGCTGCCCCGCTCAAACTTCTCAGCGGCCAACACATCTGCTCTCACCCATCGAGTGCACGCTGCTGAGTCCAGAACTCCCGAGGCCAAATTCCCCACAGCACTCAAAGTTCATCGCCTTGGGCAACAATCTTCCCTGAGCCAAAGGATATTGATACCCAGGTTTCGCCGCGCTCAGGGCAACCAAAGAAGGAGGCACACCCAAATGACAGACACTGTCGATGCAGCACAGGAAGTAGCATTCGCGACGTTCGCAGATCCCTTCCTGGCACTGTCGTCCATCATCCTGGATGACATCGAGGGGCTGCGGCTCGCCAACGAGAACCGGTTGCGGCAGCTCACGCGTACCGCCGTCGACTCGGACGGTGAAGAGCGTGGGTTCGGATTGACCGCAGATCACCCTGACGTGCGCAACATGACGCAGATGGTCGACGGGCTCAAGGAGCTGGAAGACTCCGCGATCAAGCAGCTCACCAAGCGCATGAAGAACGACAAGCTCGGCCCGTACGTGAAGAGCATCAAAGGCCTGGGCGACAAGCAGGCCGCGCGTCTGCTCGGTGTCATCGGTGACCCGTACATCAACGGCAACACCGGTCAGCCGCGCACGGTCTCGCAGCTGTGGGCCTACTGCGGTTTGCACGTGGACGCCGAAGGCAACGCGATGCGACGCAAGAAGGGTGTGAAGGCCAACTGGTCGACCACCGCGAAGACGCGGGCCTATCTGATTGCCGAGAGCATGCTTCGTTCCGGCAATCGTGAGGTGTACGACAAGCGCAAGGCACACACCGAGGGCAAGTTGCATGTGAACCCCTGCGTGCGTTGCGGGCCGTCAGGCAAGCCCGCACAGCCAGGCTCACCGTGGAACGATGGGCACCGGCACGCGGACGCGTTGCGGGTGATGTCCAAGGAAATGCTCAAGGGCCTGTGGAAGGAATCCCGGCGCTTGCACGGAGTGAAGGACGAGCCGGATGGTCAGACAGTCAAGTGACGAGTACAAGGACTGGCGGGAGATGATTCTCGCCAGTCCTTGGGTCAAAGAGGTCACGGGTGATGTGCAGTGCTGTGCTCAGAAAGGCTGGGTGAAGAAGGCCGATCGAGGCGACCCGAGGAAGGCGGATGCCTACCGGTGCGGGAAGCGTGCGAAGTTCGCACTCAAGGCCGCCAGTACGCGTTCCATGCTCATCATCGATGCGATGTCCGGCAACTACTGTCCTCTGCACCTGGTTCAGGCGATCGAGGAACACGAAGGTGAGCGCACACGGTTCGAGGCTTGGGCTGAGAAGTACCGGGACATGCCGCGTGACAACGGTAAGACGAAGACACGGAGTGCACGAGTGGCGGCGATACGGAACACGGTGCAGAAGTGAAGAAGGGCGATCCTATCGAGCTGAAGCCTCGTGAGGTTGCAGATCTCAGCGAGATGGCAGCGAAGCGGCAGACTGTCTTGAACATCGAGTGGTCGAGCAAGCGGAAGGCCTTTCTGATCGATCCGCCACGGTGGGCAGAGCAGGCGCTCGTGAAGATGAGGACACTGGAGCATCAGCCTGCCTTGAAGGTCGACTGCCCTTCCTGCCGGGCGAAAGCTGGTCAATGGTGTTGCCTCGGTACCCGGTTCGTGGAGAATTTTCTACACGACAAGCGTCGTTTTAAGGCGTGGGAACAGGAAAACGGGCGATCCATACATAGCAAGTAGGGGCCGATCCAGTGAGAGCATGGCGCACCGTCATGGTCGAAGACCAAGGAGATTTTGAGATGGCACGTGACAACGCGGAACCGGCGTACTCGGCGCCTGCTGCACCTGACGTACCTACGGTCGAAGCTGACCAGACCGGTACTCGCACGGCCGAGACCACCGATCAGGGAGTCGTGACCGAAGCTCAGGCCGAGCAGGCTGCTGTGCAGGACGGCACCACGGCTACCCCCGACAACGGCGCGGAAGCTGCGGCCAAGCAGGCTCAGGAAGACGCGCAGGCGCTGATCGATGCACGCGGTGAGGACGGTCTCGGCTACGTCTTCCGTGACGCCAACCCTGAGGTAGGCGGCGAGAGCTTCCCGTCGTTTGCCCCGACCAAGCGGTAATCATGGCAGGCGTGGTTTCCGCAGTCCTCGCGGCTGTGTGTTTCTTCCTCTACACGTTTGGAGTGGACGTCTCGACGCACTTCAACCTGCTCGGTGCTGGGTTGTTCTTCCTGGCTCTGTCCTACCTGCTCGGTGTCGTCTGGCCGAGTCCGTGGGTTCGTCGTAGGGTGCCGTAACACCGTGTGAGGTCAGCTTCCAGACAAGGGAACGAAACCCATAAAGTCCCGAAGCTGACCTCACACTCATTTCAGGAGGCAGAAACATGGACGGCCAGAAGATCAATCTGCTCATCATCGATGACATGCATCCGAGGCACCGGCGTGAGGTGTTCCCGTCACCGTTCGATTCGTGGTGTGACGCAGGGGATCACCCTGTCAAAGAAGGTGAGCTGATCACTCGCCATGAGAAGTGGCAGGGGTACGTGCACTGGGACTGTCTGCCGATTTGAGGCTCGAAGTCCGTACGTAAAGCATGACCATCAGCGAGCTTGCGGTAGAGAGCTTCCAGTCCTTGTACGACGTGAAGATCCCGTTGGGCAAGTTGACTGTGGTCGTTGGGCACTCCAACTCAGGCAAGAGCGCGTTCGGTAGGGCACTGAAGGCCGTCTCACGTAACAGCATCAGTCCTGGGTACGTGAGCAAAGGAAAGACCTCAGCCAAGCTCAGACTGACGTACAGCGACGGCACAGCGGTAGAGCTGGAGCGTGGGAAGGGTGTCAGCTCTTACAAGCTGGTCAACGAGCACGGGCACAGTGAGCTGTACGCGAAGTGCGGCACCACAGTCCCTGCCGATGTGCAGAAGGTCTTGAAGACGCCTGAGGGCGATCCTGACCTGTTCTTCAGCACGCAGTTCGACAGCCCTTGGTTGCTGGCAGAGACAGGCTCAGCTACCGCGAAGGTGCTGGGCGATCTCACCAACGTCAGCATGCTTGCCGAGGCCGCCAGAGAGGCCAACAGGCGCCGACAGGAGATGCTGAAGCTCGCAGGTATCAGGCGCAAGGACGCTGATGCGGCAGTGACTCGCGTGAAGACCGAGTATGCCGATCTCGGCACACGCAAGAAGGCTGTCGAGGAGGCACGAGAGCTGCTTTCTGCGGCCATTGACGCCTCCTCACGTATCACTCAGCTTGAAGACCTCTCAGGCCGTTACACGAGCGCACAGCGTCTCATCGTCAGTGCTCAGGCCAAGGCCGATGAGCTGACCAGTCTCCTCAAGTCGGTTGCGGGGGACATGCAAGACCTTGAAGAGGTCGAGGCCAAGATCAACGAAGTTGAGTCCTGGGCGAAGCGGTACAACGCACAGGTTGCTTTCAGGGCTGAGAAGGAACGAGAGATCAACGACCTGGAGATCCACATTCAGGAAGCCGAACAGGAACTACACGAGACACTGAAGGAGGCAGGAACATGTCCGTTGTGTCAACAGACGATCAAGTAGCAGTCGAAGAGAAGTACGTCGTCAAGAAGGCGAATGGTGAGATCCTCGCACCAGGCACGTACTTCGTGATCAAGGAATCAGATCTCTTCGCTGTGAGCGGGCTGTGGAGCTACGCACACGCACTCGCCACGGTGATGGACCTTGCCGATTCGAGGCCACTGCTCACGCCTGAGGAGTACGACCGACTGCGCGACACACAGGACACCGTGTCGAGGCTTGCCGCGATCTGGCAGCAGGCCAAGAGCCGAAAGCTGCCTGACTGATGTGCTGTGGATGCTGGAAAGAGGAGTACGGCGCACCTACCAATCTCCCTGACAATGCACGCGAGATCATGGATGCGATCGACCTGCTGTACGCGACTGAGGGTTGTGGCACTGGTGGCCCGTTGCATGTGCAAGTCGAGGACAACAATGTCGAGGTCGAATGGAAGCCCTACAACGGGCCTGGCGGTTCTTGGTACTCCGATCTCGCGATGCAACGAGCACAGGTAGTGGCCGACTTCATGACGCCTCTTTCGATTGATCAGCGCGCGGCTGTCATGGCGAAGTACAACGGGTGTTTCTGATGATGAGCATCAACAGCATCGAGTTCGCGGCTCTCGGACAGTCGATATCCGAGATCGAGGCATACGCGCACCAGGCCGCCGAAGCATTCTTCGCGGTCGACTCACAACAGCTTGTGTACGTGTACGGGAAGGCATATCAGCACCACACTCGCGAGGATGACTCGATTGTGTGGCAGGTCAATGTGAGGGTGGAACTGAAGTGAAGCTACGTGTGCGAGCACAGCGCGTCGAGTTTGCAGACATCGTGCTTGTGCTGCCTGATGATGTCGAGGTGACAGGTCAGTCGGTGCAGGAAGAGCTGAACCGGCCGGGCGGTCGGTGGGCTATCGCCAACATCCCGCAGAAGACAGATTGGTTGCCTACCTCGGTGTCCGAGATCAAGGAGGCCGAGGTCATCAGGAGTGAGGAGGCCGTATGAGAGATCCTGTTGACAGGTACTTCTACGGTGAGCCTCAGGCACTCATCAGGGCACTACAGGAGATCGTGGACGCACAGCCTGAGGCACGTCTGGTGAAGAACCAGATAGGCAACCTCACCATCCTCAGTCGCGAGGGTGAGTACATCGGCTGGCTGGACATTCACGAGGCCGAAGTTGGTTGGCTGTAGGGGGTTGACAGTTGACAACTACTCAGGCACTATAGAGAGGTAAGGGCAAGACAGCGACTCTCACCGCTAGGGGCAGGAAAATGGACTGGTTCACCAAGATCTTCATCGCAGGAATCGTGGCCTGTGTCGCGCTGATCGGCGTGTGCGTGGTGTTCGCGGTCAAGAGCGACAACGCGTGCAAGGCCAGTGGCGGTCACACAGTCACCACGACCACCTACGGCTACCGCTACACCCCTGGTACCACCAAGTGGGAATACGGCCCGATCATCAACAGCACTTGCGAGAAGTGACTCTCACCGCTTCAAAGGAGACAGATCATGGCAACCATCACTCATCGAGGCACCAGTCCGAAGCCTCCGCGCTTCCGTAAGGGCGCTCGCGTCGCGTTCATCGCAGGCAACGGGCATACCTACACCGGAGAGTTCATCCGTGCGTACACGCCTTCGCGTAACGCAGGACTGCACTACGAGATCATGACCGACCAGTACGGCATGGCCGATCTGTTCGCGAACGGTGAGGCAGGACGTACTGTCACCGTTCAGCCGAAGTACTGACCATCTCAAAACCCCCGATCGAACCTCGGGGGTTTTGCCGTACGTAGAGCATGACCAACGACTGGGAACCAGGTGCGGACTACAGACAGCTTCTACGGGCTCTGGTGGTCGCTGTGGAGGGTTACAAGCGGGTGGGTTCAGTCAGGTCGACAAAGCGCTGGAGAAGGCGAACAGGGAGCTGCAGAGATGACAGATCAACCCAAGCCAAGCATCACCGGCTCACCTCTGCTCGACAGCATCCTGATCAGCAGGGCCAAGCTCATGCAGCCCGAGATGATCACCGACGATCGTGCAGACCATCCTTTCCCTGTCTGGGCGCGTGAGGAGAGGTGCAACAGCTGTAACGCACCAGCCGCTCACAAGATCGAGGAGACCACCGATATCCCGTTCCACCCACTCACGGCCTACTTGTGCTGTGGATGCTTCAAGGACGTCATGGGGATGATGCACGATGCCTACCCGTACCAGTGGGAGAAGCAGTGAGCCTGTCCAACAGCACTTTCACGCCTGAGCAGCGCAGAGTCTTGAGTGATCTCGGGTTCACCGACTCGTGGGATCTCACAAGCCAAGTGTTCTACAAGGCGATTTACGAGAGCACAGATCGTTGGATGGTGATCTGTGCTGACGGCACCACCTACACGGTCGAAGGCATCAAGGACATCGAAGACGCACTAGGGACGTACTGAAGATGAGGCAGCCCTACCGAGCAGATCACGTACTTGAGCACAACTTGCTCAGGCTCGACATCCTGAGAACAGATCTCAGACGCGCACACTGCTCATGCGGCTCTCACGCGATCATCAGGACAGGTCAGCACTACGACTGGATCAGGCTGCACAGAGTCGCTCCGAACCTCCCTGCAGGGCAGGTAGCAACGCTCAGGGAGTATCTCGAAAGGAAGCTCGGGGAGTGACAGCTACACAGGGGATGCCTCAAGAGAACTACAGCTGGGCACTCGCCGCACAGGATCTCGCTCTGTGCTCACACCTCACGATGAAACAGACAGTAGATCTCACCGTACAGCTTCAACTGCGCACCACCTTGAACGCGTACGAAGCTCTCCCTCTGCTGCAGGGTTTCTTGCTCGCCATCAGGGAAAACTCGTATCAGGAGGCAGGGACCTACCTCAGCCGACTCATCAACTCGAACATCGAAGCAGTCAGATCGAACCCTCTACACCCGTAGAGAAAAACATGACAGTCACTCTCATAATCAAGTGACTACCAAAAGCCATTCTCACTCAAACGAGAGTGACAACCGTCAACACACAGGAAGGAATCAACGATGAACAAGAAGTCGGAGAACTATCACAAGCAAGTCAAAGCACGATTAGCACTAGGCGCAAAGCTGGTAGCGAAGAGAGGACACGAACCAGTCCTCAAGGTCACACAGGTAGATCAGGCTCAACTCGATCAGGCAGTGTTCACACATGAAGTAAGCAGGCATGTGGACAAGAGAGGCCGAAAGGTCCGCTGAGCGTAAAAACCCCCTCCTGAGATCCTCACGAGTCACTCTGAGAGAAAACGAGTCACACTCACGCCATCCGTGATCAAGACACCCCAATGCACACCGCGTGAGTTCAGATCCGTCCTCTCGCCATACCTCCTCCGTACACACCAATGCACCACGCGAGAGAGACAAACCTGCAGGTCAGAGCACTTACCGCACGCCACACGAGACGCCTCTACACAGGATCACCTCGCGTGCGGTAAGCTTCTGATCAGTCGGGCACTTAGTACGCCAGATCAAGCGCGAAAGAACTGACGCCACAGCCTTCCGAGGCAACTTTCAGGCTCAGAAGTACCGCAGATCAAGGCCGAACAGGCGGGGACTCAAGGCAACTTCATACAGGCTCGTGCAAGGCCATATTCAGTCGGCAGACAAGCCCCTCTAGGCATGCCTTTGCACATCAGATCGCATCGCACAAGACGGACAGACCGACTTCAGGCACCGCGAGACGAAGCCTCCGAAACATCAGATCGAGACACCGAATCTCAGGTGATCTCGATTCAAGCATGTCTAAGGGTTGACACCTGTAACCCAATGAGGCATCCTGAAGAAGTCAGGGCAACAACGGGTCTCTCACCCCGAAAGAGGCAATCATGAGCAAAGCAAGCGACCGCAGGCGTGACATCGTCAGGTGGCGTCGGTTGACCGAGACGGATGCTCAACTGGCCGCTCGTGGCCGAAAGGCCGACCAGGAGCTGGTTGCTCAGGATGTGCAAGCCTCCTGGACCAAGGCCGCCGAAGAGGTCAAGAACGCGTGCGACGCGATGACCGACCAGCTGCAGCAGAAGATGGCCGAACTGCACAAGGCTCAGGAAGAGCGTGCGAACCGATGAGAGTCGTGCACGTAGCCACCTTCGAAGGTAAGCCGGTTGTGGTCACGATCTCGGTTCGTCAGCACGAGGTTGTCGGAATGGTCGACTACGCCGCACAGTTCGGTTTGGAATACCGCTACGCGGGCTCTGACGGGTTCCTGGGGCGTCGTTCGCTGTATGCCCTGTCGGGCGCCAAGGGATCAGATCCGAAGATCGTAGATGCGGCCCTGCAGACGCTGGTCAAAGCAGCCGTCGAAGCTCAGGCGTACTGAATCAGATCTCTCTCACGAGGAGGCAAACATCATGAACACGCTGGAGAAGTACGGTCTGCAGGTCCTCGCACACCTGACCGAAGACGCCAAGGTCGCCATCGCAGAAGAGATGTTGCACGGCACGAGTTACGTCGTCATCGAGAAGGTCGAAGAGCAGATCGGTCACGTAGGTAGCAGCGATGGGCAGTACGGTTCCCCGAAGCCGGAAGACTTCGTGCCGAACCACGTGCCAGGCGTCCCGCAGTTCACAACGACGTTGGAGCAGAACAACCCCGAGCACTACGCGGAGACGCAGAAGGCGTGGGCCGAGGCCAATCCTGCCGAAGCGTTGGCTCAGTTCCTGACCGATCAGGACGCCGACAAGAAGTGGCCCTACAAGCACCGGTTCTACGTGAGCAAGGGAGGCCGCACGTACCAGCGCATCGTTCAGCAGGAACTGACACCTGAGGGTTCAGACGCTGCTCTGGGGTCCTCGGTGTACTGCTTCGTGGATCGGTGGGGTCAGATCTTCAAGGCCGATGGCTGGAAGGGTCCTGCCAAGGGAGTGCGTGGAACCGTGAGCGATGTTCTGTCCGGCAAGACGCAGGCCGACAGCGGGGGCAGCTGGTTATACGCCTCGAAGGGTTGACAGCTGTAACCCAGTACGGCACTATAGAACTCGCAAGGGCAGATCGAGACTCTCACCTCGGAGGCACCAAATGAACGCGACCGTCACTCAGTACAAGACTCGCGACAAGTACGGGCGCACCGTGCAGCACTTCAGCGTCAACGGCAAGACCGTCGCGGTTCTGGTGACGATGCCGAAGCCCTACGTCGAACTGACAGGGAACAAGTATCTGGTCAACGACTGGGCCAGCGAGACTCGGGGCGACGTGCACGAGTTCGCGAAGCGTGCGGACGGCGTGAAGAAGGCAGGCGAGATCGTCGCACGCGAGACCGCCAAGCTGAACTGAATCCAGATCGTCCCGCTCCGAGCCATCCAACAAGCGTCATCCCCAATGTCGCGAAGCTCGGAGCGGGATTCGTCATAGGAGGACGATCCTCAAGCCATGGGAGAACACGTTGACCGGCTGGTCGCGCTGAGTGCCGTAGAGCACGTTAAGGCCTACACGAAGAAGGACGGGACACACGTGTCGGCGCACGAGCGCACAGGTACGCCTGGTATGCCGCACAAGCCAGGTCACGCAGCACAGGGCGGGTATCAGGACAACGTGCCCTACGATCCGAGCAACCCTGCGCACCCCAAGCCGAAGTTCGCTGTCGGGGACACGGTCGTGAAAGGCAACGGCAAGAAGCTCTGGATTGTGCGTGACCGCACGCTGACGCGTTACGCGAGCGGGAAGCACGAGTGGTCGTTCGCAGTGAAGAACTACGACACCGGCAAGTCGTCGTCCCTGCTGCACACCGAGCACCAGCTGAACCCCGCACACGAAGGTGCGGACGCACAGGCTCAGGGTGAGGCACAGAGGGCCTTGAAGGAGAAGCTGAGTCAGCACACCTCGGCACAGGCGAAGACCTCGCAGAGCGCCTCTCAGGGCCAGTCGATGACGCTTGAGGGCAAGGTCGTGAAGTACAGCACCAAGCGCCCGAACAAGCTGCATCCGAAGCCGATCGAGTCCGACACCATCGACGGTAGCCACGTGGTCGACAAGCGACTCAAGCAACTGCCTGACGGGTCGTTCAAGTGGGAGTACCTGCTGAGCACCGGGACGTCACAAGGCCGTTGGTGGCACGCGAAGTAATCAGATCCTGGGTCAGACAGCTAGGTAAGAGATCCGCGACCGGACGTTGTGCCGATTACGTCCGTCTTGATAAGGACGCGGAACCGCCAGAAGAAGCCTCCGAGCCACTCCGCAGGGTACGAACCCATAACCCTCCGCTCGGAGGCTTCGCGCGTGTATCGGTTGACACCTGTAACCTTGATACGGCACTATGGACCTGTAAGCGGGACTCTCACCCCATCGGAGGCGGAAATGACGTTCCACAACGGTCAGCGAGTGACCTTCACGGCCGAGGACGGCAAGACCTACGAAGGCACCTACGCTGGGGTCATTCAGCCGTACGAGTACAAGCACCACGCCATCCACGTGGACGGGTTCCCCGAGGCGAACTGGGTGCGGGTCGGCAGTGAGCGCGAAGACACGATCAAGCCGGTGCAGCTGTGACCGACTACGAGAAGCTCTCAGACGCTGCTCTGGCACGCAAGATCGTGTCGTTGCAGGCACAGCGCACACGTGCGGAGAAAGTGGTTCTGAGTGCCGCTGAGCGCTTCAAGGACCTGTCTGACGAACTGGCGCTGGCGAAGCACACGCTGAATGTCCGAGAGCTACGGAACAGGAACACGTGAATGAGCAAGGATCAGATCACGCTCACGAACTACGAGGCGGCAATCGCGTTCACGATGCTTGCCGTGTGCTCTGCCGACATCGATCGTTCACAGCTGACTCCTGCGTGGGAAACCGTGCTCGACAAGGTCATGGCAGGGGTCGAGATCGAGGACCTGAAAGATGGCAGGATCGCCTACACAACGCGCTTCAGGATCTTGTCAGGAGACAAGACGTGAGTGTTCCGAAGTGGTCTCTGGCAGGTTCGGTAGGTCTCTTGGTGGGGTCGTTGCTGGCGACAACCATCATGACCGCACTGCGGTCGGATCCTGCACAAGAAGCAGCGCACAACTCGCGCACTACGCCGGGACAGAAGAAGGTCAGCCCGCCACGCAGGAAGAACTGTCTGGTAGATCGTGTCATCGACGGAGACACGGTGAAGGCGAACTGTGAAGGCCGAGGCGTGATCACGATTCGTCAGATCGGTATCGACACACCGGAACTTGCCAGAGGCAGGCATCCTGCCGAGTGCTACGCCGATCGAGCGAAGGCCGAAGCCGAGCGCCTGATGCCGCACGACGAGGCAATCCAGATCGTGCAGGACACGTCACAAGCTCCGGTCGACAAGTACGGGCGGACGCTGGCCTACATCTTGTTCCGGCCGGGAGACATCAGCGGAGGCATGGACTGGGGTCTATGGGCGGTTCAGTGGGGGTATGCGAAGGAGTACACCTACGACAAGCCCTACGCGCAGCAGCAGGCCTACAGAGACGCGCAGAGCAAGGCCGACAAGGACAGTCTGGGAATGTGGGGGGCGTGTACATGGTGACAAGGCTGAAGCTGTGGCAGGAGAGCCTGAAACCAGGACAGAAACGCCTCCCGGTACGGATCAAGAAGCACAGTCGGTTCGTAGGGGGTCACGCGATCACGGTGCTCGGTACGAAGTGGTCGCGGACGTGGGGTGTACTTCCGAAGGGCACGCGGATGCTGGGTGGCAGGCCTGCGTGGTTGGGAGGTCTGTCGTGGGAGCCGTACAAGCCGGTGGAAGACATGTGCCTGAAGCGGCCGACGATCGTGCTGTGCAAGTGGAGGTACCGATGAGAATCCTCTACGGGGTCATGGCGACGGTCGGAGCGCTGATACAGGGTGCGTTCACGGTAGGGCCGAGGTACTTCCCCGATCACCCGATGAACTTCGTAGGGTTCAACCTCGCGTCGCTGATGACGCTGTATTGCGCCTGGCAGTTCAAGCACCGAGGGCAAGGGATCACGAAGTACCTGCAGGCACGTAGAGCACGGAAGGAGAAGAGCTGACATGACCAGGCATGAAGTGACCTCTGACGCTTCGGGAGAGGGCCGTTTGCGTGATCGTCTCCAGAGGCATTTTGATATACAGCCTCGGGAAAGAACTTTCGGGCCTAACGCACTGCCGAAAGGCGCTAGGTACGTCGTACAGACGCTACGAGCGCGTGTGCAAGACAAGACCGAGCCTGACGGGGGTGAGCGATGACAGAGATCGATCCTGCGGACCTGACGCTGAACGAGTGCATCGCGCTCGGCTGGGGGAAGGACTACAAGGACGGCTACGTCAGCATCGGGATGGGGCAGGACAAGGCACGTGCGTACGCGATCGCGGAGCTGCACAACCGGCGTAGGAAGGGGTTGGCATGATCACGTACCGAGGCAAGGTCTACGTGCTCGTCAGGCTGTTCCTCATCATGCTGCCGTTGCCGTACTGTACGCAGGCCAAGCCGTGTGCCGACTGCTTCGCGACCAACGCGTGGGAGAGGAGGTAACAGGTGAACCTGGACGAGTTCTTCGAGATGGAGGAAGAGGCCAAGCAGCAGTTCGATCGGCAGGACACGTTCGGCGAAGAGATGCGCGAGTGCTGGATGTGGGCGTTCAACAAGGGCGTGCACTACGGGACGACGCAAGCTGCGCTCGGTGCGCTTGCGGTGGACAAGGAGCTGGCGCGCAAGTACTTCGAGCAGGAGATCGCGCCGGGGATGCCAGGGCTGGGGAACCTGCCTGAGTCCGAGAGGCTGCACCTGAAGGCGACCTACGTGCACGACGTGCTGACACACCCTACGATGCTTGAGAAGCTGCGTCAGTGGGGTAAGACGCACTAGAGACTTCCCGCAGACCAAGTCCTGCCGATACCCAGGATGTTTTTCGTCTGCGGGAACCAAGCTTCCTCGCTGCCATGAGTGATGCGTTGACGGGGCACCAGGTTTTCCCCGCAGCGAGGACAGAACTTCCCTTCGGGCCAGTCGCCAAGCGAGGACCATAGATCCATTGCCTGAAGGGAGCTCAAGCAGGGCCTGAGCCATACCGTACGGGAAGCCAAACTTTCGCGCTCAGGTCCGTCAGACCTCAGGCGAGGCCAATACGCCGACTAGGCACATAAATCCGTCGCCACGTCTGAGGGGGCGAGTCCAACCGAACAGTGTCTTCCATAGACGCCTCGACTCGCCTCAAGCACCCTCTGAGCCAGCCTCCTTACACAACTCATAGGACGTCGCTCAGAGGGTGTTCTCACGCTCCCAAGCCTCGACGCACAGCCATCCACCAGACCTTGTCCTCAACGAGCGGTGGAGCGCCGTGTGCTGCTTCCCAGAGCAGGTCAGCGACCTCTTGCAGTTCGGGGCTGAGTTCTTCGTCCATGCTCGGTAGTCGAGACAGAACTGTGACCGGTTAGGTTGGGGGGTTGCTACGATCTCGCACCTATGACGCGAGGTAGCGGTACATGGAGGAGGCAGGCATGAGTCGTTGGGAGAAGGCTCGGGACTCGTGGTACCACTATCGGCATCAGATGCGGCTGGGACGTGTACACGCGCTCGGGAGGACGGTCTACTACGAGGCCTTGAAGCGTGAGCCGTGGGCGAAGAACCGTCGATCGTGAGCGTGTAGCAAGCGTCTGCAAGAATCGGTCGATACTGGCTGGTTACTTGTGGGTCAGAACCGCTTCGGTGGTCGTTACAAGCTCCTGACCTGCGGGTTTGTACGATCGTGAGGTTGGAACACGAAAGTCGGACAGACCGGTTGTTGCAACCGGTCAGGGACCCGATAAGGTTTCCTTCGCCGAGCCCCTGACGTGTTCTAGCGTGCCTGCCGCGTTCAGGGGCTCGCGCCTGTCTGAGGGTTGACAGCTGTAACCTTGACTGGCATTCTGTCCCTGTAAGCGACTCTCACCGCTGAAGGAGACAGATCATGCAGGAGACACTGCCGCAGGTTCAGCTGGACGAGGACGGACTGGTTCTGCGCTCGCTGCTGAGCAACAAGGAGCTGATGTTCACCCCGTTCGCCGATGACGACGATTCGGGAGCGACGGTGCTGAACGTGTTCGAGCGTGGCAATCACAAAGCCGTCATGGCGCTGAACAAGGAGCAGAAGCACGCGCTGGGACGCTACATGCTGCAGGACATGATGGACGAAGTGGCGAGTGTCTGGAACAGCTCTACGACTGGCCCGCTGGACATCGTGAACGCTGTAGGGCCACTGTTACGAGCAGCAGGCTACGAGCTGGACTACTGAGGGTCGATTCAACGGTCATGATGAGCACGATGAGACGCCGGATGGTGTTTCGTGCCGTGAGCGTCGTGATCGGTGTCGGGCTCTTCAACGGGTTGGAGTACGTCTTCGGAGGGTGGTCGCTGGCGATCGCGGTGCTGTTCACAGGGACACTGCTGATAGTCGTCGGAGCGGCAGCGTTCGCGGACTACGAGACGCAGAAGAAGCAGCGCAGACAGCGACAATGCCGTTGTCAGCCAGATCCTGACTGCCCGATTCACCGGACCACCTCCTGAGCCAGCCGGGTTGTGCTTCACACAGAAGGAAGCCGCTCAGGAGGTCACAACTTTTCCCTGAAGCCAACTTGCGTCGAGACCCAAGATGACCCCGCTTCGGGGGCCTTTTACGGGAGGCCACAGACGTGTCGTGTAACCACTGACCCGACGCCTCCGAATCAACCCCCTGAGCCACACGGGTATCGAGCGAACCCAACACGCTCACGCTCAGGGGGTTGACGTTTGTCAACCAGAGATGCGACTATAGAGGTGCAAGAGCGACTCTCACCGCTAACGGAGGCATCATCATGAAACTCACAAGCATCGTCAACGACCAGCGCGGTCGGAGCATCAACGTCAGGGAGACTCTGCAGCAGATCGGCGCTCCGGTCCTGATGAGCATCGGTGCGCACATGCGCACGCTGGTCTACGACGTCGACTACATCAAGCTGAAGGTCTCGCGCCGGTTCTGGATGGTCGTGAAGCTGAACGGGCAGGACCTGTACGACGTCGAGATCGGTCGTGTGGTGAAAGGTGAGTACAAGGTCGTGGAGCAGGTCCTGAACGTGCCGGTGGAGAACCTGCGTTCGGTCGTACTGCAGGAGGCGGACCGATGAGCGAGTACCGCTACTACGTGACGCAGGCGTGTTCGTGTCCGGACAGCCCGCAGGAGCACGAGGTGTCGAAGGCCGACTACATGATGGCCGAGCGCAACGCGGGGTTCCGCAGCAAGTTCCCCGGCGAACCGGCGACGGCAAGCTTCTCTTCGTCCAACCCGCCGATCAGCGGTCGCACGGAGAGGGTGACGTCGTGAAATTCAACGTGGAGGCCGCGCTTCGGCGCTACGACTTGATGAAACAGATAGGTGAGCGGATGCACGATCAGCACAAGGTCCCTCAGCTGGTCGACGTGACGACCTGGAAAGGCGTTCTGACGGCCGACGACTTCCTCGTAGGGGATCAGGTCGAAGGCTGTTCCGGACGGCTCTGGGAGGTCGTACAGGGCAAGTCACGAAAGCTCTGGGAACTGCGAGGAAAAGCGGAGAAGAAGTGAAGAAGCTACGTCAGACGGTCCTGGTGATGGACATGGTTCACGATCAGTTTTTCCTGCCTGGTCAGCACGACGAGATCACGCGGGTGACGCATATCGACGGGTCGCAATTCGCTGTCGTCACGCTGCAGAGTTTTCCGGGATCGAGTTTCACGGTGGAAGTCAAGGACCTGCCCGAACAGTTCCGGCGAGAGATCGCGTACGAGAACAGAGAGCTGCAGTCGTGACCATCGATCTGTTCCTGCTCGCACGCTGGCAGGAGGACACGAATTCGGGCCGTATGAGCCTGGCTGACTTCGTCGCGAAGCAGGCGATCTTGGTCGACTACCTGCAGGCTTTGGAGCAATCGCGACCGAGCGGCAAACCGACCGTGTGGGGCCGGGCAGCACGGTTCGGGCTGTGGACGGCAGTCAAGCATCTTGCGGAGGTCTACAAGGACCATCCCGACTGGACGGAGGAATGGTGAGCAAGTTCAAGGTCGACATGGTTGTCTGTCTGAGGTCGGAGCCTGCTTTCAACAAGTACGGCGTGGTCCGTGTGAGCGAGGACGGACGGCTGATGGACATCAAGCAGCTGACGGGTAAGCACGTTGGTCACGTATGGACGAATCAGCCGACGCGGATCTTCATCTCGGCCACCGAGGAAGTGAAGTCATGACCGATCGAGCTGCAGCTGTAGCACGGCTCTACAACCGCTTGCGAGAGCAGGAGGCAAAGGACATCGCAGCTCTCGACAAGTTGGGCTGGAACGCCTCGCTGATGGGCCGTGTCCCTGGTCACAAGCTGCTGAAGCACTGTGAGGCAGTGGTCGACATCGTGCTGGAGGAAGACGAGTGAGGAGGAGAAGTGACAACGAGTAAGACTGAACGTGAAGAAGGCCTGGAGTTCGCGCTGCAGCTGATGGGCGCGAGTTCGGAGCAGCTGGCGAAGACCACGAACACGCTGCTGGACAACTACAAGTACCAGGCAGAGACGGCAGAAGCGACGCTGAAGGCGATCCGAGAGCAGATCGAGGTGCTCTTCATGCACCCCTGGCAGCCGTCGCAGCACGCGATCGAGAAGGCGCTGTGGCCCTCCGAGGAGTTCATCGATCGCATGCGCCCGGCGAAGGAGTACTGATGATGACATTCAAGGAGTACGTTGAGCGTGCAGAAGATCTCTGCGGCAAGACCTACAGTTTTGACGTAGAGCCTTCTGTGCGGATGGAGTATTTGGCCGAAGCACAAGTGATGGCGACGCTCGCGGTAGCGCACGCGACGATGGAGGCGAGCCACGAGTGAAGACGTTCGAGGAGGCCTGGGAGCACTATCAGGAGTTCGCGATTCCGCCGTTGATGACCAAGGAGCAGTTCGCAGAGATGTACGTGGCGATCTCCCCGCAGCATCCTGAGCCGGTCGAAGAACCCGAAGAGAAGGATGCGGGTGGGTCGTATTGCGAGACGTGTAAGCGGCCTTACGCGTTCACTGAACGGCTCCTGGCAGGTCTGCAGGATATGGAGACCGCGAAGGAGTACCACGACACCACCGAAGAGCACCTGAAGAACTTGCACAAGTCCGGCCTGGCGCCGATCTTCCCGCACGTGCGAGGTGGGCTGTGATGTTCGATCCGGGCAATCCTCAGGACGCTCTGCAGATGCTGATCATCCTGACCGAGGAACACATCGACGGCGAGTACATGCCTGAGTTCACTCCTGGTGCTCGGCAGCGGTACGAGCAGGCCGTTTTGACGGTGCGAGGTGTGTTCGTCCATGCTTCGTGATCAGATCGCGGGGTATCTGCGAGACACGGCGCAGACGCTCGACAAGGGTGAAGAGTGGCATCTGGCGGACGGAGTACTTGCGTTGCTGCCGACGCAGGAACGGCTCGCGATCTTCCTGCACTCGTTCGACTCGTACGCAATCGCGGTGGGAGAGTCCTGGTCGGAGTGCAACGAGCCTCGGAAGCGCATCTACCTGTACCAAGCAAGCGCTCTGCTGGCGTACCTGACGGGAGTGACGGAATGAGAGCTGACCGTTTGCAGGAGCTGCTGAGCAAGGTCACCGAGGTCTATCCTGACGCGATCGTCGGCATCGGGATGGGCTACCTCGTGTGTGAGAACGAGCAACGGCAGACTCTCGCCAAGATCAAGTTCGTGTCGCACGGAGGCGGCAAGACCGTCTGGTACAGCCCTCCGCTTGAGCACAACTGCACCGCAGACGACAACATCGGCTGTCCTGCATGCAAGGCCGAAGGTGCTGAGGAGCGCATCCCCCGATCACTCGGTGGCCTATACTGAGACGCATCACCAACCCCGGTCCTTGTGGCCGGGGTTTTCTGCGTTCTTGAGGAGTAGTCTGAGGGTGTCCTCAAGGTGGGATCTAGGAGTGAAGATGGACGTTGATCTGGGTGACGTCGTCGCGTCGCTCAATCTCCGCGTCAAAGGGCGGAAGCACTACCGGATCATCTGGAGGATCGGTCAGATCAGCGACACGACTCCGGAAGACCGGACTGTCAAACCACCACCGTACGCACAGCACACAGGAAGGCGAGACGTAACCATGGATCTCATGGCAGACAAGCAGGTCGCACTGAGCGTGGAGTACACCGATGAGGTAGGCAACGCGGTCAGCGCGCCTGCGGACGGTTCGGTCACGTACACCGTGGACGACCCGACCATCATCAACCTGACGGACAACGGCGACGGCACCGCGACGGCGGCTGCGGTAGGTGCGCTGGGAACGGCTACCGTGCACGTCGAGGCGACGGCCGATGGTCAGAGCATGACCGGAGACCTGGCGATCGTGGTCGTGGCAGGACTGGCCGAGCGGATCAACGTCGTCGCAGGCGAGCCGACCGAGGTCACGCCCGACTGACTCTCCCCAACGCTCAGAAAGCCCTCTGTCTCCGAAGCAGGAGCAGAGGGCTTTCTAGTTGACAAGCGTAACCTATATCGTGTAGAAACGATATTGAGCGTCACCGCCGCTCATCTCTCACAACAGGAGGCAGAGCATGAAAGCACGCGAGCTTCTCGCGACGCTGCAGGGCATGACGCCCGAAGAGCTGGAGCTGCCGGTTCGCATCGAAGGATGCGATTGTGACGGACCAGCCTCGGAAGCTCACGTGGACGTGCCAGGCGGCTGCGTCTACATCACACGGGGCTTCACGAAGGAGAACGAGTGACTGAGATGCAGTTCCATGATCCTCGCAAGCACGACGGCGAGAAGATCTTCGTTCCGGTGCACGGGTATCCATACCAGGCCTGGAAGGTCGAAGGTTGGAGTGACGACGAGTGGCCTGAGGAGTTCACCGGAGGTTCGTGCTCGTACGCTGATCAAGGCTCGCGTGAGGCGGCCGAGAAGTTCGCTCGTGAGCTGATGAAGAACGGCGATCCGTACGACGGCCGGAAATATCAGCACTACGACGTCGTCAAACTCACCTACGAGACCGTCGCGATCCCTCGCACGTTCGCGGTCCGAGGAAAGGTGGAGTGATGGACGAGCAGAAAGCCAAGTTCGTCGCGGCGAGGGTGTATCGCGTGGATCTGATCATGCTGCGCGGAATGCTGAAGGCTCAGTTGAAGAAATTCGAGGACATGACTCCGGTGCATCTGGCGCAGTCGGCCGACAGCGACGTTATCGCGGGTTTGAGTCAGGCGCTGAAAGGGGTCGACCGAGTGCTGAGCAGCATCAATTTCGAGACCGGCTACTTGAAGACCGGTGACGATGTGCACCTCGAAGGTTGGGCGCCGGGTAACCTGCAGCACCACCTGATCTTCGATCACAACGTGTCTCCGGTTGACGTGCCGTATGTCGAGGACCTGGACGAGATTCACAAGGCCGCTCACATGCGCGAAGACGGGCTGGAGGCCATACCGAAGCAGCTCTACTGCTCCGATTGCGAGCATACCTGGAGCTGGCATCTGGGAGGCGCGTGCCAGGCGAAGGGCAAGTCACATCTGAAGAAGTGTGGCTGCACGAAGGAGGTTCCCGAGTGAAGAAGAACCGGGTCAAGCTACTGCATCCTGACTGGACGCCGTGGAACATGTCTCCCAGTAACTACGGAGTCATGGTCGTTCTCCTGTTCTTCGTTGGTCTCTGCGGAGTGCTCCTGGGGTTTGTTGTCGATCCGTGGTACTTCCTTACCTGTCCCCCTACCACCTTCTTCCTGCTGCGAGGGCTGTTGTCCCTCACGCATGAGTCGTACGGTCTCAAGGACGAGAAGAAGTCCTTGTACGTGGCGTACTGGGAACTGTCCGCTGAGTCTCGGAATACGTTGCCGAGGCTGACCGGCGAGAAGATCCGGCAGATGAGTTCGGACGCCTGCATCTCGTTGCGTGACGAACTCAACGATCTGCGGTTAGTCGAGAAGCGCAAGCAAGTGGCCGAGAACGCGCTCGATCCTTTCCCTTCCGACATGGTGCAGGCGTCGCGTGAGCTGCAAAAGCAGCTTGCGCAGGAGGCCCACGAGCTGAGCAAACTCAAGGACGAACTTCAAGGGAAGGCAGCCGTTCCCGTCATCAGACTTCACGAAGAAGGATGCTATTGCCGTCGTTGTGACATGCACGGGAGGTGGAACAGGTGAAGAAGCTCAGATGGAAGTGGCAGGACTTCAAGGAGCTGGTCCTGCCTAGCTACGTTTGCAAGGTCCTCGGACACAAGGAGCCGTTCAAGAAGAAGTTCGGTGGCGAGTTGCTGTGCGCTCGTTGCTCAAGGCAAGTAGGGAGGTGGAGCGCGTGAGTGTGATCAGTTACGACGAGCTGTTCAAGCGAGCGAATGCGCAAGTCGAAGTCGACGGAGAGAAGACTCTTCACGAGATCATCTTGCTGCGCAAAGGATTTGCCTTCGGGCTGCTCCATGCCGTCGAACAGATGAGTCACTTTGGCATGAGCGACGACGAGATCCGTGCCGCGCTCGGGATGGTGAAGCCGTGAACTGGTTGTATCTTGCCTTTGGCATCGTTATCGGTGGAGGCGTCATGTTCTGCATCTGGCAGGCCAAGATGGCCAAGGTCGATGACGAGATGTTGCGACTGCAGTTCAAGATCGAAGATCTGGGAGGTGAGTGGCGGAAATGAAGAAGATCAAGGAGTCGGTGTTGGAGACGCTGGCCGATCTGGCGTGGAACGCGTTGACGGAACAGGAGAAGCGAAGCCTGGACCGCGTCGACTGGACGCAAGGGTTCTTCAAGGGTTACGAGGTTGCGAAGGAGGTACGACGTGAGTCCTGAACAGAAGTTGCGCAAGGCAGCTAAGCGTCTGCGCAAAGCAGTTGCTGGCGTCAACCGCTGGGAAGACGAGACGCTGGGTTGGCAGAGTGTCCTCCTGCCGCCAGACGAGCGCAACAAGCGCCCGGCGTTCTGGGTGCAAGAGAACACCACAAGTGGCAGTGGTGGTGAGGGTGCGCGCACGGTCGCTGACGTCATCTGGAATCTGGATGACGCGGTCTACATCGCGCTGATGCACCCGCCTGTGGCGCTGCTGCTGGCCGATCTGCTGGATGGATACGCGGATCAGGTGAAGATGGGCATCGGTATGAGCGGAGACATGAAGAAAGCGGTCTACAGTCCCGGATCGCTCTACGACTACGTCTTCAAGTTGGCCGACGAGATCAACAGGGGCTGGAAGAAGCGTGCGAAGCGTGATCAGTGACGAGATGGTCAAGAAGGCGGTACACGCTATCGGCGGCACAGGGACGCTGTCACAGGAGACGATGCGTACGGCGCTGGAGGTAGCCGAGGAAGCACGTGAGCTGCCATCCTTCTCTGAGATCGTGTCCTGCATTGAGGGCGCACTGAGTCGAATCGACGCAGATTGGCGTGTAGATACACGAGAGATGCATGCGATCGCGTCAGCAATTCAGCGTCTCTATGATCCGCCGTTCATCCTCGGTTGGGACGACAAGACGGAGGAGTGGGCACTTACTACTCCTGACGGCTCGGTGAAACGTGCACCGGGAACGCCTGAGGGCTACGAGGAGCTGACAGGAGAGAAGCCGTGAAGCGGTGCTTCGAAGGTCGGGTGATTGAGGCAACCAAGAAGCTCTGCACTGCAGATCTCATCTGCCTGACCGACGACAACATTCCTTCCGTACTGGTCACCTTCAGGCAGGCCGTCATCGAAGATGGCCCGGTGGAGGCAGGCGACATCATCGACGTGATCAAGAAGGACGGCCAGATGCACGTGCGTAAGCACGATCTCGGTGTCTGGTCGAAGGAGGACCTGGACAAGATCTGGGATCGAGCACGCAGGCGTGCTGAGGAGGTGGCGAAATGGACAGACTGAGCTACAACGCACGGAACGAACTGGCACACGAGATCGCGAAAGAGGTCTGGAGGGGTCTGTCAGGCAACGGAAGCCTGCACATCAACATCGACACCGACGTCGAGTGCTACGGGCCGTGGGAGCCGCATGGGAAGGCGCCGTACGACACTCCTGAGGGCAAGGTGCAGGAGGCTCAGTCCTGGCTGGAGTACTTCGTGTTCAACACCCTCAGGCGCTTGGATGACCGGGGGAGATTGTCGTGAAGCTGCATCTGCTCGATCTTCACGACACGGCGAAGTCGTTGCATGGTGTCAGGACGTACTACCAAGGCGAGGACGGCTGGAAGTTCTGGGGCACGTTCCCGTTGCCGTCGCAGGTTGTCCGTGCCTCGCAGTACGCACGCCGTGTACGCCGACTGAATCAGGAGAGGAGACACCACCGATGACCATCATCGAGAAGCTCGTGAAGCAGCGCAAGCAGCTCGGTCTCACGCAGACTGCGCTGGCTGAACGGATGAACGTCACGCAGGTCACTGTGTCCGAGTTCGAGAAGAGCGCCAGTCCTACCCTCAAGACGCTGGAGAGGTACGCGAAGGCGGTCGGCATGAGAGTTACCGCCGTACGTGAGGATGAGGTCTGTACCGGCGAAGACTGAGGAAGGTCACATGCTCGCGAAGCCACTGTTGCCGAGGTTGTTCGATGACCCGATCCTCAGCGACTTCCTGTTCAAGGTGACCGACCTCTGCCCGCAAGCCACGGTCGTAGGAGGCGCGGTCAGGGACTCGCTCATCAACTCCGAGGAGTACCCGGCCGACGTTGACATGGTCGTGCTGGATGGGCAGTACAACCAACTCATCGCTGAACTGTTGAAGGACCCGCAGGCTGATTACGGCGAGAACCGGCACGGAAACGCCAGATTCTATCTGGAAGGAGTTGGCTACAACGACGATCCGTTCCACGTCGACATCTGGACCCCGATGCGGTTCTACGAGGGCTACGCGAACATCGACGCGATGCTCAGTCACTTTGATCTGTCGATCAACGCGGTCGGCGTCGAGCTGGTGACCGGTACTGTCTACGATCCTGTCGACGGTGTTGACGACTTGCTTCAGGGAAGAGTGCGTCTGCTTCCAACGCAATGGGAACCGTCCGAGGACGTCGACTATGCACGGCACCTGATCACACGGCTGAACAGCATCCTCGATCGGTATCCACAGCTTCGTGTGACCAATCCCGAGAGGGCGCTGGCCCTCATCGAGCACATCGCGAAGGCCGAGAAAGCGGAATGGGAAGCTCTGAAGGACCCCTTCTCGTCTGTTGGCGTCCTGAAGACTCAGCTGACCCCTGCTCCGTTGCCTGAGATGAAGCCGAAATACATTCACCCGGTCTCAGGCATGCCGACGCAGTACGCGCAGGTTCCTGCTGACGATATCTACCTGCCGCCGCTCGCACCCGATGCGTTGGACCATCTCAAACTCTCGCCTCCGATTGCTCAGGAACTGCACGGTGAATGGGAGACCGAGGATGAGGTTTGCCTGCAGTGGATGGCCGGGGAGAAGTGTCCTGGCTGTACGAACTGTCCGTCGAAGTACGACGACTGAGACTCAACTACGGGACCACATGGAACCGACACCCAAAACGAGCGCGTCCCGTAGTTGACAGTTGTAACCTCCGTTTGAGACGATGGTCCTGCTGAGCCAGTCACTGCCGAAAACCATGTCATTTTGCTCAGCTTCTCTCACACAGGAGGCACCAATGCGATTCCCACGTATGCGTCACCCCTGGCGGAATGCCGTCATCTGTTTCTTTGTCGGTCTCATCGCGTCCTTCGGCATCTCGTACGGGGTTCTGAAGGCCAACGGCAGCATCAACTACGGCACGTACGGCTCCGGACCGGCTGCCGCACCGGTGAGTTCCCCGATCCGTTCGACCCCCGACTACATCACGCGGTCGGCGTGGATGATCGCGGGCGACTCGATCACCGTGCGGGACTACAAGGACGTCGCGGCGACCAATCCTGGTGCACGCCTGGCAGTCAACGCCTGGTCGGGCCGCAACACACAGCTGACGGTGGACGAGATTCTGAACAAGAGCCTCACACCGATGATCCCGAAGTACCTGATCATGGCGGTCGGCTCGAATGACGTGATGAGTCCGTTCGGGATGCCAGCTCAGATCAAGCGTCTGCTCGACTACGTGAACACCAATTTCCCGGAGACTCAGATCTTCTGGGTGGACGTGCAGGTCAATCGACCGGCGTACTCACCGTCCGACCAGCGCAACAGCATGATCGTGAACAAGGCCATCTACCAGGGCTGCACCGAGCAGTATCACTGCACGGTGATCTCTTGGGCGAGCTTCCTGGCCGCCAAGCCGTCGCGCTTCGCGATGTACCTCGACAGTGGAGGCGTGCACCCGAATCCTGCAGGTACCAAGGCGCTGGCCAGTCTCATCGACGCGGCTGTGCCGGTGTCGTAACGCGAGACTCCCTTGAAGACCAAAACTTGCCGTTTCTCCAGTGACCGACGTCTTCAAGGGCTCTTCTGAAGCAAACCCCTTGAGCCAGCAGCTTACGAAGCCCATAACTCGCTGCTCAGGGGGTTCTTCATATGTCCCAACCACAGAAAGGCATCCTCTGATGCGTAAGTCCCTGAGTGCGGTCATCGCACTCCTGATGCTTGGACTCGGAGCACTGGTCGTCAGTGTTCCTGCTCAGGCGTCGTCTTCCACCACGTCCGGCGCGACGACGCTGCCGCTGCCTCCGGACGCCAATGGTGAGATGTTCTGGTCTCCGTACATCTGCGTGGAGCCGGGCGCGGGCATTCCGGACGCCATCTCGGACCAGACGTACTACCGGCTGGCCTACCTCGCTCAGCAGTGGAACCTGAGGGCCAACGGAGCTATCGCGCTGGACTACTCGACCGATTGCGCAGCGGACGGATACCCGCCTTCTCGCCGCATGGTGATCGGTCTGTACAGCTCGACGGCGAGCGTCTGCAACTACCTGAAGAACGGTCAGACCGACTACTACGAGGGCATGTACCGGTGGACCAACGGGCCTGCGGTGTACATCAACACCGCGAACGCGGGCTGCGTCAGCAGCCAGACGCGTCGAGATCACATCGTGTCGGCTTCGATCGGATACCTGCTGGGTCTTCAGAACCTGAACTCGTCGGGGTACAACAGCCGGGTCATGAACTTCACCACCTGGTCGTGGGACAACGTGCCCCTGCCTGACAGCAACTCGGGCCTCACGTTGATCTACATCTACAGCTGCAAGTACGGCGGTTGCTGATGAAGCGTCTCCTGGTGTCAGTGGCCCTGTGTGCCGTTCTGGCGGGCTGTCACAACGACGCGCAGGTGCAGTTCCAGTCGTGTGCGCAAGCCGAGCAGGCGGGCGTACAGTTGCCGTTGACGCCGGGTGACGTCGGTTACAACAAGGCGTTGGACACGGACGGAGACGGTCTCGCCTGCGAGTGAAGCGCGTATGGGCCAGGGAGCCGAGCATCTCTGATGCTTAAGCTCGGAGTCGTTAGTGAGCCTGGGAGTGGGAAGTTGGTGCCCCCACACTGAACTTGGTCGGGCCACAAGTGAACGAAGCCCACACCTTACCGCCCGGTCAACCAAGCTCGGTGCGTCAGAAGATGGTCGCTTGCGCCAAAGATCTACACGCATGCCGAGGTCAACCCTCAACGGCCATAACCTAAGAGATGCCCAGTAAATGTCCGCCGTTGAGGGTTGACAGTTGTCACCCTAGCAAGTAGCGTGTGAACCGAAGCAAGTGTGAATCCGACAGTCTCCACAGGTCGCTCCTCTGCTGACTCTCTTGTCGCACTTGCTCTTTGGGGCCGTAGCTCAACTGGTAGAGCACCTGCTTTGCAAGCAGACGGTTAGGGGTTCGAGTCCCCTCAGCTCCACGAGTTAGGTGACTCCGCGAGCCGTTTAGCGAGCGATCGACGCCTTCCTCAGGACGCGCAGCGCGGTCTACTGCTAAGTGGTCACTTGGTAAGTGCTCGACAGGCGTCCGGGCCTGGTCAATGACTGCATAGCCAGGCCACTACCGGGACTCTCACCCCTTGAGGAGGCAGGAAATGAAAGTCAATCCGTTTGCTATCGAGGACCTCACCCACGACATGTGGATGGAAGAGCCGGAAACCGAGCGCAACTACGGCAAGTGGTTGTGGAAGGCGTACCAGCGTGGTCTGAAGGACGGGAAGCCTGAGTTCGTCATCGTCGCTGAGTCGATGGAACCGGTGATCCATTCGGAGCTGGACGAGACTGACTGGGCTACTGGTCTCTCGAACAAGCGGCAAGGCGACCCGCAAGTCCACTACAAGATCTGCGCGTCGGTCGACGCAGCAAAGAAGTGGCTGGATGAGCGCAACAGCGTGCGCTATTCAGGCGTTGTGGAAATTACCAACTGGCGGCAGGGTTCGGTCGGACACGCATTGCCGGGATTCGAGGTCGTGGGTACGACTGGTGCCAGTTCGTTGCGGCGCACCGTCATCTACCAGAACGAGTTCGGCACGCACGAGCACTGGCAGCAGATCAGGGTCGAATTCGTGGAAGGAGTCGAAGCGTGAGCACGTTCAAGCTGTCGAACTACGACAGGCAGACCTTGGAGTACCTGGATATGGCCGGTGTCGGCGGCGAGCTGCTTCAGCGCGTCGAGAAGGCGATTCGTGTGAACGAGGTCGTCGGTCACGATTCCGATGTCATGGCCGAGTTGATTGTCTTCCTGGAGGACGACTTCAAGAAGGAAGATTCTGTTCCGGTGGCCGACGTCCTGAAGTTCCTGAAGGATCACGGGGTGCAGTGGTGATGACCTTCGAGCAGGCTCTCGAAGCCTGGGCGCGGAAGAAGGACGAGCGTCTGAAGGACCGTGAAGTCACGAGCATTTCGGTCAAGCACAACGAGAGCTGGCAGGACGACCAGACCTACTGGGAAGCCGACACGATCGTCACGGTGAAGACGCGCAAGCGGAACAAGCCGAACACGCAGTGGGTCTACAAGACCTTCGACGTCTACGCCTTGGGCGGCGACCCGATGGAGTTCGCCCGTGAGCTGTTCGAGGTTGCAGGAGAGGAGGAGTCGTGATCGAGGGTCGCATCTTTCGAGACAGCGCACAGTCGCTGTTGCATCGTTTGCCGCCGAACGCTGACCTGACGCCGTGTGGTGTCTGGGATGTTGGCCTGAGTACGCAGTACTTCGAAGACAGCGTGGCGTTCGCGCAGTACACGAAGTGCAAGCAGTGCTACCAAGGCCAGGACTTCACCGACGTGCACACTGAGCACTGTTGCTCGAAGCACCTCTGCAAGTACGGGCAGGATGCCATTTGCACTGTCTCGCAGGGTATTAGGAAGCAGTCCTACCCCTGCGAGACCTGTTCCTGGGTCGAAGAGCAGATGGAGGAGCGCGGCGAGGTCTGGCAGTACGGCATCGTGGGCGAGTACGGCGAGCCTGGTCTGGAAGGGAACTTCGGAGGCAACATCGACGCGTTGCGTCCTGGCAAGGACAAGCCGAAGCTTGCTCCGGGCATCAAAATCGTTCGTCGCCGAGTCAGTGAATGGGAGGAAGCATGAGCAACGAAGAGCCAACTTCGTCGGAGGAGCAGTACGAGTACGCCTTGACGGACGGTTACGGCACGATCCTTCCGGCCGACTCACTGGAGCTGGCAAAGGACACCGCGTCCAAGTCGCTGAAGAACTGGAAGGTCGTTCGTCGTCGCGTCAGTGAATGGGAGGACATGTGATCACCCGCATCATGGTGCGGATCGAGCCGAAGCTGGACGGTACGCACGGTCGTACCTACACGCCGGTCTCGGACGTGAATCGGCGACGGGCGCATCTCAGCAACGCCACGAACATCACGCCGTGGATGTGCAACAACGGCTGCCGGGCCTTCTCGTCCGGGATGAGTCTCATTGCACAGATCAGTATCGACTGCACGGCACATGCGCACGTGCTGAAATCCGAAAGGAGCAAGGCGTAATGGGATATTGGGAGCAAGGCGAACCGGTCAACGGCAAGACGCTGCTGTGGGGTGATCAGCCTGCCGACGTTCTGGATGACGCGATTCAGGAGATGATCGTGAACTTCCTGCGTGACATCAGGCGTCTGCCGACCAAGGAAGAGATCCGTCGAGGCCTGGAGTTCTGCCTGGGTGGTGACTACCTGCCCGAGTCGGAGCCAGGTCCTGAGTACACCGATGCGCAGCTGAAGGTTATTGACGATCTCGGCTACACGGCCTTTGGTGCTGACCTGCCGTACAGAGGCGCCGACGAGCGTCAACGCAACGCTCACAGTGAGGTGCTGCACGAGGTACGCAAGCTGCAAGAGCCATACGTGCCTGAACTGCACTTCCCGGACGACGTCGATCCGGAGGAGCTGCAGTGAGACACCCGCACTTCAAGGGCCGACCAATCCTGCTCGGTGACGTGGTGAAGCTCAAGATCCCCGGCGACAAGACCAAGTACGGCTGGCAGACCGTTGAGTCCATCATTCAGGAGGACCAAGGGCTCTACGAGCCTGAGCAGCCGCCTCCATATCTCGGTCTGACGGGAGGGTTCGAGGCTTTCCTGAGCAAGAAGGCCTGTAAGAACCACGCGTACGACCCCGATATGACCGGGTACGTCACCGATCACAAACCAGCGGGGAGATGAGGTGCTGTGAAGGTCCGAATCCTCAACAGCGAAGACCTGGAGGAGTACTGGGCGTTGAAGCGTCTGGCCTCTGGTGCTTCCTCACAACTCTTTCCTGATCACGAACTGACCATGCTGGAGCAAGGAGAACGGGTCGCGTTGGAGATCATGTGGGAAGACACCTTTCCGGGAGTGAGCTGTCGATGACCACACGATTCAAGCCTGGTGACTACGTGCTCGTGCGCTGCAAGGTGCTCGAAGCCATCGATGACCAGGAAATCGGGTACGCGGTCGAGGTCTTCTCGAAGACTGACCAGTACAAGATGTGGGTGCGACCAGATCTCATCATCGACAAGGTGCCAACGCCGATCCCTCCTGAGCCTGACCGCAAGTCCCTGGTGCGCGACAACGACGGCGACACCTGGGAGTGGTCTGGTGACGGGCTCTGGATCTGTGGTGACATGAAGCGGCCTTGGGAGGATCTTTTCCGCTACGGCGCGCCTATCACGGTCTACGAGGAGTCGGAGACACATGAGCCCTGAACGCCCGAACTGGGACGAGTATTTTCTCGGCATCGCGAAGGCAGTCAGCGCGAGAGCCGATTGCACCCGACGTCAGGTCGGGGCTGTCATCGTCAAGGACCGGCGTATCGTTGCAACGGGCTACAACGGCGGGCCTGCGGGTGGTAAGAGTTGCCTCAAGGGCGAGTGTCCTCGGGGCCTCTTGAGCCTCTCAGAGCTGCCTCCTGGGGCTTCTGAGCTGCCTTCTTCGTACGACACCGGCGCTGGGTCTTGCATCGCACTGCACGCTGAGCAAAATGCGGTGATGTACAGTGACCAGGAAGACCGTCGCGACGCGACGATCTACGTGACTGACGAGCCTTGTGGCGGCTGCCTGAGGATGCTGCGAGGCAGTCAGCTCCTGATGGTGGTCTATCGTCGGGAAGACGGAATGCTCGAAGGCGTGCTCTTGAACTAGGCCTCGCCATGTCATCTCGGAACCCGTGTATCCGGCGCGAGGTCACTTTCTTCGGCCCGGACTGGCCATCGTAGTAACGCTTCCCACGGTGGGAGCGCCAGTCCGGGCCGATTTCGCATGTATGGGCGAGTACACCGACAAGCTGGTGGAGCTGTCGAGCCGTAAGTTCTCCACCAAGAAGCGCGACACACTGGCGAACAAGAACCAGGCACTGCCTGACGGTTCCTTCCCAATCCCTGACGTCGACGCGCTCCGTCGCGCGATCCAGAGCATCGGCCGGGCGAAGAACCCTGCTGCCGCGAAGGCGCTCATCAAACGTCGGGCGAAGGCCTTGGGCCACCCGGAGATGATCCCGGACGGCTGGTGAGCAGAAACTGTCGGAGGCCTCTTGTAGCCTGTGGTTGACGTCTGTCAACTAATCCTGCATACTGGCCTTGACAGCACCTCTCACAAGCGGTAAAGGAGCCAGGAGGCAGAACAGTGATCAACCAGGTAGAGCGGCAGATGATCCTCCAGAACGCGTTGGCGATGGAGGCGGCGCAGGGTAACCGCGTCGCATGGGTCGGTAGCGGCGTCGCACACGTCTGGCGGATGCCAGCACCGGTGAACAACACGGTTCACGCGATCCTGACGCTGTTCACCTTCGGTTTCTGGCTGCTGTTCTGGTTGCTGGCTGTGGCGACTCAGCCCAAGGCTCAGCTTGTTGGCATCTACGTGGATGACTGGGGTGTGCCGCAGTACTTCGACGTGAGGGCCGCTCAGCAGCGCGAGGTTGCCGCTTACCGCGCACAGCACGCTCACTGAGCCACCTTCCCCTGTCGCCAATATGCAACGCCTTCAGAGGCCCGGCTAATCCGCGACAGGGGTTGTGTCGTTTCTCGGCCCGAAGTCCGTACGTGAAGGCAAAGGGGGCGACGACTGCGTACCCGAGCCGCTGAACGGTCATACTTCATGCAGCTTGACGTAGGAGTCCTTCTACACCGGGAAACCAGTCGGTTTCTGGGGGTAGGGGGCTTCTGCCTCTGCATCCCTTCGCCACTCCCGGATCACCTTCATACAGGTATCAGGGAAAGATCACGCGAGAGGTGCGCGCGTAGCGTGATGCTTGAGGGGCCATGAGATTTATGCGAAGCCAAGATTCGCTCGCCCCTCAAGTCGTCGGACAACTCAAGATCTGGCTGAGGCCAAATGAAGTCGAGGAACCAAAATCTGTCCGCCTCAGTCGTCGGACAACTCAAGATCTTGCTGAGCCAGCTCCATTCGAGAACCAAAAGATGCCGCTCAGCACAAGGCCCGGCCAGGGCCAGGTAACTACGCACAGCCCATAATTTCGTCGCTCTGGCCGAACAACACCGATTGAGGAAGCATGAACTACGAGAAGCTCATCGAGCAGTTCGGGTTGCTGGAGACGTACACGCTCCCTGACGGGACGCTGCTGCGGGGAGTGCACTCGCGCCTCAAGTGCGCGGGACGGCCGTGTGTCGTACACAACCCGTCCGATCACCACATGCGCGACCTGCCCTTGCACTGGCGAGACGACCGCAGAATGTTCGAGCGCATCTGCCGACACGGCATCGGGCATCCCGATCCGGACGCCTTGGCGTTTCAGCTCAGCTTGCCCACGGGCGACGACGGCTGGGGCGTGCACGGATGTTGCGGGATTTGTTGCACTCCGTGAGTTGACGTGTGTAACCTCTTCGGAGACTCGGCCTATCTTCCTGCCGCAGCCCATAGAAGCGCGGCCGAGTCACAACTCTCACGAAGGAGGCAACAGGTCGTGACTGTGCTCTACGCGCTGTACTTCGCGACGTTCGTGCCAGCGACGCTCTTGGTTCTGATGGAACTGAAGAACTGGGTGCCGCCGCGTCTCAGCTGCGACTGCACGATGTTCCGCATCAGGCCGCACTGGTGCAACGCGGGGCAGTTCGCGATGTTCCTGTGTTGTCTGACGTGCGCGGTTCTTCTCTGGGTTGAGATCCTGTTCTTCGAGTTTCACGCGATCACGTTCGTGGGGTCGCTCGTCTGGGCGCTGTGTGCGTGGAAAACGTTCTGGCAGTGGTACAAGCACTGGAAGAATCGCAAGAAGAAGTTCAAGGGCCGGATGCTCGGGGTCGTGCGTGTCCTTCAGGGGCGTTTGAAGGTCGTCGCGGTACCAGTGGCCACCTTCGCGCTGTTAGGCGCTCTGAGTGGCTGTGGTGAGGCGTCAGCACCTGAGCCGACGTACCCCTCAGGTGACAACGGGATCAACTACACCGTTGTGCAGGTCGAGCGAGACGTGACGTATCCGGATGGGCAGAAGAAGCAGGTCGTGTGCTTGCTCTACGACGGCTACAAGGCCGGTGGGCTGAGCTGCGATTGGGCGCAAGCAGGAGGCAGCCGATGAGCGTCATTCCGTCGATCGTGATGCACATGGTCGTGAAGTATGTGCAGAAGCAGCGCGACAAGGTGAAGGTCAGGAAAGGCGAGTGTCCTCGTTGTGGGCAGACCACAGGGCTGGAAGACGTGTACGGCTGGGAGCAGTGCCTGAGCTGTGGTTGGGAGGACAAGTGACCGTGCAGGATGAGCAGACACACTTTCAGCGCCTGGACGAGATGAAGCTGAAGCACGAGAACCAGCAGAAGCTGGCTCAGATCGCAGCGACAGCAGAAGTCGAGAAGCAGAGGATTCAGCTGCAACGCGAGAAGCTCGCGATCTGGAAGATGTGGCAGGAGCCGCTTCAGGTCATGCTCGCTGTCGCAGGTGCTGTCGGTCTGGTCTTCGGGGTCATTTACGGGATCTGGTACATGTGGGCGCAATCTCCTCCTGACACGCCTGAGGAGATGAAGCAGGACCGTGCGACTGCGTGCGTGTACGACAACGGCAAGGACGACGGGAAGCACGATCACATCTGGTGGCCTGACGCGGCTGGGGGTCAGGGGCTGTGCCTGCCGAAGGACCAGAAGCCCCCGGAGGCGAAGTGACGACTCCTCAGGTAGGGGAGCTGGTCTGCGACTGCCGGTACGTGCATCAGCGCATCGTGTCGGTCGATCCTGACTGCCCTGACGATGTGACGCTGGAAGACGGGTTCGTTTGCTCGTACGAGGCCTGCTGCGATTCTGTCCCGCACGACTGGGAGCATCCTGCTCCGTCGTCTGACATCAAGAAAGAGCACAAGATGACAGATCCGTTCGATGTGTACTGGCACATGGAGCACACCGAAGGTAGTGACTGGATCGTTGTGCGCGTGCCTCAGGCCGCGAACCAGGCGACACAGGGACACACCTTCGATGAGGTCAAGCAGGCCGTCAGAGAGCTTGTGGCGGTCTGGAGCGGGGATCTCTCGCCGGACGACGTCACGGTAGGAGCGTTCTACGAGGAGTCGGAACCTGACTTCCTGGAGGCGATCGCGTGACGCTCATCGAGGAACTGCTTGAGCTGTTCGAGCAGGTCTACGCCGAAGGTTTGAATGCCGCTGACGGACGGTCCGATGAGTCTTTGACTGCGCAGGAGTCGGCTCAGAAGGCCGTGGAGCACCTCAAGAGGGACATGCGGTGCTACGTCTCGATGGGCGACGAACGCCAGGTCGAGGACCCTCGTAGCAAGTACGTCGATGTGCAGGTCGAGCTGGACTTCTACGACTGGCTGTGGGGTGACTACCGTGATTGATCGAGAGCAGCTGATGGCCCTGCTGAACGAGCAGGAGGTCGCGCCGTTCTCGCTGCAGGGGAATCTGGAGAAGTTCCGGGACAACCTGGCCGAGCAGATCGTGAAGATGGCCGACTCGTGCTCGCGCAATGTCCCGCGAGGACTGTGGCGCAACTCGACGGGAGGCGAGGTGAACGTCATCGGATACGTCGGCTTTTATACCGGGGTACGCGTCGGGGACCTGCGGACGCTGGGCGGAGACATCGCGTATGCGGAGGCGTACGACGACTTGTTCAAGTCCACAGATCGGTTCCTAGTGACCGAGGACTCGCTGAGGAACTGCGGGTACGAGCTGATCGAGCCAGAGACCGACGATGACTGAGAAGCAGTTCAACAAGGGCGGGATTGTGCACGGCGAAGCCAACTTCTACGTGAAGGTGGTCGATTACCCGTCCTGGAACCAGGACCCGATGCACAAGGGCTGGATGGTTCTGTACGCCGACGAGTGCGTCATCAACCGCGATCGCATGTGCACCAGGACCGACGACATTCACAAGCGGTTCCCGCCGTACAACTCGCAAGCCGATCCTTACAGCGGTGTAGTGCACAAGCGGTTCTGGTACTGCCCGCTGCACGACAAGGAGGACCGTCGTGGACGATTACCTGGTGAGGCAGGACCTCTCGGTGACCTGCCGTCTGGTGCCTGATCTGACGTGGGACAGCTACGACCTGAACGACAAGATGGTCGAGGTTCACAAGCAGCTCATTCAGGACCTGAAAGACGAAGGCGTAGAAAGCTTCTCCGGTGCACGGTTCGACATCTGGTTCAGCCAGGAGCACCAGGAGTACGTGTGCAGGCTGTCCGTCCCGGCGAAGAACCGTCCTGAGGACTGGTGACATGCCTGAGATGCTGAGCAACGTCGTGCGGCACAAGACAGAACTCGCGCCGGGTTACAGGGTCTACGCCGCCTGGCAGAACATGCAGTACTTCGTGGACGACTGGGAGAAGGCCGAGAGGCGCCTCAAGCGCCGTATCGAGCTGCTGAAGCTGCTGGTGGAGGAACGCAAGCGGCAGGAGGCAGACGGGTCCTGGAAGGACGTTGTTGCCGTCTACGAGAAGGGCCAGCAATGCAGCAGTATCACGACCTAGTTCGCAAGATCCTGAACGAGGGCGAAGAGCGGTCGGACAGGACCGGCACAGGCACGCTGGGGATCTTCGGGCATCAGGCCCGGTACGATCTGCGCGAGGGTTTCCCGTTGCTGACCACGAAGAAGGTGCATTTCAAGTCCATCGTGGCCGAGCTGCTGTGGTTCCTGAAAGGGGCGACAGATATCAGCTGGCTGGAAGATCAGGGCGTGACCATCTGGGACAAGTGGGCCGATGACAAGGGTCGGCTCGGCCCGATCTACGGCAAGCAGTGGCGTAGCTGGGAGTTCAAGGACTGGAAGGGCGAGACGGGATACGTAGATCAGATTGCAGAAGTCATCAACAGCCTCAGGACGAATCCGTACTCGCGTCGGCACATCGTGTCTGCCTGGAACGTGGCTGATCTCCCTGAGATGGCGCTGCCTCCGTGCCACTTGCTGTTCCAGTTCTACGTGAACAGCCGCCACGAACTGTCTTGCCAGCTGTACCAGCGTTCGGCCGACGTGTTCCTGGGAGTCCCGTTCAACATCGCGTCCTACGCGCTGCTGACGCACATGATTGCTGCTCAGACCGGTCTCGCGGTTGGGGAGTTCGTGCACACGCTGGGAGAGGCGCACCTCTACCTGAGCCACCTGGACCAGGCACGTGAGCTGCTGAGTCGTGAGCCGCGAAACCTGCCGGTGGTCATGCTGGCAGACCGACCGAACATTGACAGCTACCTCATGACGGACGTGAAGTTGATCGGCTACGACCCTCATCCGGCCATCAAGGCGCCGATCAGCGTCTAAGGCCGTACGTAAGAGCATGATCTCCATCGCGACGCTGCGAGATGTTCGGGACGAGTCGGTTCGCCAGGACGACAAGTGGGGCGAGCAGAACCATCCTGACGGCACCGGCCGTCCCTTTGACGCGGAAATCGCAGCAAAGATTCGCGAGCAGTGTGACCAGGCGACTGAGGACGGTTCCATCACCTGGCGTCACATCTTGGCTGAAGAGGTTTTCGAGTCGTTTGCGGAATCCGATCCGGAGAAGTTGAAGTACGAGCTGTTGCAGGTCGCAGCGGTAGCTCTGCAGTGGCGTCAAGCTATCGAGAGGAGGCAGAAACGTGACCAAGCTGTTGCTGATCAACGACGTTCACTTAGCTGACCGTGCTCCGTCGCTCAGGACCGACGACTACGCCGAAGACGTACTGACGAAGCTCCAGCTCGCGGTCGAGATCGGCAAGATGCGCGGTTGCGAGGCCGTCATTCAGGCCGGGGACATCTTCCACATCAAGAGACCAGATCGAACTTCGCACAAGCTTGTCCAGCGCACGGCTGACGTCCTGACCTCAGCAGGTCTGCCGGTGTACATCGTTCCTGGCAATCACGATCTCTCGCATGACCGGCTGGAGACGATCCCGAGTCAGCCGATCGGTACGCTGGCCAAGGCCGAAGGCATCGAGCTACTGATCGGTCCGCACCCGACGCTCCCCGTCTACGGGCTGCCGTATCAGGCGAACTGGGAGAGGTTGCCGGACCTGCTCAAGGACTACGGGCAATGGGCCGACGAGCGGCACCTGAAGGACATGAGCTGGATTCCTCTGCTCGTGACGCATGCGCCGATCTTCCCGCCAGGCCAGGAGCCTCCTTACGACTTCATCGCGGCCGAGGACTGGGCCAATCTGATGCTGGTCGGAGACTGCCTCTACGGTCACATCCACGATTCTCACGGCGTCTACCGGACGAAGGTGCCGACTGTGACCTTCTGCAACATGGGGGCACTGTCGAGAGGCAGCCTGCACGAGGCGACGTTGCGCCGTAAGCCGACCATCGCGGTCTGGGACTCGGAGGTCGTAGGCGAGCGGTTCACGCTCGTGGAGGTGCCTCACAGGCCCGCTGAGGAGGTGTTCCGGCTGGATATCAAGGAAGCACAAGAGGAACGTCAATCGCGAGTATCGGAGTTCCTCGAAGAGGTCGGACAGGTCACACTGGACAACCTCACTGTCGAGGAAGTAGTCGCGCACGCCGAGCGGCTGAATCTTGACCAACTGGTTCTGCAGGAGCTGCGGAGCGTGATCGAGGAGGTGTCGAGCTGATGGCCAATGTTGGAACGACGAAGCTCAAGTGCAAGATCTGTGGGGTCATCTACTCCGCTCCGGGTCCCAAGATCTACACATTTGGCGGCGTGTGTATCGGTCTGCTGTGCGCTGAGTGCTCTGCGGGTTATGAGCAACAGCTCAAATGCACGTGTCCGAAGAATGCTGGCGGGCTGTACTACAAGTGTCCTCAGCACGGCAAATCTCAGTTTTGCAAGACTGTGTGTGTCCACTGCCTCAAAGTGGTCGAACAAGAAGGTCCGCACGCATGCTGGCAGGGGAAAAAAGCGGTGGCGGGATATGCGACAAAGCCTCCGAAGCTTCTCACGTGGGATGACCCTGACAGCGATCCGATCGGGGACATCAAGAAGTACAAGGAGATGCTCGCGAAGGACTATCACATGACGCTCTCGAACATCTCTGTTAACACGGAGATGTTCGAGCAAGCGTTCGGGAAGATCTCTGAGTACGCATCTAAGACTTCTGCGAAGCTCAAGGAGATGGACAACGAGATCAAGGCGACTATGCACACCGCTGACGATCCTGGCGTCCAGCACGAAGGGCTCAAAGAAGACTGCACTATCAACTGCTGTGTGGCAGCGCGCCGTAAGAAGGAGCAGCTCGCGAAGGGTTACACCGTCGCCGCTAGCGATGTGAAGCTCATGACTGAAGGTGGTTCGATCACCTGGACCTCAGGTGACAATGTGGTCATTACCTCCTACAGTCCGGGTGGAGGCGGTGGGTTTGCTTCTGGCGGGTTCGTTTCCGGCAGTGCTAACGCTGTGGGTGGAAGCGGTTCAGCGTCGAAATCATATTTTGTGTCCGAGATGGCGAAGATGAAGTACCTCGATTCATCGATGTACGAGATGAAGTGGCACGATCCGATCACTTAGTTGACAGCTGTCACCTCCCTCTGGCAAGCTGTACTCACTCTCACGAAGGAGGCAGACTTGACAGACGTGGTCAAGGTTCGGCTGAGCAGGCAGCAGCTGAAGGACGAACTCAAGCTCCCGTCTGCGGCAGAGATTGTCGCGGCGATGGTCAACGAAACGGTGCTGGTCTTGTGGGTCAAGCACCCGCAGGCGCCGAAGCGCGGTGACGAGACCGAAGCGACCTTCGAGGTCAAGCTGTCGGACATCCGGACGTGGGGCGAGTACTGATGAGGAAGGAGGACTCCGGTGATTTAGGCAGCCGGACACAGACGCGGTAGAGGCCGCGCACGGCTGTGCCCTTGGAGGCACAGTGAGCAAGACCGACAAGGACCGCCCGGACTGGGTGATCCGACACACTGAGGGCTTCCCGCTCAGTCACGACCACCGTCACGGTGAGTGCGTCATCGAGACCCTCGAATACGCCCGTAACTACAACGCAGGAAGCAACCGGCCGACCTGGCGGCACAAGCGCTCGCCCAAGCACGGGCACTACGAAGAGTACTACTGCACCCGTAAAGACCCGTTCGTCAAGACCACCTGGTCATACCGTTGGCTGCATGCTGCAGAACCCGTGCGATACAACCTCAAGAACGAGGCGACCTGCTGGGCTTTCTGGCGAGACTACGATCCGGAGAGCCCGACCTACCACGAGTACCGGAGTACTCAGTGTGTTGGCCCGCACCGGCGCTGGATCGAGCACGAGAACGTCGACTGCGAGGTCTGTGCTGTTGAGCGCCCGACCTGCGACCCGTCTTGGTACGGGGAGGTCATCGGCTGGCGTTACTGGACCGCCTACGGCACGCGTAACAAGAGCCTGTCCGAGTGGTGCAAGATGGAGTTCCACGGCCCTGAGCGGCGCCGTGAGCGCGACTCTCTGCGTGAGGACCTCAAGGCCTACAACGCCGGTGACGAGCTGGCTGACTGGGACTTCGAGAACCGTCAGGGACGTCGCAGCGTGCAGTGGCACCTGTACTGATGGAAGGAGTGCTCATGAACCGAGTCAGGCCCTAGCCCTCGGGAGAGGCCCGGTGGGCAGGGCGGAACCGAAAGGTGACCGCGTTCATGAGCAAGACCGACAAGACTCAGCCGTGGAAGGTGAAGGCCTTCTTCTACCCGAGCTGGATCACGGACAAGCACGACCACCGCAAGGGTTACTGCGACCTTCCTCTCAAGCCCACGCCGATGAACATCGACTGGTGGCGTTCGAACGAAGCGTGCTACTGGACCTTCGCTTGGGAGGCGCTGCACAGCCCGCTCTTCAAGTGCGGTTGCCGGTGGTGCAGCAAGATCAACTGGTGGGGCACGAACGACCGCAAGCACGACCGTCTGGCCGCCCGCAAGTACTGCCGTGACGGCTGGACGAAGGAGTACTGAAACCAACCCCCTGAGCCATATCGACCACGCCTCACCAGGCATGTGTCGCTCAGGGGGTTTCTCCGTACGTATAGGCATGACCGGATTCATCACTGTCGACTTGGACAGCACGCTCTTTGACACACGGCACCGTGCTCATCTCATCGACCGTGTGAACGGTACTGACTGGGTTGCGTACAGCATGGCGTGTGTGGATGACGAGCCGATTGTGGCGACTGTTGCCCTGATCGATGCCATGAGCTGTTTGGGAGTCGACGTGGTCTACGTGACTGGCCGGGATGAAGCTTCGCGAGACGTGACGCTGAAGTCGCTGACCAAGCACAATCTTCCTGTGCACGGTCTGTTCATGGACAACGAGTCGAACGGTGCTACCTACAATCACGCGGACTACAAGCTACGGCGAGTGCAGGGTGTACTGAGTGACCCGGAGTGGAAGTTCCAGAAGCATTTCTTCCATGTCGATGACTGGCCAGATGTGAAAGTGAAGCTGGAAGAAGCCGGTATCCCGTGTCTGTGCGTTCGTGCACCTCACGAGATTGACGCTTTCATGCAGGAGCTGAAGGAGGGGCCGATGTGACCGCCTTCCTGACCGTGACTTCGATTCTCTTGGTCGCAGGTGTCTTGCTGTACCTGCCGTTCAGTGCAGGTTGGTGGACGTGGCCGCAACCACGTGGCCAGCGTCGAGGAAAGCGTCGGTTCCGTAGGTGACAGAAGAAGACAGATTGACCATCAGCTGGTCGCGTCTCAAGACTTACGAATCCTGTAAGCAACAGGTGCTTCGCCGCAAGGAGAAGAAGTCCAACTTCAATCCGAAGCAAGGTCGCGTCTTCCTGCCCGGTACGATCGCTGACCGCTGTATGCGCGAGTTCCTGGAGAACCCTGTCGAAGGCGGTATCTGCGACTCTCTCGAAGCCGTCTTCGAGCAGTACGCCTTCAATGACGACCAGTACGTCATCCAGTGGAAGGGCAACCCGAAGTCCGACCAGCAGAAGGTCAAGGACAACGTCCGGATCGTGCTGGAGAACCTGGAGCCGATGTTGTGGGACCTGGTCATCCCTCACGGCTACCAGGTCGCTTGGCGGTTCAGGGTCACTGTCGGCATTCCTGACAAGAACGGCAATCTACGGCCCGTCGACCTCATCGGAGAGACAGACCTGCTGACGGCGACCTTGATCGACGGTGTACCGGAGGAGTACTCGGTCTACGACCTCAAGGCGACCTTTGATGACTCATACGCGCGAGGCTCGATTCTTGCTCAGCTCATCTTCTACTCGATCGTGGTCAAGGCGCAGTTCGGGAAGTACCCGGTCAACACGGCGTTCCTGACGCCCGCCTGCAAACAGAAGTACGTGCCGTTGGTGGTTGGTCCTGACGACGTACGGGTGATGATGACCCGGATCATGAACTACTGCCACGGGATCTGGGATGAGGACTACTCCCCGAAGGACACCCCGGACGGCGAGTGCACGTGGTGTGACGTCAGGCATGCGTGCGATCTCTTCCGGCTGGAGCCGGGCAAGAAGGTGTCCTTCCTGGAGATGGCAGCAAGGAGAGGCAAGTGAGTCTGGAGAAGGTCGCAGACCTGCGGAAGCTGGTCGAACAAGCACAGTCGCTGAAGGCGAAGGCCGAAGCTGCCGTTGAGCACGCTCAGGTGGCCGAGAGCGAGGCTTTGAGCAAGCTCAAGGCACTGGGAGTCGGGTCGGCCGAACAAGGCCTTGAAGAGGCAGAGAAGGCGCGCGCACAGGTGCAGACAGCTATGTCCAAGATCGAAGCGAAGCTGAAGGAGGCGATCAACCGTGAGTGACGTCGAGATGATGTTCCGGGTCAAGAAGTTCACCCTGCAGTACCTGCTGGAGAAGGCAGGCATGGTCATCCCGACCAAGGACACCATGCCGGTGCTGAAGAACTTCCTCATCGAGGCCAAGGACGATGAGCTACACGTCGTCGCCACCGACATGGAGCTGTACGTCGTGGCGACCACCGACATGGTGCAGATCAATACGGAAGGTACTGCCGTGTTCCCGGCGTACAAGCTCCTCTCGATTGTGAAGGAGGCAGCTGATGGGGAGCTGGTCGTGCGGGTCGTTGACGGCGAAGCAGAGCTGCATGTCGGCCGGGCCAGCTGGAACCTGAAGCTTGTTGACGGTTCGACCTATCCCGATCTGCCGAACGTGGTGTCCGACAAGGTCTCCAAGGTCAACCGTGTGAAGTTCGTCAAGGGCCTGAAGTCTGTTCGGCATGCCGCTGCGTCGGATACGTACAAGGCCAACCTGCGCATGATCGACATCTCGAACGGGCAGATGCGCGCCTCGGATGGAGTGCGGTACCAGCAGGTCCCGATGCCCGATTGCCCGGACCTGCAGATTCCGATCAACGCCGTGGATGACCTGATCAAGATCCTCTCCGCTTCGCAGGCTTCGGAGTTCTGGGTGCACGAAGAGGATGACTGCCTGATCTTCAACGTCTCAGGGGACAGCTTCATCGCGCAGAAGCTCAACGCCGAGTTCCCCGACATGGACGAGTCGGTGCTGAAGCCTGCTCTCGCCAACGAGGACGAACTTGTTCTGACGCGAGATGATCTGGTATCTGCGATCAAGCGCGTCAGGATCACGGCCAACCCGGAGACGGCGGCCGTTGCTCTGCAGCTGGAGCCGAACAAGCTGGTGATCAGCTCGCGGGACAAAGAAGGTTCTACCGCGTCTGAGAGCATCGACGTCTCGTGGAGCGCCTCCGATCGGAAACTGGCATTCAACCACCAGCAGCTGCTGCAGATGCTCGCGATGGGAGACGTGCAAACCTGTCACTTCTGGCTCGGCGTGGACCAGAAGAAGACCCGGCCGAGTCCCATCTTGATGAAGGACGAAGAGAGCGGTCTGCTCGGTGTCCTGAACCAGGTCCGGGCGGATTGGCTGGACTGAGTGAAGAGCACCTTCGCGTTTCAGGTGACGCGTTACACGGTATCGAAGTACGCCTCGCAGAAGCGGTTCTACTTCGAGTACAGAGGACATCTGTGCTTGATGTGGCGTATCGGCAAGTACGGACACTCGATTCGGTTGTGGAGGCCGACGTGATGGACATCGACACGCTTACGGCGTCTGTGGCCTCAGCCGAGAAGCTCATCGAGCGGGAGATCGGTGAAGCTAAGGCACTGGCGAAGCGTGCTCAGCAGGACTACAGCGAGGCTGACCAGGCAGAGGCTCGCGCGGACGCGCTGGAGAAGGTTGTTGGCATCCTCAACAGCTTTGCTGACGCACGGCAGGAAGCCGTTCAGTCGAAGATCGAAGCTCTGGTTACGCACGGTCTGCAAACTATCTTCGATGACTCATTGACCTTTCACGTGGTGTCCGAGACGAAATCTCGGAGAGTCGAGACGAGGTTCGTTGTCAGATCGAGGGTTGGTGAGCAAGAGGTCGAGACAGGCCTTCTGGATGCTCGTGGTGGTGGCGTAGCTGCTGTCGCCGGATTCCTGCTGAGGCTCATCGTCGTCCTGTTGCGTCCCGATGTCCGGCCGTTCCTGCTCTTGGACGAAAGCTTCTCGATGGTCTCGGAGGAGTACGAACCGCGTCTGGTCGACTTCGTGAAGGAGCTGACCGAGAAGACTCCGGTACAGATCGTGCTGGTCACGCACAAGGCCGTCGAGGACTGGAGTGCTGCTGCCGACAAAATCCACCGATTCAAGTTGAAGAACGGTCGGACGGTCACGGAGGCGGTCAAGTGAAGGTCAAGAACCTGGTCCGGAGCGAAGGGCCGTACGTAGAACACACTGAGTTCAATCGCGGTGATTCGTTTGAGCCGATCGAAGGCGTTCACAAGAAGTGCGTGGGGCCTTCAGTTGTACTCGGGCCAGGCCGTACGATCCGGTATAAGCACGATGTGCAGGTCGTCTCGCTTGGTGCCTTGGTGCGGTGCATGAGCTGTCTGCAGTCGTATGTGGTGGCTCCTGACATGGGTTATGTGGAAGAGGTAGACGGTGGCTAAGCGCTGGTGGATGATCTGCGACTGCGCTCTTCTGGAAGCTCTGCAGCGGTGTGCTGACGGAGAAGACCCTTCTCTGGTCCTGCTTGAGCTGGAGGCCAACGCGGAAGTGGAGACGCTCTAGTGGCGCACAAGACCCCAGCACAGATCGAAGCTTTCCTGAGCGAGAACGCTCACCGCATGGACGGTCAGCTGCAGTGGATGGGCGACGAGCCGAACAGCTATCGGAAGCCGTGGGATTCGGCGTCTCTCCGTGTCTCGCTGTTCGCGAACTGGGTGTATCAGCAGGCAGCGGGCAACCAGGCGATTCCGTTGGTCTACCGGACGATCAACGAGTATCGCGAAGACTTTCTTTGCGACCGATCGTACTTCTTCGAGACGCCACGTGACCTCAAGCTCTTCGAGGAGAACGGCATCCCGGTCTTCGGCATCGAGTCGCGGCATCAGCTGCGTGACTTCGATGTTGTCGGTACGTCGATTTCGTACTCGGTTCTGACTATCAACTTCGTCAAGCAGCTGATGATGTCTGACATCCCGCCGACGTGGGAGGACCGGCAGTCCTCGGACGGTACCTGGCACGCAGGCCGTAACCGCGACCCTGAGAAGTGGCCGTTCGTTATCGTCGGTGGGCAGATCTACGGTGCTCCTGAGGTAGTCGCGAACATCGTGGATTGTGTCTTCGCTGGTGAGGTTGAGGACGAACCAGGCAACCCCGGGCTGGGTGCGGTGCTCAAGCGCATTGATGTGATGAAGAAGAGTGGACGATGGACGACTGACCGCAAGAGCTGCTACGCCGATCTGGCGCGAGAATTCAACTTCCTCTACTTCCCGATGTTCACCGACGTGCACTACGGCTACGAGGACCGTCCGTCCGTGGCCAAGGTCTGTGAGCAGTACGGTCAGGAGGTCCGGCCTTCCAAGCAGGTCATCGGCATCACGACGAACATCGACGGACTGAAGGCGCCTTTCACGAAGCGCTTCGTCAGTGACATGAACGTTGTCGAGGCTTTGACCAACCCGCCTCTGCTGTACGTCGATCCTGGCATGGGTTCAGGTGACGTCGAGGTTGGCCGAGGTTGTCCGGCATGGTGTGGGTTCTGTGCTCTGACGTACCGGCAGAAGCCGTACCGTCAGCGGTCGGTGTCAACGATCACTGATATCGCGAAGGAGCTGCACCAGAACACGGGCGGTATCCACATCGCACCGTTCAGCCCGGATTTCCCGATGTACACCGAGAAGAAGAAGCTCATCTCTTCGCTGCTGGAGAACGTCACCGACGACATCGACGCTTCGTCCATGCGCGTGGACGACTTCATTGCCGACTCGCAGTACATCACGTTGCAGGCCTACGCCGGGATGGACACCGTAACGCTTGGTGTCGAAGGCAACAGTCAGCGTATGCGGGACCTCGTGGGCAAGGGCGCGGCGGATGAAGACGTCAAGGAAGCAGTTGCCAGAGGCATTCAAGCAGGAATCCGAAAGTTCAAGCTGTACATGATCGCGGCATTGCCCGGCGAGGACGATGGTGACATCAGCCGATCGTTGCTACTGGCCAAGCAGCTGGCAGATATCCGTGATTCGATGAACGCGAAGGTTCAGATTCACTTCTCTTGGACGCCGATGCTCATCGAAGGCAACACCCCGTTCCAGTGGTTTGCCCCGACTCCTGCCAACTACACGCTTGGCGAGATCTTCGAGAAGTTCCGTGAGCTGCACATTCAGTTCAAGCTCGGAGGCAAGACGCAGCGCGACAAGGCTTTGTATTTCCAGCTCTCGCAGCGCGCTTCTCGTGAAGTCGGTATGGCAATGGTAGAGGCCGTGGCCGAGATGGGTCTCGGTGCCTGGGGAGGTGCTCCGAAGGGTCTCTACGAGGCTGTGGAGGCGCGTCTGTACGCACGAGGCTTCCTGAACGGCATCGCTGACTGCTACGACGAGCGGCAGAAGCACGACATGTTCGGCTGGGAGATGGTTGACCAGGGCATCAATCCTGAGCTGCTGTGGGTCACGTACCAGCAGATGGTGGAGTTCCTGGAGAACACCGACTCCGAGACGTACGACGAAGATCTCACCGACGACTACCACGGCAACGAGTGGACGGAACGATGTGACACCCGCTGCATGGGTCGTACGTGTGGTGTGTGCAGCTCGAAGGACTTGCAGATCCGCCGAGGTTACATTCAGGGTGCGGCCAACGAACTTGATGTTGACCTGAGCAACGTGCAGGTCATCGATCAGAAGTCTCAGGCGATCCGCGTCCGGGCGAAGATCACTAAGAGCATCGAGAAGCGGTTCGTGCTGAACGACCACTTCCGGTACGCGCTTCGTCGCGCGGCCTACCGCTCAGGTGTTCCGATCACCAAGCGCACGATCAAATTCGCTACGGACAACGTGCGTTGGAAGGACTGGACCTGCGGCACGGACTTCACGGAGTTCTCCTTGCTGCAGAAGGTCTCGCGTGACGAGATGCAGTCCTTGATCGAGGGCATGAACCGCGAGCTGGGAGCTACGCACGAAGGTACCCCGACTCTGCAGATCGAGGACTTTGTGTTGTTACCACCTACTGCTGACACACTGCGGCAGGACCTCGGTCTGTCTCTGTACGAGATGGAGATGGACGTTGATCGGCATGCTGCACAGGCGGCCATTGACCAGTTCGAGACTGCTGACTACGTGCCGTTGATCTTGAAGGAACAGAGTCGACAGGCAGGCCTTGTCACGATCGAGGTGAACGCCAAGGAGCACGTGGATGACCTGTGGCTGGTGAAGGAAGGCCACAAGCTCTTCATGCGCGCTCTCGTGCGAGGCAAGCCGTCGCCGTACCAGGTCTATGCGGCACTCTTCGGCAAGAAGAGCTGGTTGGAGGCGGCGAAGTACCCGGCGATCCGTCTTGAGTCGTTCGTGGACTCCGACGCCGATGTGATGAATTTCTTCGTTCCGTCTTGTGAGGCGTGCGGTAAGACGATCCCGGTCAACCTGTTGGACAAGCCGTACAGCACTTCACACTGCCCGCGCTGCGAAGACGAAGTGTCTGGTCGTGCGATGTTGAAGGAGGCCGTGTGACGAACTACGTGCTCGGCAAGCAGTCCCGCAAGCCTCTGCTGATGGAGTTAGGTAACCCGGCGTTCGGCTGGAGCATCGAAAGCTCAGGATTCGGCGCTGGTATCGAGTACACCTGTGCTCACAAGAACCATCAGGACGTGGACGAAGACCACTGGATCACGGAGCCATGTGAGCACTGCGGCGCAGACATCTTGGCCGTGGACTTCGAGGAACCAGAGTTCGATGACTTGTTGCTCTGGGATACGGGAAAGATCTATCCGATCAGTGCCGGTTACTACGTGATTCACCCCTGCGGTCATACCATGCGCGGCATCGACGTTGCGAAGAGGAGATCTTGATGGGCGTCACTGACGACAGGAACGATCCGGCCCTGAAGAACATCGGTCCGGATGGGATGCAAGAGAAGTATCTCGTGCTGTCCGACGAGGAGCGTGCGAAGGGCTTCGTGAGGCCGCTGCGTAAGAGCTACAAGCACGTCGGCCCCCCGCCACCGAAGATCACTCGGGAGCTGACCGCCGAGGAGCACGAACGGTACGACGAATACGGGTACGTGGCCTTTGAGCCGTATGAGACGCTCGGCGCTGTGACCGGCCGGTTCTGGACACAGGAGCAACTGGACAGGGCGAACGGCAGCTGTGGCGCGGTAACCACGATGGGTCTTGCGATTGCGGAGACTTACGCGCGGAACCCGAGCTTCTACGGAGGCACGTTCTGTGCGCATTGCGGCGGGCACTTCCCGGTCGGTGCTCAGGGCGAGTTCGTCTGGGACGGAACGGACGAAAGAGTCGGCACGTGATTGAGGCGCTGGGAGATGTTCTCCCCTGTGCGAATCCTGACTGCGACAACGAGTACGTCGAGCCCGAAGCAGACGGAGATGTGACGTACCACGAGTGCGAGGAGTGCGGGTACGCCTGGGGCTATGAGCGCCTGGGAGAAAGGACACAGATCGAAGGTGCCTGTGCCCTTGGTGTCCCTGAAAGTCTCCGTAGGGCCGCTTCAGCGCCTGCTGAACAGCATCTGAG